GGGAACTTCACACCGTATACTTCATCTTTGTTCATCATGTGTGATTTCCGCCTTTCAGACACGAAATCAAGAACTTTTCTCAGTATTTTGAGTTCGTCTTGTTGCGTCTTGTGTTAAGCAAATGTGGTAGAATTTGTGGTAATCTGGATGCCACAGCGCAAAAGCCTATACCATATAATAATAGCCACATCTTTTGCCATTATATATCACACGGCCTGCTCTGTCAAATCCACAGCGTAAAAATGTGGGGAGAGTTTTAAGCCCCTCCCCTATTCATTATACACCGTATTCACGAATATCTTCAATAAACGAATGGTTCCTTAAATGATTTTCATATGCCTCTCTGATAATTCTAATAGCAATGTCAACCTCTCCATTCGTCATACCATTTGCACTGATAATCGCCTCATACTCTTCGTACAGCTTAAAGATACGATTAAACTGTTCTTTCGTCACTGGCTTTGTTTCATCAATAACCATAGACGCAAAACTAATAATCGCATTACGTTTATTGTCAACGAGGATGGAAAGCGTGTCGCTATTGTTTTTGTCCAGCTTTCTATCAAGTTCGGCCATGCTTGCATCATATTGGTCAAGCTTAGAATTTACCCTCTTAATCCACTCGTCGCGCATCTGAATATTATCCGTACTGTAATGCTGATTGAGTTCGTCCATGGTGGCCTGCACCCGATCAAGAGTCTTTTCCATTTTCTGCATCATCTCTCGCTCTTTTTTGCGACGAGTAAAGATTTTGCGTACTTTGACAAACTCAGGTACAACCTTCCCTTTGAACTCTAAAATCTCCCCTACCAACTGCATAATAAGAAAGGCACCAATCAGAACGATTGCCACCTTTACTGGAATGTTCAAATATTCAATGTAATCAAGCATTCTTGAACACCCAACCTTTATTCAGTAGGTGTTTCAGTTGGGGCTTCTGAGTTATTTACAACCTTACTCATGTCACATAGACTATCAATTAACTGACTGATTGCTTCAATGTCAATATCGTAGTTAATACTATCCGCAGATCCTTTAACCATAGCAAGCACCCATTCTTTTCGATCTGCGCCCTTTTCAAACATACCCTCAGCTGTTTGCATCAAGTCCATGACCATATCGAGCATCTTATTCCAATTCTTTTCTTTTACTGCCTTTTGCACATATTCCACAAGCTTTACAACCAGCGGAATAGCTGCGGCAAGTCCAGTAAGAATGGAGATTACAATCTCTACCCAATTCAACTCCATAACCTTTTCCTCCTTATAAAATAAAGAGCAACAGCATCCGGCAGAATACTGTTGCTTATATCAAATGGAAGGACTATCTACGCTTCCCAAATCAGATGTATTTGCGACAAAGCGATTTGCTTTTGCCGCCGCATATTTAATTCCTTCACCATCTGCGCTCGTATTTTCAGCACGACTCTTATCTACGATCCGAGCTAAAACAATGCTACACGCAGTTCCTATCGGCGTGAAAACTACAGTCCAACATGTAAGCGCTCCTGTGTATCCTGTTGCGATGCTTTTCACCGCAAGATAAAAGCCGCCGGCCAAACCAGCGGCAAGAAATACCATGATGTAGAGAGCAAGGCGATTTGTGAACCCAAGGTTTTTTAGATGGGCAAACAACCCCTTTTTCTCTTTTCGTCTAACTCTTCTCCCCCTGGTGCTCGAAACCGCCATACCAACACCACCTTTTCAGATTACGCCAATCCGTTCTTCTGAGCAAAGTTATAGAACAACTGCGCGGCCTGCTCACGGGTCAGCATATCAGCCCACATATAATTTGGTGTTCCATCTGGCAGATTGCCACTACCAGCAAATAGCCCAGTAGATGTTGCCCAATCACGAGCAGCTTTGCTCCAATCTCCGCAATCGTTGTCTCTCAGTTCTGCACGATACTCATTCATCAATTTCTTAAATGTATCCAAAGTCATATCTTCATCATCCTCCGTTACTGGTGTCGTGGATGCGATCTTCTCTGTCCATTCAAGAGAAACCCATCCGGTTCCTGTAAAGCCCCACCCAGATTGCTCCTTAGAAATATTCAAGATGGTTCCTTTTTCATAGGCCATAATGACAGTTCCGTTAATAGGAGCGGTTCTGCAATTTAGTCCGGCATCGGCTGTAACTTTTACCTGATAGCTTACAGCTGTACCAGCGTCTACGCTTCCGCCTGCCAAGCGTCTGTTTACCTCTGCTACAATTTGCGGATGCAAATTATAGAGGTAATTACCTGGGCAAGCTTTATTTGCAAACCATCTATGTACGGTCAAAACCATCTCATTTGATTTAGGCGTATAAGCCAAAGTCTTTGCTTTATCACCAAACCAGACAACTTTGTTTTTACCGTTACGCTTGCAAATATCTGTCACCAAATTCAGTAGGCCAGCATATGCGGCATCGGTCACTGCGTATGGGTCTGTAGTGTCACTTGCTACTTCGATAGTGACGGCTCTGTTATCGTTGGCCGCTGAAGAAGTACACCATGATCGATCTTTCTCTTCCACATACATGCCAACTCTTCCGTCGTACCCAATTCCATAGTTTGAAGAAGCCTCCTTTGAAGATGGAGCGAAAATACTTCCAAGGGACTGAATACTAACCTGACCAACTACGCAATGAATTGAGATTCTGTCAATCGCATTCTTTCTTGGAGATGATCTGTTTGGTGAAATTCTTGTGTATTCTACGAGTGGACTGTTGCTCATTCCAACACTCCCTCCTTCCTGGGCTGCGCCCGCAAATTGGTTGTAATAGTTCTGGCCGTAAGAAGCTCGTTTGTTCTGTACAGATACACTTTGATCAGCTGGCCTCTCAAATTGCAGCAATACAGAATTAGAAGCCTGCAACACAGAGGTCGCAGACTTCAATGTAGACAAAACGCTCTTATAACCAGAACTTAGCTCTTGAAATAAAAATTCCAGCTGCATTGTGAGATCCCCAATAGATCTGCCGGTGGATTTTGCATAGTCATAAAGACCTTGCTTTCTGCTCCAGAAAGTCCATTGCGCAAGGCCATACCCGGCGCTATCGTGAACAAAATTTCCATAGCGTCCAGCGTCAACAGCAGCCGTATACTCATCGTCCGTCATGCCGAACTTATTGTTATATGTGTTCTGAAGATTTGTTGGAGAAAGACCGGACTCAGCATATAAATTGCCCATAAGCCCAGCAGCCCCATAATCATTCAACCCTTGTGATTTCAAGAACTCCCAAATTGTTTTATCGTTTGCCATTTTTGCACCTCCCGATAAAAACAAAGGTTATTCAAACCCATCCTCATCGTCACCCTTACCATCACCCTCGCAAAATTTTGCAATGGTATCCTCATCTACAACGTCTCCCTCTTCGTCGTAGATAAATCCGGTCTCTTCGTCGTAATCAAGATGACCAACATAGGGTAGATCATCATCAATTTCTTTGTTGTAATAACGCATGTTCAGCGTAGGTTTTGTTTTGTTATCCATAAAGAAATCCTCCTGTTACACAAATTTGTAATGCGGCTTTTCTTCATTGAAAATCCAATATCTTAAATAATCATCGAGAATAATCGCTAAGCATGAAATGATTATCCATAGGAGTGAAAACGGTAAACAGATTTGTCCAAGGATATTAAAAGGGAGTGTAGAATAATCCCACACTCCCAAACCAAGCCAGATATTCACAATGACACCAGTGATAAATTCACAGGCAGTTATAATGACAGATCCGATTAAAGATTGCCATAATAAACCAAAATCCCATGGAAACACTTCATTGATTAGCCCGATGACCACGAAGCAAATCCCGCCAAGAATAAACATAGAAATATGGCTATGCCCTCTCCATATCAATTCAATAATTACATAGGTAATACCTCCGATAATAGCGAGGATCGCTTCTTTAATGGTAAACCGAGCACTCATAAACTATCACGCTTGATTGGTTGCTGCGGCCTGCTGCATTCTACCTACAATCGCTTGCATCTGTTGCTGTGCCACAGCCAGTTTCTCATTCATCTCTGTCAGATAAGGCTCTGGCAAGGTCATACCATATTGAATAGCTGACACTTCCTCCGCACTGATTAATGTCTGTACATACTGCTTCAGCTCATTATGGTAGGTAGTCTGAGTTGTGATAAGCGTCTGTGCCGCAATATAGATAGCTGCAATTTCGGCTGCGGTATAAATACGACAAACACCGCCATCGGCCTGATACGGGAACTCTGTACCGCCCAACTCAACAACACGAAATAGGTTGTTGATATTACTCTGATCCTCAATACTCAAATTAAAGTGAACGTTCTCTTCACCGAACTTAATGTCTACACCGTTCACAATAACCGCATTACAGGCATTAGAAATTTCGGACAGCTTTGCAGACATCACAACGGACAGTGCATTGTCCTCGCCCACAATTTCAATAACATCTGTAATTGTAATCCAATCCTTTGCTACTGCATTTAAGAGGCCGGTAGTATCAAGCAGACCTTCCTCATACATGTTTCTTAGCTTTTCTTTCATTAGTTTTGCACCCCCAATGCAGAAAGAATGAGATCGTCCACAAGACTGCCTTGTTTTGCTAAAACAGCGCCGCCGTCAATCTCAGAAACAACAACTGTTTCAGCCCCCTCAATCTCATCGTGGCCGACCAGATTATAAGGAACGCTGTTCACAGCAACACCGATTGCGTGTTTTTGATCAGCAGGGACAAAGCACCCACTATTTCCATACCGGATAAATTCGATGGTATCAGTTACACCAATCTCTGTACCATCTGATACTTTAATAATTCGATACATTACCGACCCTCCTTTGCGCCAATCAGATTTGCAATATACTTCAAGTCTTCGATATCAGCGTTGTAGAAATCGTGGTTCCAAAGCCAATAGTCCTCGTGCCCCGCTTTCTTATACTTTTGACAAAGTGTATCCTCCCACACCTTGTCCCAACGGTTCTGATAGTTAGAATCCCTACGCTCAAGCGTATTCTTGATTGCTCTCACAAGATTTCCGCGCCGAACTCCATTCCCATCGTCATTCTGAGAAAAGTAGGTGTGTGCATTGTTGCTGGTAACAGAGCAAATTGGTCTTCCCTGATAATAGAGAAATCTTCCATCCACGGATACCTCTGTACCATATGGAAGATTGACATACCCACCAATACCCTGAATCTTGGCGCGTCTGTTTGTGATATAAGTTTTGTATTCCACTAAAAACCCTCCAAAATAGAGAAAACACCCAGAGAATAAAACTCTGAGTGTTTCCAAAATTTAATATGAAATTAGGTTAATTATAGCCTGCCTCAGTTGGTAGGTATAATGTAGAAGCCTTATCCCGCCATCTTCAGCGGAGCAGCCTCACGGTATTTGTTGAAAATAGCGTAGTGCATTCTTCTCAATTTCAGGAGCCTCCCATGGTCGTTAAAGGTACGATAATATGATGTCTGGGACTCCATGTACTGATCGATTTCCTGAAGTGTTTTCTTTCCTTCAAGGAATTGACGATGAAACAACTTCAATTTTCTACGCGCCCGTTTTACACCGTCTCTGCACCCGTTGACTTTGATTTTGCCAGTCTCAGTCAAAGTAAATCTCGCCTTACAAAATCTGAATGGCTTTGTAAGAGGAATGATTTTGCACTTTCTCTTGTTGACCAGAATGCCGGCCATCTCAAAGCGCTTAATGATGATTCTGGCAATTCTTTTGAGTTCTTCAGCATCTGGTAGGATGATATAATAGTCATCCATATAGTGCCCAGCACAGTGAATCCCAAGCTGGCATTTGATAAAGTTATCAATGTCGCTGGGCAGAGATACCATCTCCTGCTGGCTTGGTTCAACACCAAGCGGCATTCCCCGGCCAGGTACAGTACACGGCGATTCCGTAACAATCAGATCCGCAAGCGCTCTTAACCTATCGTCCGTAATAAATTTCTTGTGTCTTTGATAGATCAAGTTTCGGTTGGCGTTTGGGAAGAACCCTTTGAGGTCAAGCAGGAATACCGCTCCTTCCCTACCATACCTGCGGTAATGCCAAGAGAGCTGTTTCTTCAGCCGTTTGAAATGCCAGTGCAAACCCTTCCCCTTCTGACTCGCTCCATTGTCATAAATCATACTGGGCGTGTACAGCGGGGACAAAACCTTATTAGTTTCTAATTTGTGGATTTGTCGGTCTTCAATATGTGGTGCATCGATTGGTCTGACCTTACCACGTTCATGCAGTGTAAAATGAGCGCATTTCTTTGGTTTCCACTTCCCCTCTAAAATAAGCCGTCTTCTCTTAGCTGTTCCAGAAAGTAAGTGAAGCTCAAAATTTTGAGTTGATTGCTTCCACCTTACACCGTTGCAGCACTTCTTACCCCAATAAAACATATCGCGGTAATTAAAAACTTCTTCAAGTGTTCCAACAGCCTGGCTTCGCATCCATCGTTTCATTTGTCGCTTTCGTTTCCTGCGACGGTAACGCGCCTCGTGGCGCTCTTCGCTTGTCATAATAAGTTTTCGCCTTTCGCATAGTTGTTTTGTAGGTGCGCATCTAAACTACTTTGATCCCACACATGAAACGAAGGTAGCGCAATTCTTCGCCATGCAAGCAGCGTCCGTGTGTGATCGTCGTAAGGCAGTTTTAAGGACTTTCACCCAGGGAAGTACGTCTCCTTTTGCGAAGGTCGTCTTTCGCCTTTCGGCTACTCCATGTGACCTCGCATCGCAAAATCCGGGCAGCAACGCCAACGAATAGTTCGCATTGTTATTGTTGGCCGAGCCATCCGTGTTCACATTACAGAAATTGTTGTTATTGTTGTAATTGGCGGAGCGGAGCCACCAGTAAACCTACAGGAGAGCGTGAACACGTAACAGTCTCACTTACAGACGTACACCCAATAATTTAGTTATTGCTTTGCTTTTGATTGTCCAACAGACTTGATATTGCCTTTAATCAGCTCATCCTCATGGTCAATCATCTCACCAAGATTTGCCGCCATGCGGTCAAGCTTTTCAATGGCTTCTTTCGAGCCTACCTGTCTACCACTGCTTGTTGTAAAACACCCCTCTGGATTTTGCATCATCACGGTATAGCAGTGGGTAAGCCTTACATCCAGCGCTTTCAGAGATGCTCTTGCCTCTAACAAATGTGCCTTTCTCAAATTGATCCGCTGTTCGTCAGACGGGAAGATGCTGTTGGCCTTTTCACAGTGGTCAACAACCTCGCCGGCCAATTTAGCGACTGGTTCAGCCAGAAGCCGGGCATACCTGGCAGACATTCTTGTTAGAAAGTTGAGTGTTTCAACATAAATCTGATTTGCCGTATTGACAAATTCAGCTTTACTAACCGTTCTCTTTGCTTTTAGTACAGACAATATTTCACCTCTTTTAATTGCTGGATTTACGCCTATTTAGGTTTTTCTTCCTCGATATGATCCGCCCCTTCTTTTTCGATGTCCTCCAAATGCTTGAGAAGGACATACTCAATATAATTTGTCATGGAGCGGTGTTCACGAGCCGCAAGCGCCCCTATTTTATCGAAAACCTCATCTGAAAGACGCAGCGTAAATACTCGTTTGTTTGTTGGCATATTGGAACCTCCATCTCTATGACTTGCTATTATTTTAGGCTTATTCTTAGCTTTTGTATGCAGTCATAAACCTGTCAAGTGATAGCATTTTAGAGAATAGAGGAAATTTATAAAAATTCGCGGCGGCGCTTCGCGCCGCCGCTTGATATCCCGTCTCTTCCGTTGGCTCTCCTATCGGAGAACCCGCCCACTGACGTGGGCGGGATAGATCCTGGATACACTGCGGTGGATTAGACAGCAAAGCCGGGCAGCAACGCCAACGAATAGTGCGCATTGGTAGAGTTGGCCGAGCCATCCGTGTGCACATTACAGAAAACGTTGTAATAGCCGTAACGGGCGGAGCGGAGCCACCAGTAAACCGCCGTACCCGTAGCGTTGTACTTGTAAGCAACTTTGCTGTTACCAGACTTGAAATACTGGTATTGCGCCTGGTAGTTTTGCTCGTAAGAGTTGGCATAAGTACGAGCACCCTGAACCTCAAACTCCGCAAGCAACCATAGATAATCCGTAGTAGCAGTAATATAAGAAGCTTGGTTTCCGCCGCCATTTGCGGTATTATCCGTATACTTTGTCACCGACTTCATAACCGCTCTCAAATCAGCGGGAAGTGCAGCAATAAAGCTGTTTGCAAGAGGGTTGGACGGGGTATTGCTGTTTCCAAGAATGGTCTTACGCATATAGCTGTTGTTCCAACCACCAGAGTTCGTGCTACTGGTGTTCATAACAAAACTGCCAGAACCACCAGACGGCCATCCGGCATCCGGGCCGTACTTACTATCAAACAACCCAACCATCTTTCCGCTCTTCTTACCAATGATAAAGTGAATGCGGTTAGATCCCTCACGAGAGCTGTTGTGATTAAATCCGGCAATAAAAGCATCAATGGAAACGCTGGATAAGTTAGTAGTTCCAATTTTGCCATTGATAGTAATGGTCTTGGTATCACCAACATCCCAGTAATTATCTCCCTGCCCACTATCAGAAACAGCCTTGATAACCGCCCAGGAGTTCTCGTTCAGAATATCACTGACAAACTCTGCGTTGACCGTAACCGTCTTATTCGCCGGAGCGGTATAGTTTGTACCAGCGGCCACCTTAACCGTAATAGTGGTGTCACCACTTGTCTGATTGACATTGTGTACAGTAATTACATTACCGCTCACGCTGACAGTGACAATGCCAGTGTTATTTGACACTGCGGTAATCGCGCCATTACCAGGCCGTGTAACTGTAATCTGAGCAGTTGGGTGTTCCATGTCCAATGTGACCGTTTGCGGACTCACACTCAAGCTGCCTGCGGCCTTATTGATCGTCCAGTTGACAGTCTTTGCAGCCGTAGTCTCGTCACTCCACATATAGTCATCCTTTGGAGTAAAGGACGCGCTATAAGTGCCGGCATTGGTTTGCCCAGTGACGCTCAAAGTCATCTTGTTTGTGTCATAGTTGCTAAATGTAGGAGTCTGGGCACTCCCGTTATAAGTAAGAGATCCACTTTGAGAAGGAACCGTAGCGATCACCATGCGGTTAGCTTCTCCAGTGATTCTATTACTTGCGTTTACATTTACCGCACCGTCCGTAGATACCGGGAAGAAAGACACATAATAGGTCGTACCGTTTGTAAGACCTGTTACGGTCAGCGGTGCGCTTGCATGGGCGTTTCGTGTAGTGCTGGTATAGGTATAGGCCGCATCTTCATCGTCTGGAGAAGTAGCGTATTCGCCCTCCTTAACCACCACGACGGTCTTCTCCCAGGTTGCCAGGGTAAGTCCATCGTCTACAATGGTAGCTGCTGGATCAGTCCACTTAATTGCAAGTTTACCATTACCAGCCGGCGTTGCACTCATGCTGGATACATTGCCCATAGTAGGAGCATTTGGAGTTGCAGTGAACTCGCAATCCTCATGCTCGGTATAAGTGTTTGTCGTTGTATATGGGAAGAACTTGTAGTAATAGACTGTGCCATCGGTCAAACCGCTATCGCAAAAATATTGGTTCTGATACTGATTGCGCACCTTACTGTCTACGACCACAGTGCCGTCGCGTCTACTGACAGGCATAGAGCCGGCCTTGCGAACAAGCAGTGTGCCCGCCCACTCTGCCAAAGTAGATTCAGCAACAACCAGGTCTTCAGGATCAGTCCACTTTACATACACCTTCCCATGTGAAACCTTAGTGACGATATTAGAGACAGCGGCCAATTGAAGCCCGCCTCCGCCATTTCCGCCACCAGATGGAAAGTTAGAAATAATAGGCATTTAGATGTCCCTCCTTTTATCCTAATAGAATCACTACAACCGGGATATCTACGTCTGGCATTTCACCATCAGCAGCAATAGTAAGCTGTCCTTCGCTCTGTCCAATGACAGAAAGCATCGCCATACGAGCTGCGTCCCGTTGTTCAATCGTTGCATTTTGCGCCACCGAAATATTTCCGTTTTGATCTGCGCCAAGCCCCTCTACGGCCAAAGTCTGCGTGAACGGAGAGTCAATCCCGCTCCATGCAGATGCAAGTAGAGTCCCAGTCACCTTTCCGCTTTTCTGAGCCATCGTCCCAAGAGCAGTGTCGATCTTGACCATATTGGAATTATCGGTTCCATTGATTTTTTCGCGCCAATCCTGGAATCGTGCAGAAGCATCGTCTTCCAAATAAAGCCCATAATTAGGGGTCTCACTCATTGGTCAACACCCCTTTCTCAATGAAGCAAAATTACTACGATTGGAATATCACAAGTCGGTACATCACCAAATGCCGCAATCGTCAATGTGCCATCGCCCTGACCACATACATAGAGTTCAGCGCTCTTTACAGCTTCCAACTCCGCGTCGGAAATCAGCTGGCTAATGCCAACAACACCGTCTGTATCTGCGGTCATGCCCTCAATCGCCACAGTCTGTTGGCCGGCACTCCATGCAGACGCAAGCAGAGTAGCGGAAACATCCGAGCTACCGCCTCCTGTGTTTGGGTTGATGCGATGTCTCTTCTGCTCCCCGTTATCCTCAGAGTCGATATAAAAGCCTCCATCGTCTGGGGTAAAATACGCCCACCCGTCATGGAAAGGCGTTACATCTGTTGAGATACGGGAGCTGTCACCTTTCAAAATCTTAAAAAGAGCCATTCTTTTTCCTTACCTCCGTTCTACAGAGAAATGAAAAGAGGGCGGGTGTTACCCCGCCCCCAAATATGGGAAATACGAAATTGTCTATCTGCTATTAGAAGCTGCCCCAGGTCAAAGCAGTATCGGTGTACTCTTTGGCATCTGCAAGAGCACCAGCGGCAGAACCAGCGGCATCATAGTTAGAAGCCAGGCCATCGGCATAGTTCTTAGCGTTCTGCTCCATGGCATCCCACTTCGCCTTGTCGCCGTCAGCGATCTTGTTAAGCTCGGTAGCATTCGTGTGAACGTGCTTCTTAGCCACAGCATCAGCCAGGTTAGCCTCAGTCTGGGTGTAGGTGTCCAGCAGAGCCTTGTTAGCGTGGGTGTGGCTTGTACCCTCCAGAGTGGTCACACGACCAGCCAGAGCGGTCAAATCAGCAGCCTTAGCATAGTCGCCAATGTTCAGTGCGGCAATCGCATCGGTCACATAGGCAACCACAGTGGCTTTCTCGCCAGACTCGGTATCACCGATACCATCCAAGATACCCTGTAGGGCAGTAATGGCAGAGTTCATTGCGGCAGCATCGTCACTGTGGCTGGAAATCCAGTCAGAGATCTCCTTCAAGGTATCGAAAGACTCAGGCGCATCAGCGATCACCTTAGCAATCTCATCAGCAACGGTCTTCTTCACAGAACCCTCAACAGTGGCCTCGCCGTTCAATACACCGATTGCATTAGTGTTGGCCTGAACTTTAGCCTTGATCTCGGTATCGTCGTAAGTAGCTGCCTCCTGAGCTTCCTCAATCATCTGAACGACGGTCTTGCCCTCTTCCACGGTGCCAACCTTGGCCTCCAGAGCGTCAACCTCAGTCTGCACAGCAGCGGCCTTTTCGTCGGCGTACTTCTTAGCACCCTTTAGGGTATCCATGTCAGAAGTATCATCAGCAGTACCAACATTGGCCTTTCCGTTAATCTTGGTCGCAAGAGTGGTATCCAGATCCGCCTCGGCCACCTTATCCTTGGAGGCCAGAGCGCCCAGACCCTCGATAGATCCAGCAACAACATCGGCAATCTTGGTGTCCACATAATCCTTCACGTTGGCATAAGGGGTGTCGCCCTCCTTATTGCCCAGCTCACCGATAGCCAGATCAATGGCGTTGCTTACATCCTCAGCGGTAGTGTGAGTAGCGCCCTTGGTCAAGGTGATCTTACGAGTTGCAGGATCGTAAGAAGCAGCGGTTACAGTGTTGCCGTTACCAACAACCTCGATAGAGGTGGCACCAGTATCAAGGTTGATCTGTACATAGGCAGAGCCGTTCCACTTTGCCAGCACATTCAGGTCTGTGATGTAGTACAGAGCGGTAGTGCTGGGATTGGTGTTGGCCTGAAGAGCTTGCAGGGTTGCGAACTCCTGAAAGTCGCCAATGCGGATACGGGTAGAACTATCAACGTCCAAATAAATAGCCCGCTCGTCAGTAGTTACATAGAAAGCACCTTCTGTATAAGTTTTGGGCAAATTAGCCAATAGACCTTTCTTAAAAGCAACAGTAGCCATTATTCAATCACTCCTTTAATTATCTAAAAATTACATTGTTCCCCATACGAGGCTTTCGGAAATACTCTCGATTTTCTCTGGATCAATAGAGTCCAGCTTCTGCTTGTCGGCAAGAGTCATCAGGCCAGCAGCAGATTTACCATCCGGGCCGGAACCTGCACCAATCAAAGTCAATACTCCATGCTGGACATTGGGAGAATATGTCCCATCTTCCTGTTTCGTAAAAATACGGATCTCTGCGGTATTTGTGGTTTCAGTGCGTTGTACATTTACAATTTCACTGAGGATTTCATCTGGCATAGAGTCGATAACTTCCTGCACCCCAGATACATCAGGGATATCACCGATAGTTGCAATCTCATGCTCAGGATCATCAGCCACATAATCAGCGGATGCCTTGTCCTCCGCATTATGATAGAAAATACCCTTCTGATAGACATTGATACGAGAGCCAATCCAGTTGCCATCTACATTCTTATCAGCATAAATCTGAGCAACCATACCGTTCTCGCCGCCATCGTTTACTCCAACAAATGACTCTGTGCCATCAGTATGATGAAACTTTGCACCACCGCCAGTCGGCTCGTTCTGGATAATCGCTTCTCCATTCTGGCTTTCAATTACCTGAACCACAAAATCGCTGGTATCAATCAAGCCTTTAGCTGGAATATAAATGTGAGAAGAAGCACTATCATTTAGCTGCAAGTCAATATAGGCATCTCCAACCTCAGCCCCTTCATATGGCTGATCTGCTTCGGTTACTGTTTTGACCGAGCCACTTTGCACAACCAAATCTTTTGGGATGTTGATTGAGTCGCCAACATATGTGGTTTCATCTCCCAAAGTTCTCTTTAGACGATAGGTTGCAGCGTATCCTTCTGCTGCTTCTCCTTGCTTCTCAATCGCAAACTCTGGGGCTTGAGTGCCTGCGGCAAACAAACCGTCAGTTTTCAGTACAATGGTATTGCCAGCTTCTTTAGATAGCTGTACGCCGATTGTCTTTCCGTCTTCACCATCAGCAATAATGACTGACGCATCTACTGGAGTAAGCCCAGTCAATGTACCAGGAGAAAGACTGTCAAGCTTAATTTTGTCATCAGCAGACATCAGGCCGGCAGCGGTTTCAGATGCTGTCTTACCAGTAGCAAACAGAAGATTGCCCTTGTAGAGTTCCTGCACATCTTCCAGCCAGTACAAAGTATTTGTGTCTTTCTGCTCCAGCGCATCAAAGAGCGCCTTTGTACCGACCTTAAAAATTACATTAGCCAATTCGATTTCCCTCCTTTACAATAGAATCAAAATATATAAACACTCTCTAAGAGTTTATATAGCGTTACATTTTCTCCCACACATAGTCAGAAACAATCTCACTGTCATCAATATCAGACCACTCATCATGCGGGTTAAGATCAACTGGGTCTGGCACATCACCAGGCTCATCTTCAATTGTAAAGCTTAGGATTTTTTGCTCCGAAATATGTGGGACGTATACAGCACCATCTTCTCCGGCGACACTTCCGATGTTCTTTTCTGTTCCATCACTCATCTTCAAAATCATGTCGCCATTTTCTGCAAGCTCAGCATCTACAACTGGATTTCCAGAAATAATGCCTCCGCCGCCTCCAAAAGAAGAGTTGCCGAAGAACGGCAAATCGGCCATTGAAAAGCACCTCCTTAATACATGTAGTAGATGTTCACTGACTTCTCTTCTTTGAACACGAGACTTGTAATATCCACTTGACCAAAACCAAGCTCGAATACTCCAGACACAATAGGGATCTCGCATCCATTGATAATTACTTCCGTTCCCGCCTCACATTGAATTCCAATCTTTTTGATTACCATATGATCGGTAAACGCAAGTGTACTATTTTCATGTGCCGCCATCTCATTTTGCTTAAAAATATCAAGCATATTTACATTGGCAGTAGTAGTACCATTAAAACTACCAAGAGTACCTTTTGACATATCGAAAACTCCTTTCTTCTTTCGTCACGCCAAAATCACATAGTCTAATTCTTCTAATGTAATATCGTCATGCTCAGACAGTGTTAAGTTATCCATTTCAGAAAGCAACCTATGTCTTTTCATTCCGATGTTTAGTTCGGAAGATAGAAGAGATCCGCTCTCATCCGGGAAGATAAAACACTGCAAAATATTCCCTATCTCCAAAACAAGATTGAGGAAGCTTTCATACGTCATAAACTTTTTAGATTGCACACCGCTATTCTCAACCGTCAAGCACATCGAACTATCGCCTGTCCCAAGCGTATACCACATCTCAAAGTCAGCAGAGAAAAGCAAATTCATCATTGCTTCTCCTTCTACAGACAGCATGTAGAAGATATCAAAATCGTTTGTAGTCAGAACCATATCGGTCTCTGCTTCACCATGGGTAATAGCGGAGGTAGAAGCGTCAGAGTCTAAGAGCATAGTGTTCTTAAATTTCTCTAACGCTTCTTTCAAAGTAGACGCTGGAGCTGTCCTTAGCTCCATTTCCGTTGATCCAGACCCAAGAGATTTTGCGATATCGTACTTCAGTGTGTTTGTCAAAAGCTGTGTGACATTTTGGAATGTGTTAAAGCTTTCTTCACCAATATTGGCTTTACCTGTAGTTAAAACCAGCTCTGTTGAACCGCCAGTTGGTTTTGCTGCGAACAACTCAAGTTCTGCACCAAGTTCCATCCCGCTTGAAAAGATATTGAAGACTCGTTCTAACAAATTATCAATTTCTGATACAAGCTTCGTATCTGTATCACCAACAATAAACTTTTGTAAATATAGATAGTTCACCATTGCGTCAAGATACATGCGGTTGTAAATCACGAGGCCGTCACGATATGGCAAATTCCTAATAATCAGGTCAAATTCAGTTAGTCTTTTTCGGAGATAAATGTTGTATGTTTGCGCCATCTCTCCACCGCCTAACTAATCGTAATTAAGCTGGGTTGCTCAAAGTCAAAGTCAGGCTGTTTGCCTTAATCGTTACGATAGTCGCGGCCTCAACATTACGAGGGGTGGATAGGGTGTCATACATAAGTAGATTTCCAGCCTCCAGTGCATCATAAATAACAAAGTGGGACATTGTTCCCCAGTTTGCAGTTGACTCATCAAAAGAAATGGCCTGCTCATTTGTAATTACACCATCTGCCGGCTCACTCAAATTCTCAAGCTTCACTCTTTTATATCCAGAGTTTGAAAGAGGCTCTGTGACATTACCGCCACTGATATTTGGAGCGGTAGAACTTAGGCCAATGTAATATTCGCTTGGAAGTGCAGGAGTTTCTTTTGTCTTAAACAAATTTCCCATCACTTGATTCAGAAAGTATGTAGTATTCATTTCATATCCTCCTTGCAAATAGATTAACTTATTCCTAATAAATTAACGAATCACCGATTTATCAATGTTATTGGTGATTCCCAAAATACCCTGGCTTGGGATATCCGTTTCCCCAGACATGTCTTGGATCGTAATCTGGTAGATGTACTTCCCGTACAAATCGACAGTCTCTTTTGGGAGCAGTGTAACGGCAAGAATACTTTCAATTCCATCATCATCGGCTATAACACTCATTGCTTTTGATAGCACTGGTGCTCCTGTTCGATTTACCGAATACACAATTGAGAATGTCGCTTTTGCGCCAGAGGCATTAAAAACTCTGCCTGTGTCCGTAAACAAATGAAAGCGCAGATCATGTGTCTCCCCGCCAACAAATGAAATCTCAGGCAGATTATAAACTTTACTAATCATTTTGCTTATCCTCCTACGCTAACCGGGAATTCACATGTGATTTCAAGCTTACAATCGCCAACAACTTCTAATGAATTGTCTCCGCAAATAAGTTTGAAAAATTCAAAATTGAAATATGGATATAAATTAAGATCCATATTATTTGTGATAACCCCATTTTCATTATCCACTTCTATTTCCAAGAAATAGGATTGAGGAAGCCCCGTAAATTCAAAAGTTCTATCATTGTCTGAATGGTTGATAATTTTAATACTGTCAGTTCCATTCATTGTAATTTTGAGCTTTGGTTGATACCCTCCCCTATAACTACCAAGATTTCTAAGCAAAATATTGGTGTTGCCCTGACATGTATAGGAGTATGTCACTGGATACTGATATGCAAACGGGGAATCACATCTCACAGTACAAGAAAAAGCAATGGGCAGGTTGCCAATCTCCACCATCTCTAATTCTTCGATGATGCAGCGATAGCGAACCTGCTCCATGTCATCCTGTTCAATTTCAAGCCATTTGTATCCATCCAATGGCGATAACCATGAACTAATTGCCTCTCTATCCCATGCGTCAAAAAAACCTCCGCTATTCGCAAGCTCTTTGTCTGCTCCAAAAACCATCTTAAACGAAAGAGGTTCATTTTGTGTAACACCATAAAACAACGGGCGGTATCTGCTTGAAACCCTGTCTTCAGAAATGTCAGAGGCAACAGAAAACTTTGCCTCCCCCGGTGTAACGCCATTCACCTCATAGAGCCTTAGGCCAAACTCCGTACATGGTATCCCATCATAGACGAAATAATCACCCCAAAAAGCCATTGCACCACCTCCTGAGGATATATATTATTCTTTTTCTTCTCCTTCAGCATTTTCATTGTTGAGCGTCGCCTCGATGTCCATCTTCTGAAGATCTACAATGACACTCTCCAGAAGGTCGATAACCCCGCCCATGTTCAATAAATTTTGCTTCTGTTTGACCTCGATATTATTTAAGACGCGGACAGCAGCATCAATTTTCTTAATGATTTCTTTCATACGACCTCCATATTATTTTGCAAGCAAATCTTCAATGACGCTTCCCAAATTCACATAATCTCCATTTACCATGATATGAACATCGTCTGGAATCCAAATACCATGACCAGCTCTAAGCGCCATACCTTCATCAGCAACAATTGCAATACCCCTTGTAGATTCAATGTACACCAGGTCTGTTCTGCTCACTCCATCACTACCATATCCATCATAGATAACCCCATAATCGCCAAACAAAAAGTCGCAACCTTGGATTGTTCCACCCTGAATATATGCGCCTTTAATATTGGGAGCTGACACAAGCTCGTCTGTGATCACTGTGGACGAAATATTTCTAATTTCTCTTTCAGTCCACATATTCTCTGAAAGCCAATCAATCTCTTCATATACGCCGTCGAGCTGCGTATTGATCCGCGTTAGGCGGTAATCCATATCGTCTTCCAGGTTTGAAATCTGCGGATTAGTGCCAAGCTGTGTGACCGTATTCCAGTTAATACGAGAACCAGAACCAAGTGTAATATTCCCGTCCATAGTAATGTTGCCGGCGCTATCAATAACAAGAGTATTTTTACTTCCGTTGCTAATGGTAAGCCCTCTTAGCTCCAAATATGTAGGAGAGAATTTGTAGCTCGAAGTCAACATGCTTCTGCCATTCAAATCCTGATAATCTGAAGCTTGTACAACTCCTTTGAAACGTCCGCTTGCAGCAACAAGTTCACCGCTGAACTTTCCATCGCAACCCTCAAGCGTCCCTTTGATGTGAACATTGCCATTGATATCGACCCAGAAACTTGCATTATCTTCGTCAATTGTATACTCGTCTCCTAAGTACAACGGATACTTACCAATTGCAAATCCTGAATATGGGTTTAGCGTGATCTGCACTTGATTGCCATTGTAAATATCAAAAATTGCATTGTGCAGTGATGCACCGCTCCCATCTACACGGAACACAGAAATGTCGCCGTCTTTCTTAGCGCTTTCGATAATAAGGCTATTTCCGGCCAACAATTTGCCAATCAGACTATCTGCAATAACACCGCTCATAATTCCGCCGTCTTCTGTTTTCATTTGACCAATAGCGAGATTGGCGGTTGCCCAGTTATCTGTTGTAAACATGATTTGGCCGTTATTCATCCAGATCTCATAAGGTTCATATTCTTCTGGATTATCCTCTTTTCTTTTGCGTAACCGTAAGCCAGATTCGCTCCAGGAAATATCTTGACCAGAAGAAGACAGAATGTTATTCTTGGCAATATCAAGTGCCTCTTTTGTAAATTTGCTGAGGCTTGTTTCCGCACCACTATTTACAAACTGGCTATATGTCCATTTGCCACTATCCAATGTTTTCCCTGCGGTATTGCTGTCTTCAATCAGATCGATGTAGTTAAACCCATCCCCATTTGCATAATACTTACTTGACAGCTCAACCTCAAAACCCGTCAAATCTTCAAACGGGATTCTTACAGAAATCAAATATGGACGCATAACCTCTCCACTTGATTTCTTCCAGTACAATCTACTGCCTAAGATAAGGTTGTTTTTGAATGGTTCAAACTCTGACATCGCAAGAAAATTCGCCAGATCCAGACTGCATGTATAGGATGGATAAGACACTCTTTCCATCAGCTCCACACCGTAGTCCAGCAAATCCCACTCAACAGCTCGTTTTTCATATTCCGTTGTGCTTCGAGTGAAGTATAGATCCGCATCGCCAATCTTAAAGGAGATAGTGCTTCCCTCTTCGATTGCGCCACCGACACTGGAATCTGGTACGACATTTGATGTAACAGTGCTACCAGTTCCTGCAACAGAGACACAGCCGCTTGGGAATGTTTCTCCATTCAATGTACCAGCTGACAGTCTTGCAGTGAAAAGTAGATCGTGGTTTTCATCAAAATCAAGTGACGCTCGAATGATATCCGCATTCAATACAAATCCAGAAGTCGAACATCCGATCTTGCCTCCAACAATAGAGTAAATATCTTTTCCAGCTTCATTTGTTACCTTAGTAACTGTAGCGTCCATGATATTGAAGATTGAACCAGTTGCAGGAATGCTTTCTCCAGCGCTATCAAATGAATCGACTTCAATGGCGACAAAAGAGTCTTCAGAAATAGAATCCTCTTTCAAGTACCGATCAATGATTTTATACTCGTCTTCTGTGAAAAATGCGCTCAGTTTTGTCTTTTCATTGATAGCCTGCATCTTTTCATCAAGCTCGTCTACCTCTGCCTGAATATCTTTGAGCTTATTCTGTTTTGCAGTAATTTCACTCTTCTTAGCGGAGATATCCTGATTCACCTTGTTCAGATCGCTTTGACTTTTCATTCCTTGGGCAATTGCTTGGATTGTTGTCGCCTGGATATTCTCAAGGCTTTTCAGCTCTCCTTCAAGCGTTGTAATAGCGGCCTGTTCCGTGAGTAGTTGAGCAGTCTTCAACGCCTCTTCTACAGTAAGATTAAAATAAGACCTCTGATATGATTGAAATGTCTCTTTCCAATCGTCATACTTATTGATAATATCCTGTGAGAAGTAATCATGCGTCATAAAATAATCCAGGTTAATTAAGCTTGTTGTACCCATTGGGTTGACGCTTCTAATATCAACATTGTCCGCCCCGTACACACTCAGCTGCGTAACGATGCTCTCTGTGTCTTCCTCAACAGAGACTTCTTTAATGAGATTGTCCATTGAGAATAACACCGGCGTTGTCTCTGGCTCATTCGCAATATCACGAACATAGATCAGACGATTATATGTGTCAAAGTCAAATACACAACCATAGGATTCTTGCAAATCTGACTTAATGAAGTTATATATATTCTGGTCTCCGCTATCGTCAAATGTGCGGTATTTATCGATTAGTGTTGCATCTACTTGACCAATTTTCCACGATGGCATAAGGTCAAGTATCATTCCAATAATCGTATCATTTGGCGCAATCGGGTTCCATAGGTTATATGTGCCGGCTGTAAGCACAAGTTTCTTGAAAGTAAACTCATACTCCAAAGAATAAGCGGTGCAGCTCTTAACCTCTCGAACTCCATCGCTCTCTATTTTAGGATCTACCAGAAGGAATCTTCCGTAGTCCTTTAGATCAATGATTCTCATTCCAACCACTTTTTCGTAGTTTGGAGTTTGTTTGCCGTCCACATAACCAGGAAGCTCAAACGATAGCGTTGACACCTCGTTATAGCAAAGATCTGCTTCCACATTAAAAGCATACTTCAGAACACCAATCGGCGTATCATCCATGTTTTGCAAAATAAGTAGAGGCTGCTCTTTTACATTGACCTTTGCAAAATCAACAACCATGTCTAAAGCCTCCTTCTTTTATAAAATAAGCGGCCACCAGTTACGGTGGCCGCATTAACTTATCGGAGCATGTGACTTCCAATACTATTCTTCATGCCCTTTCGCTTTGCAGCGGTCATAAGCTTATCAATAGTGCGATCAGAATAATATTCTGCAAGCTCCCTTGCCGATTTCTCATCCGCATTCTTAACCTCGAAGTGGTTTTCAATACGGATCTCTCCCATAGAATTGTCTGTGTTCTCATTGTTGGTTACAGACTGAATCGCAGCCGCTGTGGTATCTTTTGCTGTTGCAAGACTACGCACAACGGAATCTACAACACCAGTAATCGTATCACCAATCTGACTAAACAGATTTTTATATTGCTTACTGGTAAATACAGCCTCTCCCTTTTGCAACTTGGCAAAAACCTCATTGCTCTTTAATGAGTCCTCTCCGACAATTCCTCCGTCGTGATAAATATACTGTCTATATTTTTGGAACAGCTGTTCACCGCCAACACGGTCTACATACCACACGCCGTCATCACCACGGACAGCGTTAATGCCATATGGGGCAAGCAGTCTGCCAAGCCGTAGGTTTTCATCAGCGAGGCGCTGTTTCTCTTCATCAGATGCAGACCCCCACGCCTGACCGTTGGCATACATCTCAGACATAATTGCACTGATTTCAGCATCTTCCTGCTGTTGATCCAGAATACCTTGCTGCTCATTGGCGATATCATTATTGATACCATTTAGAGCGGATACAATATCTCCATACTCTTGAGCCGCCTGCATAGCAGTCTGCCAAGCAGATGTAATTGAATCCTCCCCATCGATCATATCTCCATACTGTCTATTCCAAGCAATCAAATCTTGGTATAGCTGATCCCAGTCTGCATTGATACGGTCAATAGCGGCTCTATATACCTCTTCCTCAGTGTCAACGCTGGCCTCTACCTTGGCGATTTCGTTGTCCTTGGTTTCTTCAAACTTGTCAGCTTCCTTATCCAAAGCATCGACCTGCGCATCATACGCATAGTCTGCCTGGTAATCAGCAAGATCGTTTTGAAGCTCGGCAAGCTCCTGTTCCAACTGTTGCCGTTCTGCGTTAGCCTCGCGGCTATCATCACGGCTTAGCTGATTGATTTTCTCCTGTACCTTGGCAATCTCAGCAACCCGCTCGGCAACCTCACGCTCGTAATCCTCTTCATCCCTGGCGACTTCAAGAGACTCCTTCTTCAAATCAATGATTTTCTGGTAGTCATCAATCTGTTCTTCCAGAGCATCGATTTTATCTTCGGCTTCCTGACGCACCAGCTCCATTGTCTTTTCAATGATTTCTGTAATAGCGTCTTTCTGCTCATTATAAATATCGAGTTGAGTTTCGCGCAAAAGCTCCGTGTACTCCCTTAGAGTTAGAACGCCCTGTTCAAGCAACCGATTCAGTGCGGCGATCTTTTGCCTTAGGTAATCTACTTTTGTGAAATCAAACCGATCCCAAAGGTCAAAGTCATCCGCATATTCGATAAACTCATCAAACGGTTCAAGGACATTATCAACGATAGATTCATTGATTTCCTTGATATCGTCTTCAGCATCCCACCATGCGTCAATACACTCCTGAATTGCCTCATCGTTCTCGTCCACACCAAGCGCTCTTAACCGTTGTGCTTCCTCATGGGCAAGCTCCTGGATTCTCAGTTGCTCTTGACGCTGCCGTTCCAGATTGGTAGCCATATCACGATAGTTTTTGCTATCGCTTAGGCCATCATACTGGTGCTGCAAAAGTTCAATGGTATTTTCGTGCGCCTCAACAGCATCTGTATAAATACCATGTAGGATATCGTCAATCTCATCCTGGTACTCCCACCACTGTTCTCCAAGCTCCTGAATGTAATCGTTATTCTCATCCAGTCCCATTGCGCGGTATTTTTCCGCATACTGGTGAACAGTGTCTTGCATCTTCCTATAGATAGCAATAATTTCTTCTGGAGTTCCATCATTTCTTTCAAGCGTAAAGATGTCGTGCTCATAATTACCCAGGATTTCGTCAAGCTCATCCTGGATTTCTTTTATGGCATCCTCCATCTCTTCAGCAAGCTCTTCGTCATCAACCTCAGCCTTAACATCTACCGTGGCAGTTGTCGTGGGAGAAGTATACGGAGTGCCCGTAGAGCCGTTCTTGTCAACCTCGACACGCAAACCGCTTGTTGTGATTCTTCCAGACGCATATGCTGGAATTGTACCAGTGATACGCTTTCCAGAACGACTTAAAATCCGTTTGGTTTCATCCGCAGTATAAACTTGGTCTCCCTGGTTCAAATAGGCAATTTCCGGCCCGTCTGTTCCAGCGAGATATGCTCCATCCTTCGATACAACAAGCTCTGGCTTTGGAGAACCGTTGGGTGAATACTCGTCTCCAAGCAAAGCATTGCCAGCCGGCGCATTAGAAGTGCCTTTTGCAAAGCCAAGCAGATTACCAATACTGTCAATAAGACCACCTTTACGCTGTACATTATAATATACAGTGGCAGTTCTACCATTTACACTATCAATAGCCGTACCAATGCTATAAACTTTTGTTGCAGCATCTTGTGCGGCTGATCCAATGTCATCAATTTCTGACTCTGCGTTGCTCGTAGTAGAGTCATTTACATCGTCAATTGCAGTTTCAACACCATTGATTGATGTTGTAACATTGGTAAATGTAATCGTATCGATATAATCAAGCGCGTCACTTACACTCTGCACTTGACCATCAGCATTTGCCAGTGAAATGCCGTCTGCTTCGCCAAGTTTGGTAATAAGCCCTTCTGCTTCTTCCTTGGTATAACCAATGTTGGCAAGAAGGTCTCCAAGCCCTTCATAATTAACCGTGATTGTATAATCATCACTGGTAGCAAGGCCAAGATTTTGAAGGCTTGTCGTTACAGAGTCAATATCACCAGATACACTAAATAGCTGTACGCCATCAAGCCCTTGTAGAGCAGACAAAACATCATAAATTTCTTTATCTGTTTTGCCAAGCGTCATCAGCTGCTCTGTCAAGCGGTCTACATTGATAGCCTTGCCAGCAGCAGTTTCGGCAGAGAGGCCAATTTCGTCAATAACCTCTGATACCTCAGTGAGATCGTAAAAGTCAATGTCGCCCCACATAGATAGAGCCTCGAAACAGGCGATAACCGCCTCTTCCGTGATGCCCATCTTTTCTGCAATCTCGTCAAGATTTTCAGGGTCAACATCGAAATCAAATGCGCCAGTCGCGTCCTTGCTGATCTCAATAAGGTTTTCCCCTTCATCATTAACAAGCTGGCCGGCCTGAGCCATATCGTAAAGTCGCTGAATGAATCCAGCTCCGGCGCTGTCCGCATCTTCAAAGACGCTCTTATTGCGCTGCATGGCATCATAGATCTCATCAAGGCCATCGCTCCAACCCCATGTATTGAGCTGTTCACTACCAAATAGGAACTCAGCAGCAGCCCAGAAAGCATTTGAGTTTGTAGTACCAGCCTCAAATTGGGCGTTCAGCTCTTCAAATGCCTCTGCATAAGAACGGAAATCGGTATCCTTTTCCTCTACAGCCATGGCCGCATCATAGCGCGACTTTGCATCTGTTACCTGGTCAAACTTATCGACCATACCATCAAGGGCATCATTGAGCTTTAGAGCTTCAGCCGTAACAAGAGAAACGCCGTCTCCGCCCTCTGCCATATTCTGAAGAATCTTGGAGAGGAATTGAGCATTCATTCCGTCCTCTTCCAAAATGCCAGCCAACACACTGCTTTCAGAAGCGAGTTCTTCAATATTCTGTGGAGTAATACCGTCCACTGCTTGAGACATAGCGATAAGCTCTTCCTTGGTATCTGAGAAGTCCTCAGAGTCCCACATACCACGGATACGGCTCTGCAATGCCTCTGCATTTCTGGCCGCTACAGCCTGCTCACTATTGTACTCTTCAATTGCAGCAGTGATATCTTCCCAGGTTGTCGCACCTTCGTTGATAACTGCATTGTAGGCAATTTCAAAATCTTCGTCAGATAGAGCTTCAAGTTTGCCTTTTACATTTTCGACCTCTGCGCTCCAAGACTCCATCGCGTGGAAATGTGCAGATGTTCCAGGAGTAAGCTCTTCATATGTTTTAGGAACAAGCTTTTCAGCAATCTCACGCATTTTATCGTTGACTGCCTCAGCAGATGCTTCGCGCTCTTGTAGTTCCGCCAGGAGACCAGAATATCTATCGTCCGACCCAAGTACATTATCCGCCAGCTGCTCAGCAGTATATGTACCATCCTCATCAAATCCAGATGTATTCTGGATGTTTTGGATCATCTGCTCTCTGAATTGCTTAAACTCGTCTACTGTAGCGGGCTGGTCAAGAGCTTGTGCAGCAAGCAAAGCGTCTTGAGCAATCATTTGATTGGTATTATCAATCTGTTCGATTGCTTCTTGAAGTGCAGACTCATATTCGTTGTAAGCATCTGCAAGCACAGTAAAAACAGGATTATCAGTGCCAAACTCATCCCTTACAGCATTCATAGTATCTCTTAGATACTCATAGTTTGCCATTAGGTCTGAAAATTCTACATCTTCTAATCCCCCGTCTGTGCTATAAACGCTTGGAAGAAAGATTGTTCCGCCACCATTTGAACCAGTGTTGTCGATCCCCTCATACCCAAGAGATTCAAGATAGGCCATTGCTTCTCCAGCAGCTTCACCCGTTGCAGAATAAAAGCTGTGTGAGTTGAAATATCCATCAAGTTCCTTAACAGCTTCTTCTTTTGCAATATCAGCCGCTCTTGCTCCTTGAGAGATATTTGTACGCATTTGCTCTCTTGCCGCTTCAACAATAGAATCTCTTAGATTCTTGTAATCTCCAGAAAGATTTTGAACGGCGATTCCTTGGGTCTCAAGATAAGCAACAAGCTCATCCTGAATACTCATCAGATCTTCTTGGGAGGCAGTGCCAGCTTCCACGGCATAGCTCATCTCAATATATGATGAGGCAAGATCATATAGTTCATTTGAACTCTGGACGGCGGCAGAACCAGCCTCCAATGCAGCCTCACGAGCCTCTTTTGATTTATTGACAAGAGAAGTGATACCAGAGACAATAGCGTTAATAGCTAAGCCGATGCCAAGTCCAATTAACGCATTAAGCGCTGTATTAAGTACCTGCACACCAATAGCAGCAGCCTTGGATTTAACACCCATAAGAGTAGTTTTAAGACTGGCCTGTTCCATAGATGATGCGTATGCCTTTGAAGAAACAGCTGCATCATCAGATACCTTCACAGCACTGCGTAGGCTATCGCTACCCTTACCAATAGTGTCATTCCAGATGATTTGTCTTTGTGTTAAATCCCCTGTTGATGTTCCAAGGTTTGCAATTTTGCTATTATACTCGTCCAACAACTTGATATCATTATCAAGCTCAAGTTTTTGGGCGTTCCATGAAAAGGCGATTCCAGTGCCAGAACCTCCCCAATTCTTTTGATCTGTTGTACGGAATAAGTTCAGCTTATCAAAGAATGGAGTCACGGCAGCAAAAACAGCCGGCAAAGCACCAACCGTATCGATAAGAGAAGTTAGCCACCCAAGCAGACCAGTACCAACATCAAAAGCTCCTTTAATTAGGTCGCTGCTCAGAATGGTATTAGCAAACACCTCATACTGAGCCTGGAACTGTTGCTGCTTGGCTTGAATGCTATCCATCCACTTCTCATGCTCTGCAACAGCAGAACCCTCGGCGTTCATAGAAACATCCATAACCTTGACTGCATCGCTCATATTCGTAATAGCAGCAGCCAGGGCGTTACCCTGTCTCTTACCTGCCAATAGCTCAAGCAAAGCAGCCTGGTCGATATCGCTCATCTTTTCCCAAACTTCGCTGATTCCAAGCATGATATCATAAGTGCTCTTAAATGTTTCATCATCGAGCATGATATCAAAACCGCCGCTGCCATCAACATTTGTCAGCCCTAAGATTTTATCTCTTAGAGAAGCAGTAGTTTCAGCCATGTACTCTGTTTCAAGGCCGGCCTCTTCCAATTCGGTTTTTGCACCACGAATACGCATGGAGACGGTCTTCCACATCGTACCAACCACATCAGGGTCTTGAATAACATTGTTTGCCGCTACGATCAAAGCAATAGATTCATCAATGGTGTTATTTGCCTCTGCCATCGCTGAAGCGCTTCGCATCATAGCCTCACCAATGCCACCAGAAGAAATAGCGAATCGGTTGCCTACCTCGTTGAATTTATCAACGATGCTCATGGTATCATCTACTTCAATACCAAAAGCTTTCATAGTAGAGATGATTGAGTTTGTAGCACCATCAATACCGTCTACTTCATCACCTACTACGGCATAAATATTGGCTACCTCAGAAAGCTGAGAGGCATCCTCCATATTGTATCCAAGCCGTGCAAATGAGGCAGTTGAATCTACGAAGTCCGCATAGGTAGTTCCGATTTGAACAGCTTTTGTGGCTGCATCAGAAAGGAAGTTTTCATATGCTGTGTCTGTTTCGTCCGTAACCTTCTTCAGCTCTGTCATAGCGCTATCCAGCTGTACAACTGCGTCATATAGACCAGTCACACCGCGCATTACGCCGGCAATCACACCGCCAAGCACCATCCAGGAACCCATCTTTGCGGCATTGGCCTTTAGGTCATCCCAAAGAGAACGGCTATGTTTGCCAGCCTGAATCAACTCTTGTTCAAATAGACGAATCTTCGCATTTAGATTAGTTAATTCCTTGCTACTACTAATCATCTTTGATTCATCAAAGAGCTGTTGCCATTTTGCAAGAAGATTAGGATCACTCACGAATGAACTATAAGTGTTCTTCAAATTCTGAATCCGCAATTGAGCAGTCTGAATATTTGAAGTCAATCTATCTGCGTCGATAATTTTCCCAGACGCAGAGTTTTGTAGCTTCATTTGCTTGAATTGCTGATTCAACAACGACAGCTGGTGGCGGTAAGCGTCAAGGTCTGTTGGGTCGAGTGCTTCATCAAGCATTTGTTTTGCTTGATTTACTGCCGCCTGAAAATCTGATCCAAACAAACCAGAATTTTGCCAGCGCTGAATATCAGTTTGAAGTGCGGCCTGTAACTCAGCTTTTTTGTCTGTAAAGGTAGCCGCATTCAAATCGGTTGCTGCATATGCAGATGTCTGAAGTTCTCTTGCGTATCTCTGCAAGTCAGCAACCATAGAATTGATCTCTCTCTTATGATTCGCAGATAGCGTAGTATTCGCCTGTCGGATTTGATCAATTCTACTCTTTACTTCTGTAAGTTTCGCCTGATATTGATTGTATTGCTCCATATCAGCAAGCAAAGGTTTAGATGTGTTTGAAAGTGTTTTGCTTGTAATATCAGCAATCTTATTATCAATACGATTCAGATAATCAAGAGTACGCTGTAAATTTGTTCCGGCGTTCTTATCTGATAGAATGGAATTGTCCTGTACAAAGCCGCTATAGTTTCTTGAACCATGGCGAATTTTTGCAAGATTAAAATTAAATCTCTCTACAACGCCGTCTGCTTTGGTTACACTGGCAGTAAAGCTTTGGATATCCCCCTGAGCATCCTTGAATACATTGACAACATCTACACTGCCAAGTTTACTAAATTGTTTTTGAACACGAGATACAATATCTCTTACACCAGTAAAATATCTCTGTCCGTCTGCATTCAACTGAGCAGCATCGAAAACTTTGATCTGTGCGCCTCGACCACTGCTCCCAGCAGCTGAAACCTGTTTTGCGATTGATTGTAGCTGGCTCTGCGTGGTTCTGATAGAAGCTTCATCAACAGCTACCTTCAGCTTTACTTCGTGCGATGCGCTCAGCGATTTAACAATACTGGATAATTGAGAGTCAAGCGATGAGGCACTACTGTCATCAATGATCGCTTTTAGCAGAATTTGCAGTTCATCCACGCACAATCACCTCGCTTAAAATAAATTAACTTATTCCTAATGAATATTATCGAACTTTAATTCCATGTTTTCTTAAACCGTTCTTCATAGCGATTACATGTTCGCCAGAAGCATCCAATCGCGCAATCGTTGTTGCTGTAAACGGTCTTGCCTTTGGCCGTTTCCAATAGTCATAACCAGGATCTCCAGATTGCCCTACTCCATGCTCAATCACATAAGGCAGGCTTTTATTAACGGTGGCACGAGCACCATTTCTTCCGTTCAAATATGGATTTGGTTCAGTCTCGTTGACAACAGACATTATCCCGTTTTTGGCCGCTCCACCTTTGATTACGATGTTATACGGATCTCCAATTCCTCCATACTCATAGCGCCTCTGATAATATCCAGATGTAGGCATACTATAAACTACATCGTCCACAGCCTTTACCTCTTCTTTTTGAACCACTGGAAATACATCTTCTGTCAACACCTGGTCAACCCGTTTTTGCAAATAGGCCATAAGCTCTTTTGTACTTTTGAATTTTGGCATATTGCACCTCACAAAAAAGTAGGACAGCAATAATGCCATCCTACTTACATATATTTCAAATTGTCGGCATGTTCACTAATCCATCCGCGATAGTTCTTCTTTAGTTCGCATACCTCGCATCTTTCATCGCCCAAAAACCAATTCATATATCGAACAAAACCTGAGCGCTCTGGGTTCTTATACAAATCGATTTGCCCATCATGCCCGATCACTATAACCTTACAGCTGTCGTGGATTCTGGTTAGAACCTTCATAAGCTCGTCAAAATAGTAATTCTGCGCTTCATCAATAATCACTACTTTGTTTTCAAAATTTACACCGCGCAGAAAAGTGTGTGTTAAGCATCTTACATACGCAGTCCCGTTCTTTTCATTCATAATGTTGTCAAACAAAACGGTGTTTAGATTTACTCCAATTTTGAGCAGCGCCTCATAAAACGGTTCAAAATACGGTTCAGACTTTTCTTCAATAGAGCCGGCCAAATACCCTTGCTTTTGTTCCTGGGTGGGCGCTGCAATATATACAATCCCATCGTACAAACCATATTCGCACAATAGATTTGCCGTGGCCGATGCAATCGTTGTTTTACCAGTTCCGGCCTTTGCATTGCAAAATACAATTAGCTTCTCTGGGTTCCAAATCGCATCTCTAAATTTCTTTTGATACTCGTCGCACTGAATACCGTAGAATGGATTGTTGTCTAAAGTCTCAGGTGCCTGCGGTTTAATTGGGTATGAAATGCTGTTCTTTCGCGCCATGAAGTGGCCTCCTAAATAATTTCGTCAAGATCTGTAATAATTTCATCGGCAACGCCGTACTTAATAGCTTCATCACTGAACATAAACCAGTCTCTTCGATAATTCCGATCAATCAAATCTTGTGGAATATTGGTATGCTCTAAAATAAACTTACGAACCTTTGCCTCTGATTCTTTGGTAAACTCCAAATTGTCCAACACCTTACCAGTGTCGCCCACAGCCCCAGTAGAGCCGTCGTGGATCAGAATAGAGGTAGAGTCAAAGATATACCGTTTGTGGCCTGCCATCAGCAGCAACCCTCCACTGCTATACGCTCTGCCCATTCCAATAGTAATAACTGGCGTTTTAGAAAGAGCAATAACATTTGCAGTATAAAGAGTCACATTTGCCGTGCCTCCATCAGAATTGATAAAGATTTTGATCGGTTTTCTCTCTTCAACAGGCAACCCCTTGTCCTCTTTATTCCACTTAAAAATGTACATAGGGATATCAATCATCCCATCGTCAATGAGATCATTCCATAGGATTTCCCTATCGTTCAATCGACGGTAATACTCAAGAAGTGTAGGGGGGGGTAGAGTTGTTTCCATCAGATCTTCAACATCCATAAAATCTTCTTCAAGAAAAGCTTTCCTCATAAGCGCCTCCATCATTTTTATTCTTTTGTATTTCTGCTTTCCAAAAATGCCCCAGCAAGACTCTGCGCTGAAATTTCAGTGTTTTGCGCCATCTTCCCCATGCTGGTTACAAAATTACCCATTTGCTCAGCATCGACACCATCAAATAGGCCGGACATCTTTGATACAAACTCAGAAACATTCTCTGTAATCTGTCTTACATTGCTTTGCTGCTCCGCAATCATCTTTCTCTCTTCAAATGCGATACGTTCATCAATAGACTGACGAATCATATTGAATTGTTCGAGATCGATATTATCAAGAATCACCGCAATAATTCCGGTTGCCGCCATTACAAAATCATAGGTTTTGCTTTGTGATTCAGGCATGGTGAAATTTGCATAATAGGTCATCAGATTTCTCTTCACGATAAAGTCTCTTGCAAGCGGAATAATCAGCATATCGTCAGCCATGATACACTCTCTTACAACATCCTCAATAAACCGAATAGATTCATCCATGGATAATAGCGGCTTAACTGTAAAAGAAAGCGTCTCCCCATCACCATAAGGCATTTGAATTTCCTGCGGAGAAAGATTTAGCTGGTCGCAATATTTCTCCAATGTATTTACAGAGATTTTATTCTTTTTCTTTGACATGAAGTGCCTCTCCTTCTATCTCAAAATGATTTACGGCATAATGCCCGATACATATTGCATCAGATAGATTATCATTGTCTGTATCTACCTTAAATTTATCTTTCACAAACTGGATAGATAGAATTTTTGATTCTTTTTTGCCAGCAGCTTCGAGGGTCTTAATTTTTTCTTTAATCTCCTTTGTGCTTCTACCACGAGCCTTGCAATAATTTTGCCATTGTGTAGGAGCGACAAAGCTATACAAGTATTCGTTTTTCTCAAAAAGATTAACGAGGACACCCTGTAGCTGAGCAAGCTTCTTAAATGACTGTACATTAACACGCAACTGAATATCTTCAATAAAAACAGCCGCAATATCATTTTCTTTAATCAATTCATCTACCAGCGTTTCTATGGCAAGAATCGCCTTTGCGTAAGTGTATTTCTTACTTCCAAATGAAAAAGTCCCGTATTTTTCAAGCTCCTTTGTTTCGTAGTTAAATATCGCCCACGCTCCGTTTCTTGCCTGGTCAATAGCCAGGATTTTTATAAAACCATCCTCCGTTCTCAATATAGAAAAGAAAGAAGGAGAGGTTATTCCTCCCCTTCCTCATCAACTTCAACAGGTGTCTCTACCCGGACATGCGGTTGGTGCGCCTTTGAGATACGGACTTTCTTATCTTTGATTTCACAATAGACCTCTTCCCCTAAATACTTATCAATCCCGCAGTCCTTGGGGAGACAAATTTGAGTGTCCTTGCCATTCAGTTTAGTTTTCACAACGCATAGGTTACTGTCTGTTTGAATGACCTCATTCACATAAATCTTATATCTCATTGATCTGCCTCCAAATCGCTATAAAGAATAAGGGAGGGCGCTTGCCCTCCCCCATTTCTTCTTGTGTCTCAACCCTTAATACTTAACCATCTGAATCATAGAGCCGGTATCCGCGTCACGCATGATCTCGCACTCAAATGTGGTAGTAGAAGGATCTCCCTCGGCAGCAAAGCCAAGCTCAAGGTTAGATGTGAATTTTAGGTTTGGAATAGTAACCTGGAATGCCTCATCCTTACCAGTCTTCTGGTTGCGGAGCACAGTATCGCCCACCAGCTTATATGTACCGCTGAAGTGCTCGGCATCAATGATATAGGTCTCTGCGGTCTCTTCGCTGTCATAATCATAATACACTACGACTCTCTGATCAGCAGCGTCGGCAACAGTAAGCTCCTTACCGGAGAGCTGTGCGCCAGACATATCGAATAGAGCCTCTTCATCGCAGTCGGAATCATAAGGATAAACCAGGATCTTATCCGCTGTAGTATTAGGCTCAAACCCAAGTGTAATCTTACCTGTGGAGTCTGCCCTTAGCGGATACAAACTACCCTTATTCACGCCGTTCTCATCATACTCGGTTGTCTGTCTGATACGAATGGTCTGTACACCGACCTTACGGGCAATACCAGAAATAAGCTCCAGTGACTTTGGAGAAATCAAAGCGTCCTCGATAGTCAGAGTAGCTTCCTTATTGATCTCCCATGTAATCAGCTTAGGATTGCCCTTACCGCCTCTTGCGTATACCTTCTCAGAGGTAACGCTAATTGAAGAAGTCTTCAGGCTGTCAAACTGGATAACCGGCTTGTCTGTCTCCATATCATAGAGAACAACGTCCATGACTTCTTTTGCGCCAAATTTTGCGTTAGACATTTACAATACCTCCTTAAAAAAAATAAACAGCCTGGTTTCCCAGACTGTCTGCTGATTTATTCATCTTCACGTTTGATCTTTGTAATCCAGTGCGTGAGATTTATATCTTCTTTTTTAGCGCCGTGTAATAGCGCTTGTACATTGACCTCATAATCCTCCATGATCTTTAGACGATTGAACTGATCGTTAAACTGGTACAAATCGTACTCCATAATCTCATCCATCGTCATACCGATCCCACTTGCCAAAATGCTAACAAGATCAGCAAGCGTCAATGAGGATTCTTCGTCTCCGCTTTTCGCTTTTCGCCTTTTCAATCGTTCTTCTTTTCTTCTCTGCAAGACTCTACGAGCCGCCTCGTTGTCTGGGTTCTCTTCCTCTTCCTCAACTCCTTGAAGACCATTTCTTAACCTAATGATCTCTTGAACAGAGTCAAAGTTGTCTTTTGTAATCTCAAATCCATCTCCGACAAAAGATAGTTTTCTTGTCGAGAATGTTAATTTGCTATGTGTAATCTTGGTCAACCAAAACATCATCATATGCAATGTTTCTCTGTCGTGCAGTGCATTCCCAATCAAATAATTGAAAGCTCCAACACCAGAAATGTCTTTGCCAAGCAACGCTCCTATATCGCTCTCTGTCAGGGACAAAAATCGAATATCTGTGTTGTACTTGGTATATCCAACACGAGCAATCTCACGAATAGGAATTGGATAAATTGGAACCCCATCTACGAATATCGGATCTTTAGCACATAGCTTCAAATCAAGATCTCTTGTTTCCAAACTTATTCCCGATTAAAATCAACTGTTCTATAAACAAGTGTAGTGCCATGAAAATCTTCAGCCGGCGTAAACTTGTCCCAGGATTTCAATTCCACTCTACCCAGGCCAAAACAGTTGTTTCCGTTAATCAGCTTGTCGATCTCAGTGGTAAGCAGATCAGTGACAAGTCCCTTTGGTGTTCTCATTGTTCTTTCATGTGCTATAATCCAAATGTAGATATTAAAATCAGAAAATGAACGATTGATAATTCTTGGTGCAACAATATCAAAACAAATATAAGTCCCTACATCTGTTGTCTTGCCTACCATAAAATCATATGGAAAAATACGCTTATAAGCCAAATCCATCGCGCCCATGTTCGGGTTGTCTTCAGGACGGACTAAATCAATGATTGCATCGCATTTGCAGATACTTTCCATAATGGTATCTCTGTACTTAGGGATCTGTTCAAAATACATCAATACCACCCCCTAATTGTAAATACAGCCGTTTGAGACAATTCGTATTCAAGATTTGATACTTCAACCGTGATTTCATGCCCTATATATTCCCTATTGTCAAGAGCATACAAAACAAAATATCCATCTCCTATCGATTCAATCATGCCATATTCAGATCCATCAATTATTGAGACTTCAAATTTGGTCGGAGACAGTACAACTCCATCTTTTAGCAGTTCAATAGAAGCTCGGAGTTTTTCTCCGAATACGATGCTCTTTTCACCACCGTCTGTTGTTATTCGGATTGAATAACCATCTGGGATATCATCTGGTTTAGAAAAGTCAGACACCCCATAATAATCTGCAACCATTAAATCTTTATTGTCTGTTTTTTCATCAAACTGACTTTCCACAATTGTCCACTGAATCAGACCATCATCTTTACCACAAGAATATCCGCCTGGGTCGATTTGTGCTAAGCGATATGCGGTTGGTTTATCATGGTTTTTATCGATCAAGAATCTGAATCCGCTATCTAACTTAATGGTCTCTTCATTATACGGGATATAGATTAGGTGCTGCGATGTACCCAATGTAAGATGATCTTCCGAAGTTTCGCCAGATCCATATTGAGTACTGTTGATATCATAGACTGGGTACTCAACGACTTTTCCAGTAATAGGAGATAGGAATTTGATTGAATATTTACACTGCCATGCAATGGCTTTTTCGTACATTTTGTTGTTGTCAGGAAGCGAATATACAAGCCATGTTTGACCTCTCGCCTTAATATACTGGCCACTCCTTAATGTACCAATTCTGCAAAGGAACTGTCTTAGTACGCTATTGTTATAGTTGTCTGCTGTTACACCTTGGATAATTGCGCGTGTCTTAACAGCAGTAGCAGACAGAGTTTTTTCATATACCTCAATGTCATCCGCCAACGGGGATTCTAAGATCTCTTCAAACCCACCCTGCGCAAATGCTGAAAATTCGTCTCCCTCAAAACCGCTATTGAACAAAGGCTGAGACATTAGATACCAAGATTCTGGCATTTGATCCCCTCCTTCAATCAAAACAGTTTCTCTTTAATTTATGAAGCATAACATTTACTCTGCTCAATTCACTATCTAACTCCTGCTTAGTCACGCGCTTTGTTCCGTCTGCTCCAGTTACCTGAATATCCTTCGCATATATACCGTTAAGCGCCATAACACGGCTCAGCTCTCTTTGAAGATAACTGACATACATCATCAAAGCCAAAATACGGATAGTAGGTCGATCAAGTTTATTGGAAAACGATTCGCTCTCACTGTCGTAATCAAGAGCAACATTCAATTCAAGTTCATAGTCTGCAAGTGCAGTTTCTAACCATTGTTTCTCCAAGCCTGGATCAATCCGATATTTTGTTAGAGGCATGGAGTGAAAGCTTGTCTCAATGTCCGTAAATGTGGTTGGCTGATCCATACCTCATCCTCCCTACTCAAATAGTGTTCGTATCAGCGAGTTCGTTAATTGCGGCCATTTTCCATGCCGCAACATCGTCGCCTCCACACTCCTTTGCAATCTGGACAATCATCTTCTTTTCGGCTGTCGTAGTCACCAGCTCGTTCAGGCGGGCATTAAACGCCTCCTTGCCACGAATGGCGAGTAGAGCCTTTACGGATTCCTCGTTCAGTACAACTGCGTCCTGAGTAGACTCTTCTCCGTATCCAAGCAAAGCTTTACGCTGCTTATCGTCTACAATAAACAGACGAGCATGATCGCCCTGGTTTGAAGTACCATCGCCTACAAACAGCGGGTTTCCTCTTTGAATCTGCATCTGTACCTCTGCTACATCCAGTTGAGAAAAGTTTTTTGCATTAGCGGGGATACGAATATCTCCAACACCATTTTCACGCTTAAAATAAAGCGCCCATCCACACAGATTGTTGATTGCAACCTTATCTGTCAATTCCATATTTTCAATTCGCTCCTTATAAAAGATTCGGGGAGGGGTTTCCTCCCCGTTTTAGATTATTTAACTAACTCCTATTAGAGTGTCGGAACCTCGAAGTTAGTATCAGACAGAAGACCAATCTGATCCTCCATGCCCTCAGCCACACCAGCGCCGATCTCCATATCAAAACGAGTCAGATGCTGACGGGTTACGATATCATCGCCAGTCATGGTGGTCAAGCCGCCACGACGGAAAATCTGGAGAGGTGCGATATTGCCCTGAGGAATGAAGAAGAGCAAGCCCTGAGGCATATAAAGCTCATAAGAGGTCTTGTCCTCATTCAACCGAGTAAAATCAAGAGCGTTTGGCAGCTCCACGATATTAGAACCATTGTAGAAGCTCAGCAGGCCAGTCTTGCGGATCTCATCAGCAACTGCATCTGCTCCGAAAGGAATAGTAGACGCGCCAAATGTCTTGTGGCCGGCAAAATCATTCAACTGGGAAACCACAGCATAGTCACCGCAAATGTTAGTCTTGCCATACCGACGCATTACCTTCAGCATGTCATCAACTGCGGTCTGAGTGATGCCGGAACTCTCTGCAAAGTGCTTCACGCCCTTTGCGTTCTTCAAAGCCTCATACAGCTTTGCGATTACATAGTACACAGCTTTATTCTGCATATCAGTCTGCACCTGAGCCATACCCTCAGCAACAGTTCCGTCAAAGTTACCGCTTTGCAGCTCACGATAATCTACAGCATAACCAGCAGAGATTGTCTGGGTGGCAATTGGGTACTCACGGAAGCTGTGGGTAGCGAAAGGCACATCACCGCTTGAAGCCTGGAAACGAGAATCAATGCTCTCGTACTTATAGGTCTTCATCATAGGTACGGTATCATAAGGCAAAGATCTGTATGTACCCATAAAGTTGAAGATCTTGATAGCCTCGATCAGTTTAGGCTCAATTGTAAAACGCTGAATAGCGTTCAGCTCAGAAACAGCCTGGTGATCGCCATCGATTGCACGGCCAGCAAGCTCCTTGATATAAGCAACGGCCTTATCTACTACTTTACCGTCAACAGTAGGACGATTGCCCTGTGACAAGGCAGAAAACACCTCAACGATTGGAGAGGTAGCCTTTACCTTAGAAGTGCCAACAGAGTCTTTCACATTGTTGACTGTGTTAAGCTCAAAAATCTTATCCATTATCTTCTATCCTCCTTTGCAAAATAAAATCCTTACTGAGCAACAATTTCAGCAAGGATACCGTCATCCATATAAGCGGTCTTAGCAATTACCTTAAAGGAAACTGCATAGTCAGTTGCGTCAGCAACTTTCTTCACAAGTCCAGATGTGGTGAATACCAGAACATCTCCTGCGGCCAGATCCTCAGTCCCGCCGTCAATCTCAAAAGCAGCAAACTCAATCTCCAAACCGTTTACAGTTCTCAAATCGTCAGCGCGAACATACTCGCCAGCATTAACCACATATGTCTCTGGACTGTTGTGAAGCTCAGGCTTATCATTGATGTTGGTTACGATATATACAATCCCCTTTGCAGCAGTATCGTCCTCTGCAAGAGAAGCAGTCTTGGCAACGCGATCAAGCACTACGCCCATACCAACTTTCATATCCACAGCAGCCTTGCAATATGGAATATTCTGCACATTCTTAAATGCACCAATAGTCTTGTATTTCATCTCTTTTACCCTCCTTAATTAGCCAAAGATGTCCACGTCACCGTCATCCTCAGGAGATGCTACTCCGCCAAAGATATCAGGTGCGTTATTCAACTCGGTTGTGCGTGTCTCCTTGTTCTTGCGAACCATCTCAACACAAATCTTGCTTGTGATGCTGTTAATCTCAACAGACATCGGATCTGCCTTAAACGCTTCAATTTCAGCTTTGGCAAGATCCTGCTCTTCCTGGCTAAACTCTGCCAGAGCAGAATTCAACTCAGCAATTTTCTTCTCCTTCTCCAGAGCAGTATTAGCGTCCTTCAAGCTATTAAGCTCTGCTGTCTGAGATTCAATTGTCTGATCCTTCTCAGCAACAGAAGCGTTAGCAGCGGCCAGTTTCTCATTCAGCTCGGAGATCTCTGCGTCTTTTGCGGCTACAGAATCATTAAGCTCAGCAATTTTCTTCTCATACTCGCCACTTTTATTATTAAGCTCGTTAATGGTCTGAGTTACAGAAGACTTGATAAGCTCAACAGCCTGACTCATCATCTTCTCGTCCATACCTGTTTCCTCCTTAATTTCTTGGGTTTTATTATTTAACTCCATGACGATTGCTGTATCATCTGCCGGTCTGATACCAAGAATGGCATATCCACTGTAATCATAGATTTCAGGGATTCTTCCTTTCTCCTTGTAACCGCCATCGTAAATAATACGATTTTCATTTTCCGGCCTGCCCACAATTTCAACAGACCCCCTAACTGTCCCATGCTCCATTTTATCTTTAAGCCATGCGACAAACTTTGGGTATCGCATCTCGTCGATATATCCATCTGCAATTAAGACTCTTTTTGTTTCGCCATCAATTTCAATATCGTCGATATACCCGCGCTCAAAATGTCCTACAACAGTTGCATCTTCCATATACGGCATATCTGAAATTTCTGTAAGGCCGTGACCATATGGCAGTGTTCTGTCTTCGCTAATGAATTCAACACACAGAGACATATTTGAAACAGAGTCAATTGTCTGCTGAGTATATTTCTCATCCCAGGAAATTCCGTTCTCCTGCCACTCATTATGGTTAGAGAAAATTTCGTGAAGAACTACCTTAACTTTTCTTCTTCCCGTGATTTGACGTTCATTTGAGAGTTCAAAAATCTGTCCGGTTGGAATACCTTTTTGCATTTTCTCACCCCCTTATCCTGTTGACGGCTTAGGCATATTATTACCACCGTTTGTTTTTTCCTGAACAGCAGCTGGGTCGTTGCTGTTTGTTGGTGGCCTGCCGCCTTTATTGTGATCCTCAAATTCTGGATCATCTTTACCAGTCACAGTGAAGGAAGTTCTATGAACAGGATACTTGTTCTCAAAGTCCTCATCCAACTCATAATCCATCAACGCAACATAGGTATCTGGGTTAATTCCTGTGGAAGCAATCCAAGCGTACAAACTTCCCTTTCCTCTTGCGTAGAGATCTGACATATATCCAACCATTTGATCACGGTTTACCATCGTGATAGGCAAAATATAAAATTCCACTCTACAACTTGGATCTTTAATAATATTCTTGTTGATGCACTTATTAAGCTCATCGACAATATCTTCAATCCAAGAATACACATTTGCCGCAACAAGTTCCAAATTCAAAGTCGCGGTTGAGTAGTTTCCTGTGCTACTGCCGTCAAGAGCGCTTGCACTAACACTGATATCTTTGTTCACAGAATCAACAATAGAGTTCTCGTTCTTTTCATCCAGCAAGGATACATCCAAAGATATCTTGTCAAGCTTTGTCCCGCTTGCCAAAGAGAAGAATGATGTGCTACTTCCACTTCTGCTCTTACTTGCCAAAGCGTTTTTAATTAGGTCATGTTGCTGCCGTTGTTGTTTCTCATTCAGAGCAGATGTGCCTTTGTCCTTTCCCTCAGGAAATGTCTCATATACAATTTGATTGTTTACAGAATCAAGTACATTCCTCTTGGTATCAATAAAATATTGAGCATAGCTAATATCATCAAGAGCTGCAATAGAAAACGGGATACCATATGGATCAGAGATTTCACTTTTGATTTTTGTTACAATGGTTTTTGTATTGTCAAGTACAAGCCATGACCCATCAAACTCTCCATTATTTTTCTTCATCCATCCCTCTTGGATCTCTTTTGGGAACCCGGCAAGTTTCTTCTTTCTTGCATCATCAGTGAAATAGTCAAAGTACCGCAAGTCAAAAGCAACAACATAGCTATTGTTTTTACGGCCAATGATTCTTACATAGTCAACTGGAAGAGGGATTACCATTGCATTGATTCCAAGAGTATTGATTTCAGTGATATTCTGGATCTCATAATCCGTAAGCGCCATTCTATAATCAGGTGTGGTTGCAGCTGTCTCAAAATAAGCTACATACATCCCGTCGTTGGCATTCTTAAAGATCCCATCACGGATAATCTGCTTATATCGAATTGTGTTTAGAGTGCTTTCCATTTTGATTTTGTTTGCACGATAATTCCTCGGCTTTTGTCCATTAGGCCGGCGAGATTTTGAAACAATGACACCATCTAATGTGTGCATCGATTTCATATAATCAATAGCGCCGGACACAACGCCGTTTGTCCTATAAGCCCACTTTGCCATTTTTCGTAGTTCCGCTATATGGCTCATAGGATTTTTTGTGAAAGCGCGAATTTCCTGAATTGTATATGGAGACTCACTCGACCCACAAAGCATATTGATATATGCGCTTTCCAAGCTCGTGTTAAACTCATGGATATGATCGTCCTGTGTCACAGCAGAATTTACTTCACTGACATTATTCCGCTTCCAAAATTGATACCATTTCTTTTCGCTCTGCAACTTCATCACCCCCTTCAGTTAAATAGTGGTACATAATCGTACTCTGCTGTATCAGACAGCAAATCATGCTCAAGCATTTGAGCAAAATAATTACCGTAAGAAACAGATGTATATCTGTCCTTACGGTCACTGTTGTTCATTATTTTAATTAGACCTGTTTGATCTCCGCGCTCATACTCAAGATTGATCATCTCATTGATAAGAGCAACCGTTTCAATATATGGTCGTTCAAAGAATAGCTGCGTGTCTACATCAGCTGAAGCATACTCTGGAATAAAGTTTGCGATTTCATCAACAGCCTCTGTATTACTGATTAACAGATCAATCATGCCGGAGTTGAGCGCATTTCTCATCGACTCTGCAATATTGCTGTTTGTCTCAAGCTGGGCTTTGATAATATAAACATTCTCTTCTGCCCCTGCAATCTGGATTCTGTTCGCAACCTTATCGTCGTTCATACACTTCCATGGTTTGTATTCAACATTGCGCTCTTCATCAAATAAAACCTTGGCAAGCATATCATAAACTGAGATACCAGCATTTCTTCCGTCCAATACGCAATAATCCGCATTGAAGTCTGTGTATAGCTGCTTAATTCTAATAGCCTGTTTTGTAGTTTCTCCACCATGAACAGATTCCATATAGACTACCTGCCGGCGATATCCCCTCTTGATAGTGATATGCTCACCAGCAGTATCCATGACCTTATGCTCTTGGCTCTCAGGCAACAGACGAATACAGGAGAAGATTGAGTTATCGGTGTCGTTTCCACCTTCCATAGCAATATCACAAGATAGGATTCTGATCTCTCCTACTTGCTTTGGAATCCCATATTTATTCTTCTGCCGCAAAAGCGCTTCGTCATTTCTGCGAGGATAAAATGCCCTTTTCAGCCGTCTGTTCCTATTGAGCTGATCATAGTTAAAGAAAGACCTTGCGTTCTCTGCGATCATCTGGTTTTCATACTCGATAGCCCAAGACATTGGATCAAGCTTTTTGCGTTCTTTAATCAAGAAGTTTCTGGTCTTGATATTATGTTTGAGTGCAATGCTGTAGTCCATAGCGATGACACATGAAGTACCACCAGACAACATATCTTTTGTAAAGGTCTTTATCAAGTTCCACATCCAATGGTTCTGATACCATGCGGAGCTGATATAAACCTCTTTTGGCTCTTCCTGCATTCCGGCATATTCTTCTTGCTTTAAGTAATCCGTCTGCCGAACATATAGGAACGGAGACAAAACGCTGTCAATAATGTTCTTAGCAATCATACGGAACTCTTCATAAATCATAACCGTAGCACGATAGCCACGAGCATTTTCATTCGCCGCTACGACAACAATAGAACTTCCGTTCTTAAAGACAACTTCAATTTCGTTCTGGTTGTCCTTAAAACTATCTATTTCGTCAGCAAGAAGCGGAGATTTTGGCAATAGCTCCTTTTTTATCTTTTCTGACACAATCAACCGCGCCTGCTTTTTTGTCGCTGAGGCCACAACGATTCTTGCCCCAGGCCGCAAAATGGCCTCTTTGCAGGCAAACACAGCAATTAGGAATGACTTTGCTGCGGATCGAGCTGCGACAATACAGAAGCTTGGGAAATACTCCATCAGATATAGGATTATATGCTGATATAAATGAAGAGCAATCCCAAAATAGTGCTCTACAAATCTTGATGGATTTCTTCTATAATATGTAATCCACATCAAAAGTCTTTGTACATTTTCTGACTTGTGCAAATAGTGGCTTGGAGGAAAGTGCTCATATAGCTGCTTTTGCTTTTCATCCATTAAAGCATCGTAGTTCATGGTCATTCCTCCTGCGTCAGCTTGAATTCCTTATCAAGATCCTTAGACCCTGTTAATAAGTTCTTCAAAGGCCGGAAGATAAACCGCGAAGCATAGCTGCCAATGTCATCAGCGTCTTTGAACAGTTTTTTATCTTTATAAAATTCTGCCGGCGTATACTTCTCAATATCGCTGACCCACATTCCAAGCGGTTTTAATTGTACAGACTCTTCTTTCTTCTGACGGCGATCCTCCAGCTCTGTCGTAGCAGCGTTAATATAATCCTTATAGGTCTTTGCCAGTGCCCCGATTCCTGAATCACCACTCTGCACAGATTTTTGCAGTTGAAGTTTTAGATAGCACAAACTCTTATAAAGCTCGTCCTGTCTCTTATCCTCAGGAATACCATACTTCTTTACCCAATCGTCGTACTCATACTGCAATGTCTCATAATCCTGATCACTAAAGCCAAGTCCAAACAACTGAATTGTTTCAATCGGAGTCGTAATCTTTGGATTATCCTTTACGGCCTGTATCGTTTCTGCATTCTCAACCTTATTCGCTCTTCGATATAAAATCGTATCTGCATAGGACGCACCTTTGGTTTGCGCAAGATTGAGCTTTGAGAAGTATTGGCTTACCTTACTTCTATTGGGAGACGGGTGTTTCTTTGCATTCGCCCACGCTACTTCATCAAAGCAAGTGTTGATAGTAGCGCATAGAAGCTCCATAGCCTTATCCTGGTCTCCGTCAAACACATCGTCACGATAATACTCAAAAGATTTATCTAAACACCTACGACAGATCGTAAGATACCCGCCGTTCTTTGCATAATAAGGAGACGGAGTAACATTAAAATTGTCTTTCTGTCTCATGTATCCCTTGCCACAGGCCGTACAATGATAGGGGTATTTATCTTCGTTCTCAAAGGACATCCGCTCTGGCCGTTGTGTTTTTGCTGCGGCTCCTTTTTTCAAATCATTTGCCACTCCACTTCCTCCTTTCGGCAAAAATAAAAAGACACATGAATTCTCATGTGTCGAAAATTTGGTGCGCCTGAAGAGTCTCGAACTCCCGACCCGCGCCTTAAAAGGGCGCTGCTCTACCAACTGAGCTACAGGCGCATATTGAATTGCCCGGTTTGCACGGTGTCCCCACTTATTTTACGCCCGTTGGTAACTCCCTTTAGGCACAAGACACGATCATCATATAGTGATTTTATTCCTCCAAATAAAATTGCTGTCCATGTCTTTATTATGGTGGAACGAGATGGTAACGATCCATCATCCTGCGGTTTTTCAGACCGCCGCTCAGACCTCATAAGCTATCGTTCCAAAGAAAAGAGAAGTTGCGGTACAACTTCTCTGGCCTCAATATACAACATGGTATATGAGGTATGGCGGCGCAGGTAGGATTTGAACCCACGGTGCGTTCATCACGCACGACGGTTTTCAAGACCGCTGCCATAAACCAGACTCGGCCACTGCGCCATATTGGTCGGTAGGGTTGGACTTGAACCAACAGCGTTTCTAATGTCACGATTTTACAGACCGCTTCCTTCACCAATTTGGATACCTACCGATTTTTATCTAAACTAAATATTTACCATGTATTTATAAGTATTAAATCCCTGCCCATTAGAATTTGGCGTTGTTCTTAAAACAATACTTCTTTGATTCCCATATTCAATTAAATCCTTCATAGGGATCAAAAACATATTCATGTCTTTATCCGAACAAAACAATATATCTAATGGATGGTCTGTAATGCGGTCATAAACAGAGCCATTTGTGCCGCCCTTAGATGTAAGCGATATTTCTGCATTTTCAGAAGATGAAAATTTACATTGAACGGTTTGAAAGATCCCACTCTTTTCTACAATCATGTCATACCACTGAGTATCATTTAATGGGAGAGACACTGTGTATCCATTCGATCCGAAATATGCGATTGCCAAACTTAGGCCAACTCTGCCCCTATCTTTATTGGTGTTTACTATCAATATTCCTCCAAAATTAGTAACTAAATTTTAATAACTGGTGCCGGCAGTAGGAATCGAACCCACAACATGCCGCTTATCTGGCGCTACGGAGTATAAACCCGCTGCTCTACCAGTTGAGCTATACCGGCAAAGATAAAAGAAACAAGACACATAAGAAAGAAAGGGAGGTAGAAAGAAAGGAGATGGTCTAAAAGAAACTTACATTTTAATTGCTGTTTGTGTCTTTACTTTGGCAAGAACTGAAGGACTCGAACCCTCACCAACGGTTTTGGAGACCGACATGCTACCAATTACACCAAGTTCTTATATGGCGACTCCAGCGGGGATTGAACCCGCGACCTCCGGCGTGACAGGCCGGCGCGATAACCATCTTCGCCATGGAGCCACAATGGTGCCGTCAATGGGACTTGAACCCATACGAGATTGCTCCCACCAGCCCCTCAAGCTGGCGTGTCTGCCATTCCACCATAACGGCATTGGTGATGCGTCCGGGGCTTGAACCCGGAAATTCCACCTTGAAAGGGTGGCGACTCTACCAATTCGTCCAACGCACCAAGTTATTTGTCCCAAGGAATCAACTCGTACAGATCATACGGAGAATTTGCGGTGGCAACCTTTTCAAAACCACCAGCAACAATCTTCCAAAGCGTATGCTTTTTCTTCTCAGTGTTTTGACTGATTTGAAATTCCATACCACTCTTTGTTGTACAGTGAACCCCAAGTCCATTTTCAGTTACTGGAATCTTTCTAACAACTTTTTGTTTACTGGTTTGATTTTCTGTCAATGCTTTCCTTGGCACAGTAATTCTCCTTTGGTGATGCCAGTGGGGATCGAACCCACAACCTCCAGCTTGAGAGGCTGGTGACTTAGCCAGTTCGTCGATGGCACCAAATAATTTTTATGGCTGGGGTAGCTGGACTCGAACCAGCGAATGCGGGAGTCAAAGTCCCGTGCCTTACCACTTGGCTACACCCCAATATTTCTTTTTGCGTGTTGCATTCTGAATTAAAATGTGGTATAAATGTAATAACCAAATTGATTGGAGGCAATGTATTATGGCAGAAGAAAAAGCAAAACGCGCTCGTCGTACAGTCGAAGATCGTATCGCAGAAATCGACGCTAAGATCGCAGCTCTTGAGGCAAAGAAACAAGAACTGCTTCGTCCCGCCAAAATGAAAAAGATTATCGAAGAAGCTTCCGCCAGCATGACTCCAGAAGAAATGGCCGAAAAACTTGGCGTTAAGCTTTAACCCTCTCGCCCCGCCGCAAGGCGGGGTTTTATTTTTACCGTGCCTGCACTCCCGATTCTCCAAACAGGATCTCTCGCTGACCAGGCCATACCATCCAGTCCTTTATGGCAGAAACAAACGAGCGTAGTTATTTTATTGATCGTACTTTTACTACCACACGGATGGTACGCCAGAGAGGAATCGAACCCCCAGCCTTAGGATTAGAAGTCCTATGCTCTATCCAGTTGAGCTACTGACGCATGTTGGTGCTGGCGGTGGGACTTGAACCCACACGGTATCGCTACCAACGGATTTTGAATCCGCCGCGTCTGCCATTCCACCACGCCAGCTTATTATACAGAGCGCCTTGTTTGGTTTGATCAGTTAAAAGTTGATTCCATAAATAAAGTTGCTGTATGCGCTCTTGTTGGTGCGGGTAACAGGGGTCGAACCTGCACGGGGATAACCCACCAGATCCTAAGTCTGGCGCGTCTGCCAATTCCGCCATACCCGCATATAATCCAAGCATAGCCACAGACCGTCGCCAGCAGTCACTTCCAAAGCGTCCAATGGAAATGCCAGGACATATCCCACTTGGCTCTACACTACCACTAACGGGCTGTGGGCTACCGGGGGATTCACCAACTCCCCAAAGGCTCACCGCTTATTTTTATAGATGCCAGTGATCAAAGCATCTCCGGCAACAGCTTGTCAAGTAGAGCAGTCACAAGTGCGCCTGGTGGAGTAGATAGCGGGATTTGAACCCGCACCCTCGGTTTGGAAGACCGATATGCTAACCGTTAAACACTATACCTACATATGGTGCTCCGTACAGGGATCGAACCTGTGGCCTCCTGCTTGTAAGGCAGGCGCTCTAACCAGCTGAGCTAACCGAGCATACTGACCGATTCAAGGCATCGGCCATGCCTCCAACTCTGCGCTGTTGGGGCGCGTCCAGCTTTACTCCAAAGCCGGCAAAAGTCATGCTGCCAAATACATGGTTTCAATTTCCTATTCAGTTTACAGTCTCCGCTCTGTTCGTAGGACGGGCATGGTTGCGGGGGCAGGACTCGAACCTGCGATTTTCAGCTCATGGGGCTGACGAGATAGCCGCTTCTCTACCCCGCAATATATCTTTGGTAGTTCAGAAAACATTGTTCGCCAAGACACATTTCACATTATAAACCCAAATTATATGTAATAAGATTGCTGTAAGTGTCCTTCCACGAACTTCGTGTAAAAGCTCTCTACCTATGCTTTTATTCTGGCTGGAACGGACGGACTCGAACCGCCAACCCCCCGGTTAACAGCCGGATGCTCTACCAATTGAGCTACGAACCAATATCACACCGCGAGACGCATCATTCAAAAAAATCTAAGCTTTCACTTATTGAAGATAAATCCAAATCATCTTTTGTATTTATTTGATTGAGTATATTGCTGTAAGCGTCTCAACTTCCAAGGCACATCTTATCTTCTTAAAAATGGCAAGAATACAAGAATTGTTGCTGTTAGTGCCTTAAATGGTCTGAGTGGTGGGACTCGAACCCACAGCCTCGTGACCCCAAATCACGCCGTCTACCAATTGGCGTACACCCAGATATATGGTGGAGCAGGCGGGAATCGAACCCGCGTCCGAAATTCCTACATGAGCAAAACATTCTTACGCAATAGCCGGCTTTTAAGCGTTTGCTTGTCGGCGGGTGCCACGATGTCGGCATATCTTACCCAGGGCGTACCGGATCGGTATCGCCTCCACCACCTTGTTTGTGTAAGGGGAACAAGGAAACCAAACGACCTCTTCTTTTATCCTCAAGCGCTTACCAGGCCAAGTGCGCTGTTTTGGATGCTCAAATTAGTTCAAGCAGCAACCCGATTTGCCACGAAAGCGGCAAAAGCTGGGTGAATCATTACAACAGTATCGTCGTTTAATTTTGTTTTGATCCTTCAGGCGGTATCATTCCTGCGTATTTTGCACTCTCAAAACCCCGTCGAACCCATTACTGCCCCATATTAAATTGTGGTCGAGACAGAAAGAATTGAACTTTCGACCTCACGATTATCAGTCGTGCGCTCTACCAACTGAGCTATGTCTCGAAATTACTGTGCGTCCGAAGAACCTCGTCCATGGCCGATAGGTTTTTGACAGGGATAGCAGTCAAGTAATGAGCTGAACCGCACAAGCGTCAACATAACCAACACAGATTACTGGTGGAACTGATGGGAGTTGAACCCACGACCCCCTGCTTGCAAGGCAGGTGCTCTCCCAACTGAGCTACAGCCCCATATTGCTCCGCCCCTTTCGAGGCGGAAGCAGATTAGATAAAAGATTAGCAACTAAAGCCGGGCAGCAACGCCAACGAACAGTACGCAAAGTTACTGTTGGCCGAGCCATCCGTGCTCACATAACAGAAATAGTGGTCATTGCTGTAACTGGCGGAGCGGAGCCACTGACACACACGATCTCCATTTTCATCAAGTGCAAAGTATGGTACATCCTCCTGACGATAATACTCATACCAGTGTCCCTCTCCTGGAGCAGAGTAAATACAGCGGCCAAACAGTTCCTTTTCACTCTTCAGCCACAGCTTACAGATACTCTTGATAATATCCTTACTGCAACTGCCAGCGCTGGTCAGTTTGATAACGGGCTTGATAATAGCCTGTAGCTCATCAGAGCAAAGAGACAACAGCTCTCCGTCCATCCGCTTTCTTGCCTTGCACCGATCCCAGCCGCCGGCGTTTGTGGCCTCGTCATTCATAGACCACTCATCTTTGTAAGCCCTAACCATATCCCACGAAATCGGTGCCTTGCTGCTTCCGTCGGCCAGATCATCATGGTCAAATCCAATGATTTTCCATTCAGCATCATAGCCATTCTTCATATGGTCTTTCTTTGTGGCACCAAGCGCAAAGGTCTCACGAGCCTTTCCCGCAGCGCCAATTGCCTCAATCTCACTCCATGTAAGATGATTAAGATCCTTCAGCGGGTACACCATTGGAACTGGGACAATCGGCCTACTGTTCACCATAGGCACTCCACAATTGGCACAGTCAAAGTCGAGAACAATCACGCCATCCTTGCATGATACATCGATAGCCTTAAACATACCAATGTCTTTCTCTCTGATGCTGATCTTCATAGAACTGCTCTCCCTTAAAATAGATTAACTAACTCCTTGAAAAAATCAATAGCTCAATCATACCTATCACTGGGTCTTCACCCTACCTCCATTGTCTTCTTACAATTTTCTGCCACCAGGAAGATAAGTCTGAGCTTCGGGGAGCGACCCCTAACTTCTTACCCCAGTATCGCAACAGGATAAGCCATGCTGCGTACATAAACCTGTGCGGGAATGCTTACCCGCAAATTTCACCGTTCTTTCAGAAATTTTCTTTTACAAAATCCATATTTGATATAGAAAAGATCATCTTCAAACCCGTCATACGGCTACTTTAACCGGCGACTTTCGTTATAGCAGAATTTCTTCTGCATCAAGACGGAGCGTATTGTTGGCCTACCTCTGTCATTATGGTTGCCACACCATAACCCCTTAGGCTTATTCTCCCACTGGGAGCGTCTATTGCTACGCCCGAAAGTTCCGTGCATTTTGCAGCGACAACTCTTGGCAACACACATTTTTGTTGGTGGTTTCCGCCTCCCTACGGTATATCACTATACCATAGCCGCCCAATCGAATAGGTATCCCTATTCAACCAAACGGAAATTACTGTGCGTCTCAGAGCGCTGACACGCTTTATTCACTGAGTTAATAATAAGCATGATTCAGATATTGATTTATCAAGGTTCATTCATTGTGGAGCTGGCGGACGGACTTGAACCCCCGACCTGCTGATTACAAATCAGCTGCTCTACCAACTGAGCTACGCCAGCAGATTGAGATTGATTAGCTATCTCCTGTTGACATGTATTACTATACCAGACAGAAACGCATTTGTCAATAGGAATTAGCAAAATTATTTTATTTTTTTTGGTGGCTGAGATTGGAGTCGAACCAATGTCTCCTGCTTATGAGGCAGGCAAGAATACCACCTTCTCTACTCAGCCATATAGTATCGGGGGATATAGCTCCCCCGATTTTATGGTTTCTCTCTAACAGCGCGGATCAGCTCATCACCAGGCCGAAAGACTACATTCTTAAAGTTATCTACAGTAATCTTCTCCTTTGTACCTGGATGAACAGATGGATGCCCCTTGAAAGTCTTTGGCTCAAAAGTACCAAATCCTCTAATAGACACCTTATCACCGTCTACAAGCCGCTCTGCGATCTCTGCAAAAATATCATCAATCGCATTTTTAATTGCATATTTCTTGTACGACTTTTTCTCAGCAAGCGCGTTAATTAAATCAGTTTTGTTAATGTTCAAGCTGCGATATCGCTCCTTTGATGACGATATATACTGGTATCAAAATCGATATCGTAATAAGCCTTAATCCCTGTATATGTGCAGACGCATACCAACTGTTGCTGTGACCCATAGATCCTTTTCCCAACGCAATAGTCATCCATACCAAGAAAGCTACCGGCCATTACTGTTTTTACTCCCTGGACATTATCAATTTTGTTGTGATGAAGATGCCCAGACAAAATAGCATAAACTGGTCTCTGCGCCATGGTTTGCAGTGACTGCACTTTACTTGCAGAGCCATCATAATCGCCATGTACACCGAGATAGTCTTTTCCTCGAATATTTACCAGATACATCGTATCGTCAATTTTCTCGTAATTATCAAAGACAATGTTTTTGAAGTTTTGTAACCTTGCCTTTAGATACCACTCTACTAAGTCATCAAGCCTCTCATGTGGAGACGCAAGATCTTTCTCTTCCAACCTTGAATGATTTCCTGCAACAGAAGAAAAATAGATATTTTTGAAGTGCGGGCTTAACTCGGATAAGAATTCAGAAATCAACTCCGAGACACCTACAATTTGCTCAATTACATTCTCTCTGTTTGAAACAGCAATAGACTTGTGAATATTACCGCTTATTAGATCTCCATTAGCCCACACATAGCAATTCTCAACGCCATGTAGGTCTGCAATGTCGATAATCTCTTTAAGATAGTCTTGCAGCATCATTCGACACACATCGGAATTGTAGTAGTTCCAATAGTTGTCTACATACGCCCCAAAGTGAAGATCATTTAAGCTAACAAGCAAGTCCTGCTCCGCAGGCTGAATTTGAGTTGGAGTATATGTAAGCGGTGGCAAAACGCCGTTTTCAATTGCTCGTTCAAGAATTTCCTGGTTCTCATCATGTCGTGCCATATTCCGCACTACCTTGTTGAGTGCTGTTCTTTGATCGAAAAATCTTTGGCGTTCTTTTTGGAACTCAAGCATCTTCTGATCCAGCTCTCCAAGATATGACTCTTCGCCGGAATCCCTTGCGTACTTCTCCTTAAAATACTTCATAACACGATAGCCACAGTAAGGAGTAACATTCGCTGCTTTTCTCAGGCTATCGTAATGGATATCAAGGCCAAGTAGATCAACAATATCTGACCACTCCAAATCAGGAGGGTTTTGCTCGATCTTTGTCTCAATTAGTCTTAGACCATATTCATATGAATCTTCATTCTCCAGCTGGTTATACTTTGGATTCAAACATCATCCCTCCCATCAGGTGGTAAAGGGACTTTTCTCTCTATGGTAAGAGTAATTCCGACCACACCATCCCACCTTTTCAATAAACTCATCAGGTCGTAGCACCGGGTTTCACTATCGGTAAACTCGGTGATAGTAAGATCCTTCATGTCTATTACAGCGTTTTCAAAACGCTCTCTTCGCTCAAAGTCAGCCATGTTTAACCTTGGCGCTCCAAACGCTTTCTGCGAATGGCTCTCTCTTTATCGATCCTTGCTACAATTTCCGCAGCGGCATAATTTGTACTTGCAATCGCCCTCATCATACCTTCGTGCTCTGTCGCATAGTAGTGGTGCCGCTTTGAATCCTGAACCATCGTCCGTGTTACCTTGTACTCTGGGTAAAGCTCCCGGAGCAACTTTGCCTCTTCCTTCGTTACTGGAATCATAAAGTATATCAATCCTTTTCATAAAAATGTCCCAGGCCGTGAGTGATCCCACGGCCATATGGACAGGAGACACCGAATAACTTAATAAATACGGTTTTCTTCCCTTAAAGGCATTTATCTCATTTGGCAAAGATAACAGCGTTGATGAACGGCTATAACAAGAACAAAATTCATTATTTTTGTACTATCCGTTAGCCGTAATAGGCGTTGAACAACGGGCTATTATAAAAGTCGATTTCAAAATAAAAACCGTCTTAATTCTTATGTGATTGGTAATATCTCGCATTTCTCTCTGCTCTCTTTTTCTTCTCCCATATATCTTGACACGCTGCGCATCGCTTCTTGTTTTTTACTACACCGTCAACATCAAATTCTTTTCCGCAATCAATACAGCGGATAGTCTTTTTTGAAATCGGCTGGTAAACAGAACATTTACTGCAAAGTTTCTGATTCCAATTTTCAGGTACAAATCGCTCTCCGCATTTCCTGCACTGGATAGAACCAGTCGGCAAATTTTTCTGCAAGTTAGATAGAACGATGTCCCCAAAGCACATCCAAAAGATGTTCTTCCTTTTACTCTGTCTCATATGGAACAAATATTTTACAAGGATATCGCAGCACTCTACACGGTCAGTTTTGAGTTCGTTAAATCTTTCTAAAATAGAGTCCCTAATATATGAATAGTTCACGCTATCATCGTAAAAGTTGATTGAATAACGATATTGCTTCTCCACCTCGTTATAGAGGTCAATCACTTCCTGCTTGATAACCACATTCTTTTTTGGTTTGCTCAACATATTCTGATAATGAAACACACCGATGTTTTTAGCAGCAAAGGACATTCTCTTATTTGGTACAATCTTATCGAGTCTATTTACAACGCTCCCGTTTTTCTTTTGTACCTGATGTGCTGTCTTTCCTTTTGCATATATAAAGAAATGTGGTGCTTTCATGCCGGTTATCTGTGAAAGCTTTGCATTGATATGATCTGGCCTCGTTGGTTTATAGAGTGTCTTTGCGTAGTCAATGCAGAAATTATTCTCCATGCAGAGTATCTTGATCGCATCAATATCGACATCATCACTGTTCCAGATCTTCGTGATATCGTTACTGATTACTCCAATATTGCCACCAGTCCAGGCCGCTCTTAATCCGTGGAAAATCTCTTCCGGCGTTACAATGACCGCGCCGGCTTTTGCCATTTCATAGTACAGCGGGACAATATCTTTCATATTTCGCTCTGCGATGTCAATAATAAGCGGATCTGCGCACACAAGGCTCTTATCCCCATCACAATCGAACTGCAAAATCTTTGAAATAAGATCGTGGCAGCTCGTATAAATTGCGTTAGGAGTAAACCACTTTTTTGTTTCAGCATTCACCACATTATTTCTCACAGCATGTTCGCGGTATAAATGCGGGGAGCGCAAGCAATCGAGCTTCCCATACGCACGATACAAAAAGCTTGACACCTCACCATCCTTTAACAAACCGCATGGGTCTTTATCGCCCAAAAAGAGCCATTGACAAAAGGCATATAAATCTGGAATCAAGAACATGTATTTGGCGGATAAGTCAAGCTTGGCCGACTTTCCCTCTTTTACAAGGTTCTTTTTTATTTGCCGCAGCATTTCTTTGGTATATGGATCTGAAAGCAGTTCAGGATAAATAGAAAGACATTCCTGAAAAGCATTTTTATTCTTATACTGTGATGACGCTCCAAATACTTCAAGCATGGTCTCCCGATCAGACGCAACCTTTTGAATTTTCTCTACGGATCGATTTGCAAGCCGCTCAATTTCATCCTCTGAAATATCAGTGAGCGTCTGTAGCATCTGATAATTCAGTTTAGCGTCTGGTAAAAAAGATTCCTCTTCATTGCATTTGCCAGCAGTACAACCATACTTTTGGTACATAGCAATGTACTCTTCCCAGCTGGAATAGTATTTGTACATCTTGAACTGGCTCTTGGTGAAAATAACTTGGATATCTTCCTTCAGCACGTCATGCTCTACACCATATATGTCCTTCACAATCCCATGCTGTACACTCGGATCTCGTTTGTCAGCTTCTCGGATAAATCGGTCAAAAGGAAATACTGCCAATAACCCCTTCACCCAAGGCAGACGAACCATTGTGTTTTTGGCGTTGCACGACGGAAGAACCATCCCGCAGCCATCAGTATGAGTGATTGGGATATCCATTACCTTTCTTTCCGTGGTATATGTCCTATGGTCAATAAAATCAACCGTACCACGAACCATCGTCTCCATGTCATCAACAACAATTGACTTAGTAATGTCAAACTCTTCCCACGGATCTGTTGCGCTGTTACAGAGCGCAAGATAGGCGAGGTATTTATTGATATTGATTCCGCCGCACTCGTTAATGGAATCGACTGTTAATCCACACATGAGCGTTTTCTGGTTTTCTTTCCACACTCGCTCCTTAATGAATACGGTCTTTTTTGTTCTGATCTGGCCAGCGGACGCGGTAAAGCAAACATACCTCTCTCCGTTATAGACATACCCATTCAGAATCAGATCTTCTATAACATCGAAATAATAAGTACGAATCACCATAAAGTCATCATACAGATTACCAGTCTTCATTCCCAGCGTCCGTGTCAACATGGACTCAAATACCGAAATCACATTTTTATCAACGACATACTCGCCGCGTAGCTCTCTGGTTGCCCTGTGTGTTTGCAGCAACTTGAGTAATTCGCCTTTCAAGAGCTTAATGCTGCTGTTGTGATTCTTGATTTCCTTATTGATTTGACGAATCCTATCTTTGTCACCTATATCAATAGGCTCGTCTTTTTTTACTCTATATAGCTGACGGTACTTAGCTTGTGCTTTTTCGAGAGATAGGCCATTATAATAATACTCCGACAAGATATCCTTTTCTGCTTTCAGCCTATTCTTCGACAGGCAGTGGTTGTTAATCGAAGTCTCAAGCTGTTTCTCTTCGTCTGTATAAAAAGCGCTTGTATCAAAGCTATAAATATGAATTTGCTTATCGAGGCTTATACCTATCTCCCCCTGTTCATCAAACCTTAATTAAGTCTCCGCTCCAAAATAGCCATCCAGCAGGATCTTCCTTTAGTGCAAAAAGATTGCCGTACTTCCCAACGCCGTTATCCATAACGGCTGTAAACACATCGTCCTGATGGGATTCAACAAATTCCTTGTACAAGCCAGATAGCCGATCATAGTCAGGATGGTTCTTGATAGACGATATATTTATCCTGACCTTATCTCCGTCCTTTATCAGTTCGGTTGATTTCTTGACTTTTTGTAAGCCGACAAATACATCAACCATGTGTCCATCTATGCCACGGCTTTCAGCCTTTCTTTTCATCGCTCTTTTCTGCTCTCTGTTCATCACATCACCGCATTCTCACTCTTTACTGCAAGATACTCACTGAGAAGAGAAAGAATTTCCTCAAGGAACTCTCTCCAATACGCCTCGATCTGGATAGATGACTTATGCGACTCATAGTAGGAGACAGCATTCCCGCCCATGACATAAGACATGGCCTGCCAATCACATACCATTTCAAGATATGCACAAATTTTATTGTCCACGCTGTACGAAGAAATAAAGTCCCCGTCCTCATCTACCCAATATTGCCAGTGGTGGTCGTTTCGTCTGTAATGGGTTCTCCAAGCTCTATCAAATGCGGCTGGATCAACATCCTCACCATCAACAGGATAAAAATGCTGTCGATACGGGACAAATTCTTCCTCTGAAAATTTACTGTCATCATGGTTCTTGATGCGCCAGCTCATCTCGTCGAGAATAGCCGGCCTCTGGAGCAGCGAGATCCCGATTGTAGCATTTCGGATCTCATCCCATGCCTTTTGGATGTTCTTTTTGTGCTCAGAGATATAATCCATATATTCGCTTGTCTTTTGTAAAAGGTCTGTCTTACTCACCATTGATTTAATCACTTCCTAAACATTTCTCTTATCTTACGGACACAGCAAAATAGCTTTGCTGAGGCCAAATTGATTTCGTCAATCGTTGTTGTGTGCCCAAACGAGATGCGCACCGTAGATCTTGCCTTATCATCCGTAAATCCACATGCAGTAAGTACATGGCTTGGAGATTTTGACCCAGAGGAACACGCCGACGCAGCCGATATACAAAGACCATCTGCATCGCACATCCTTAGAAGGAGTTCCGATTCAACGCCAGGAAAATATAGGCTTAAAATATTCCCAACCCTATTTTGATTTTCAAAATTCACTTGGAAATCGCATCCGTAGGTGCGCAAATGCTTGATAAACATTTTCGACATCAACTCGTACTGCGTTATCTCTTCTCTCATACAGCCCATCAATATGTGTGCGGCAGCTCCAAGCCCAACTATCCCCGCAACATTCTCTGTCCCAGGCCGAAACCCAAACTCCTGTCCTCCGCCATATGAAATAGGAGAAATAATATCTTTTACCCTCTTCGATATGTACAAAGCCCCTATCCCATCTGGAGCGCCAAATTTGTGGCCGCTTAACGATATCAGATCAATACCGACATCTGAGACATTGATTTCCATATGACCAATTGCCTGAACTGCGTCCGTATGGAAAATAGCACCATACTTTCTGCAAAGATCTGCAATCTCATTGATTGGCTGCTTAACGCCAGTTTCATTATTAACTGCCATAATACTGACCAGGCCAACATCAAACCTATTAAGGCGATCCTCAATCCAGCCAAGATCAACAACTCCATTTGAGCAAACCGGTGCTTTTTGAATGGGCAAATCTATATGCGGAATCTGATTCAAAATTGCGTGGTGCTCCATTTCACTGGTAAGGATCACTCTTTTCCCAGACTGGATAAGGAACGGAGCCATCCCAGACAGAGCCATGTTATCGGACTCCGTTCCTCCAGAAGTAAATATAATATCGTTTGCGTGTTCTGCTCCGATCAATTCAGAGATATAAGCTCTCGCTTGGTTGATTGCAGCTCTGGCTTGCTTACCAGCACTATGTAATGAGCTTGCATTCCCCGTATTACAGCTAAGCCACGGCAACATACATTCCATTGCTTCTTTTCTCACTGGTGTTGTTGCTGCATGATCAAAATAAATCATATATCCTACCTGCCCGCAAATTATGATTGCTGTTCCACTACAATAGATTGATATTCTTCTAAATTTTCATTCAAAATGCCAGCATAGTATTCCTCGTCTAAACTGTCATCCAACGGCGTAAACTCATCGCAAATTTCTGCGCCACAACAATTCTCGTACCAATAGCAGCTGACGCACATTTTTTTATTATTGCTCATCTTTTCTGCTCCTTTCCAGACCTACATGCGCATCATCTCCTATCATACTCAATCGTTTTTGCCTACCTCTTTCAAGACGCGCTTTAGAAGCTTCTATTTGTTCATCTGTCAATACTACTTTCTTTTTGGGTTTAATCTTCATCCATGAAGCTGGGATATGCACTATCAAACTTCCATCATCGTTTACATGCCTGATATCTACCTCGTCGGGGTGCGACTCTTTAAGCTTATAAATATAATTGATCCACTTTCTCTCGCTTGTAAAAAGTGTCGCATAGTCCTCGCCAGAAACATGGTCAATAGATGTTTCTCTGATATCATTCATCTTCAGACTCGATCTCCTGGGATAAAAATGATAGTACCTTATCCAAGCATTGTTCTCTCGCGGTTTTATGAAACCCACTCACAGCTGTACATTCCTTACCTCTACATACAATATCGCATGGAGATAATATTGCACGATCACAAACAAACTGAGCCATATTTTCCATGGACGAAGAAAGATATTCAAATAGCGTCATGTGGCCACCTCACTATTTGATACTCGCTCAAAATCGATAACCCATACCATTGGGTTTCTGTTCCACGAGTATTTCTCTTTTTTACGGGGACTTAATGACTCATTCCACATTGCAGCAAACTCATTTTGCGGATCTAAAGTGCCTGGGAACCAAACGCCCTCTTTTTCCATATCTTCAGATGAAATATCCTGCAATTTTTCTTTTCTTACACTCACTACCCGCAAAAACAGCCTAACTGCGTCATCCGGCATTCTGGTTGACTGAACCCATAGAGCATTTGAATAGTTGTTGTCGTAATCGGCCTTATAAATATACTTCCCGTCTTTTACAGCCCATGTCTCTTTTACGGCAATAACATCTCCAGCCTCATATTGATCTGCCGGATCTTCATCTTGACTATTTGCTTGCTTCACAAGAACTCGAATTTGAGCTTTATCTCCGCTTAAAATCATGCGAACAATGTCGCAGTTCAACTTCAAATACTTTAGGTCGATATCAAAACACCCCCTACCATCTATTCCTTTTAACAAATGTAAGCTCGTGTCAAACATGCGTCCACACAGCTCCGCTTACAATCTTTGAAATCAAATTTGGAGAAACACCAAACATTTCCGCAATCTCTTTTCGATTGCATTTCTGTCCTTTGGCCTTTGGGACATATGCCTCGCGGATAAACCGTACATCGTCTTCCGTCAATTTCGCCATTCCATTGCTACTACCTGAATAAGCTCCAAGATGAGAAAGATACCCGATCCGATATGGTATGTCGTGATCAATCAGTTCCATATCTACAGCATGAAAGTAGTTCTCTTTTCTGGTACACCATTCGAGATTCCACACATCATTATGCTGTTTGCAGCCATCCATATGGTTTACGATCTCATACCCACATTCATTTGGTAGAAAAGTTTCTGCCACACACCGATGTACATGTACATTAAGCCGCTTACCATTGATAGACACACAAGCTTGTAGATATCCGCCATCACCGTAGCCAAATGAGTAAATATGCTTTGTCTTTGCGTTCCGCAACCTACCAAATGTAGACACCTCAAAACGCCAGCTATAATCTACCCCCTGGTATATAGCACCAAACCATTCTTCAATAGCGCCATAAGGAATCATTCAAGCCTCCCAATATATCCGCACTGAAAAATCCTGATTTGCTCTTTCCGCTTCAAGTCCTCATCCATAGGGATTCTTCTATTGCATTCTGAACCAGCCTTACAGCCCCTAAGCCGTCCAGTCAAAAGACTGTAGTTACAAGCCTGGCAGATTCCAATCCACCTCCAGTAGTGACAGCCGTTGCACGGATGATTTTTATCCGGCTTTTCAATGTTGAGCATTTCTCTTACCTCCAAATTTGATTAACTAATTCCTTTTGATAATTTTGTCAGCGACGTATTCATAATGCCGTCGCCAAATAGCATCTAACAGCTGCATCCGCCTCTCATCGGTGTCCGCTTGCCGCAACTCCAATATAAACGAGCTGAGCGCTTCGTCCGTTTTATCTACGATTTTATACGCCTTACTAATTTCTATCGCTAAGGCATCGCCAAACTCCACACGAAGCGCATGAGGCATGAACGCCTCTTGCGTGGCCTGTTTAATCTGGTTGCCCATTCATCACATCACCATCCTTTGGTGTGAACCCATTACAGTTTAACAGCCATGCTGGATCAAAATTCACAGGCCACATAAACCACCCGTTTTCAAATCCGTATCGATCAGCTTTGATTCCAAGCTTGATCATCTGAACCAGATTTCCTTGATCAAACATCGCAAACAGGTTCGTATCGTTTCCGGGGTATCGGCAACAGCTATGTGCATCGCCTGGTACATTTCCACGATATTTGCATTTATAGCAATTCGGCCTATTCAATCAACCACCTCCACGCCGCAGAGCGTCCAAAGCCATGCCATATGCTTTCTGAAAATCACTGCCGTCTCCGTTTTTCTCAACCCATTCAATGGGCATCAAAAATGCTACCTGCATCAAGTGAGACAACAATAATCTTTCTGCCTGTTCATTGGTCATGCCGTCACGACTGTACAGATCGAGCCGTCTGCCGCATACTGGACAAAACTTGAACTGCTCTTCTTTCGGATATCGCCCAAACCCTCCAGCAAAACAGATAGAGGCACCGTACTTATCAACTTTTGCAGTGGCAGTTCCAAAGTCAAATTTCTTGCAAAACTCACACATATAGATTAACTAATTCCTTTCTTATATACTAACCTCATTTAGCCAATTTGTCAAGAGGTTTCGCATTCTTTTGCTTGGGATATAGATATTTATTTCGTGTCCGTCACGAATTGCGGATCGCCAAATCCACTGAATCATTTCGCTGAGCGCATACTTATCTTCGTCAACAACGCACCCATGTTCCTCAAAGTATCGCTTTAAGAACGGATTGAAGAAGATATTCACGCAATAGGCCAAGTTTTTCTTTCCACGATATTCATTTGTAGCCCGACAACTGCACGAAACAAAACAATTCTTAAACCCATTCGGAGTAAGCCTATCCTTCTGCGCCTTAAAGGAAGTCCACATGCTATTCCCGCTCTTTCCAGAGTAATAATGCCGCAAGACATTGTATAGGCCATCACGCATTTTGGCGCACGAAACAGGATTTCTAAAATGTCTCTCAGACCATGAAGACGATAGGGCGAATTTATCATCTCCAACACTGTTCAGCTTCTTGTTATCGAAAATATGCACCTTTTCCTTTAGGCCGGCGATCTTAGTAAACTGATTTCCCGTTTCTGAAAAGTAGAAACTGCCCCCGCGCTGCTCCACACCAATGTACCGATAAGAAAATCCATTGATGTCGAAGTAATACTTCTGAAGCTGCGCCTCAAACAAGTATGTTAGGACGATCACTTCATCAAAAGCCTGGAACACCTCCGGCGGGAACATCCAAAACAGAAAGGTATCGTTATAGTACAGCAAAGTGCCGGCCTTAGCTCTCAGCATAAGATCTTGGAAGGTTGTTCCGACATAGTTATCATTGAGCCACTTAACCCGGCAGGTTTCCTTGTCGATTTCAATGTATCCATTCGCAAGGAGATCCATCACATCGCCTTTCGAGACGTTGATCTCCTTAACGATTTCAAACACCTCGTCCATGATAAGCGTATAATGCCCTTCTCTGATCAGCCGAATGGTTTCATCCGTATAGCTGGCAAAGAGAGCATGTGTGCTGGAGATGTTGAATCCTCTCTCCAATAAGAAGTGGAGGTTGAGCAACTTACTCCTTGGCTTATCCTTTGGCGATTTGAAATTTTTAATGGGGCAGTTATCAATGATTCTGTCGCACTCTTTGAGATACGGCGTAATGAAGATGAATTTCCCAGGAGAGTCATTCATGTAGTTGATAGCAGCGCTGGTCTTCCCCGCCCCCATGATTGCGTCGCAGATTTTGATGTCCAATGGTATCTCGCTCCTTTGATTTTAGACCTTACAAGCAGGTAATTATGTAAACTCTGCTGAAAACCATTCAGCAAAACGCCCTGAAAAAACAGCAGAAAATGCCGTTGGTGAATGGGTTTTGAAAAGTGGCTCCCTTTTAGATGGGTGGGGGATACATGTATTCTTTCCTCTGTCTCAAAATAACCTTGTCTCACCCTAATGTCTTGAGCAAACCATGGTCTTCAAATCCTTTGTCTGAAACAACATGAATACACATGTTCCGATACAAAGCCTTGTCTTCCTCATCCGTAATACCAAGATATCTGAGGGTGACTTCCGGCGAACTATGCCCAAACGCCCGCTGGAGCATAGAGATATCCAAGTTCGCCTTGTCGGAATTATACTTATACTGGTGCCATCCCCAGGTTTTACGACAGGTGTGGGTTCCAACATTCTGTTTCACTCCACAAGCACACGCTGCCTCTTTCAAAACCTTACGGAAAGTACCTACCTGGATAGATCCTCCTTCCCTACTGGGGAAAAGATATCCATCACAATGTAAATAACTCCCCCTCTCCGGGAAACACCACTCCAGAGCATCCTTACAAGCTTCGTTAAGGAATACGGTTCTAAATTTCTTTGTCTTACTCTGAAGAATCTCAATCCCATCTGAGGTATCTTCCAGATCGTCGTTCATCCTTACAGATCCATCAGGCCAGAAAACCTGGTTCATCTTTAAGGACAGAAGCTCATTGGCTCTGAGTCCGAGGTTGATACCAAGCGCAAAAGCCAGAACATACTTCCGATCCTTATGCTCCAGAAGCCAATTCGCCATAGCAATGATCTCTTCCTGTTTCTTGATCGGGTATACGGTTTGTCTCTCGTTCTTCTTGTAGTTATGAGGTTTCTGCTGCTTAAAGAATTGCTCCAAGCCAGGATGTAAGGCAACCGTAACAATCGTATTCTCGGCAAGCTGATCCATAGTACAACCTCCATTTAAGATAGATTAACTAATTTCTTTGTAAGAGAAATTACCGTTGGCCTACGGCTTAAAGGTAAGGTATCTCTACACTATGTATTATAGCAGAATGGGGTGTCTTTGTCAATGAAATCTGGTAAAAAAGTTGATTATTTTACTCCTTATAAGGATAGGATAAAGATTCCGTGCGATAATCAACGGCGATTTCCTTGCCAAATCCACCCGTTAAAATAAAAGCTGGGAAATCTGAGATCCAAAGAAAAGTACGATGGTCAACATGTAAAAACCGAGTGCGGAGTCGAAAAATCATAAAACCAAAGATTAACACGATGACCAAGGGTGTGATGTAAGGATTTTGGGTGGGTGAAAAGTTTAGAGGTGTGGAAAAAGGGGTACAAGGCGGATTTTTCGCCGTGGCGGTGGCGCTCAAAATGTAAAGTATCCCCCTTGCCTTGCCTCCCCTGGGATAGCGTGGGCGGCGTTGGTCAAGGGCAGTTCTGCATACTCCACAAAAGCGGAATTGATTCCCCTATTCTCTGGCGCTCTCCTGGGCTGTCCTCTGTCCGTGTATGCTGGGACTGCTGGCAGTATGGCCGGAGCGCCTGGGCGCTGGCTCTGTCGGGGGTGCAGGCTGGGCGGCGCTCTTTTACTGTCATTTTCTGGCCGTTCCTCTCTTTCCCTTCCTCTCTCCCGCCCCTCTGCCCTCTCCCCTGCATCTCCTGGGCGGCGCTGGCTCTGCTGTCTGACTGGCTTGGGGATTGCATCGGCTGGGGGCGGCTGGGTCTCCCTCTGTCCTCCTGCTGGCCTTGGTTGCTGTGCTGGCTTCCTTGGGTGCAGGCGCTGGCCGCTGTCCTCTCCCTGTCTTGCGTCCTCTCCCTCTCCTGGGTGCTGTCTCTGGTCTTTGGTGCTGCTGTCTCCCTCTGCCCTCTCTCCTGGGTGCTGGCGTTCCTCTGCTGTCCTCTGGTGCTGGCCTGCTATGCGCTGGGGCTGGGTGCTGGCCTTGGGTGTGGTAGGTGCTGGGCTGTCCAGGCCGTGGCGGTGGTGGCTGGCTGGGGCTGGTGTGCGGCGATCTGGCGGGCTTGGGCATCGTCATATTGCACAAATACAGCCTTGCAGATTTGGTTATTTTTCAAGCGAAAAGCGATAAATTTTGAGCGGTTTTTTCTTGACATCGCCCATAAAGTGCGGTATAATGATACCAGAGTTAAGGAGATAGTTAATCCACTTCAGCTCACCGCCTCCCCTTTGCCGGGCGGCGGATGGACGGAAGAAAGGAACCAGCTAATCAATCTGAAAGGAGATCGGCAAAATGAAACTGAAAGACCTCATCCCCCTGAAAAGCAAAATCACGGTGTATGTCCCCGCGACGGTGGACATCAACAAGGAGATCGACAATACAGCGCAGGTTGAGCGCGTGGCGCGTCTGCTGTCTGAGTGTTTCGGCGGTGCTACTTCCTCCCCTGCCCGTGGGTATTGGGTGGCGCAAGATGGCGCTCTGGTGGCTGAGAAAACGACGATGGTTTTCGCCTATTGCGATACGGCAGCGGCTGAAAAGTACATCGACGATGTTGTTACTCTCTGCAACGAGCTAAAGCACGAGATGGGGCAAGAGGCCGTGGCGCTTGAGTACAACGGCAGCATGTACTTCATCTAAGGAATTAGTTAATCAATCACAGCGGGCGGGGCGCTGTCCCCGCTCCGCCTGGGGCTTAAAGAAAGGGGCTTGTATATGAGAGCGACGCGGAAACAGATTGCAGAGGCGAACCGAATAGCCGCCCGCTTTGGTGGATGGCGTGAACCGGAAGAAATCCGCGCTATGTATGAGGCGCTGGAGGCCGTAGGGATTACAACGGGAGTTATCACGAACCGGCGGGACTTCCCAAACCTGGGATGCTGGCAAGGCTCCTGCGAATGGTACATAAACGGCGAGGAAGTCGAAAACAGCCGCTTTATTTACAGCGTGTACGAGGGGAACCCGAACATCACCAAAAACGATTATAACATCTATTTCAGCTGATGCCCACCTGATGAGAGCTTGACGGGAACAAGCCGAAACCCCTGCGGGGGTCGTGGGAACCCAAAAGAAAGGACAAACAGCGGCGCAAACCGCCTGATGATTTGAAAGGAGCTTAAACAGTGAACGAAGATATTTTCGATATCATTGAATCGGCGTTGGCAAAAGCTGGTTATAAAATCGTCGATGGAGATGCAAACAGCGTGATTGTCCGCGACTTTGCAGATGGTAAGGACTACGAAATCAAGATAAACGAAATGGCGCTTTAATGGCGTGTAAACAGAAAGGAGCTTTTACCATGAAATACAACCTTCACGATGTTATGAGCAAGGCTTGGGAGATTTACCACGCCAACAAGCAGCCGGACGGCCTGCGCCCCGTGTTCTCCATCTGCCTTGAAATGGCGTGGGAGCATGTCAAGAACGCTAATGTGCTGAACCAGTGGCAGGCGATGAGCGAGAAAGAGCAGATCAACATGCTGACGGCTTGTGTCAAGCGGGCGGCAAAGAACGAGATCGGATACAGCACGGAAGATCACTATTTGCAGTATAACGAGACTGTGGCCTGGATGCTGTCTTATCATGGGCTGGATGGCCTTGTCAATGAGGCATGGCTGAAGCTGGCGGATCGGCTGGATGCGGACTATCTGGACGCGCTGAACGCAAAGAGGGCGGCGGCTGGAAAGATGAATATTTCCTTGAAATCCCTTGTTTACCGCTCCGCAAAGGACGCTATCCGCAAGGTGTATGCCGACGATATCAAGCGCGGCTGTGGCCGTGTGGATACCATCACGGACAAGAACGGCGAACAGGTGGACGCGCTGGAAACCGTAGCGACGAACCGCAAGGACGAGACAGAACCCGCCGTCGTTTCCCGTGTGGAGCTGGAAGAGTTTGTGAACGGACGGGACGAAAAAGACCGCATGATTATTGAGGGAATCCGCGACGGATACCTGAGCAAAGAGATTGCGGCGATGATTGGAATCTCTGAGCCGGCTGTCTGCAAGCGGTTGAAGAAAATCCGCGCTGACCTGGTGGCCTCTGGACTGGTGGCCGCATAAGGAATAAGTTAATCAATCCGAACCCCTGGCGCTGGCGGATGCGCTGGCGCTGGGGCGGATGGATTGAAAAAGTGGAATCTCAGGTTAATTTCAAGAACAGAACAGCGGAAACCATGATGGAGGGACTTTTTCATGTTGTATTTCAAGATCGGCTTTGAAAATGGCGATAGCTTTGAAACCGGCTTCAATGGAACGCTGGACGAGGCGCGGCGCTACTACCTGGGGCGTGTGTTTAACCTGGGTACAGTGGATGACGACATGCAGCGCTGTAACAGCGTGGAACAGCTTCCCACCTTGGAAATGGCGCTGGCCGCGTGGATTGCGTCCGCTGGCCTGGTGGTGCTGACGGATGGCACAGTATCCCGCCGTGTGTCCTCTGTCCTTGTGGATGATGCAGACTTGCGGCTGGTGGTGGATGGCTGGCAAAAGGCGGTTTACCTGCCTATGGTGGATGCCTACCACCTGGACGGATGGCACATTGACCACCACGACAAAACATTTTATATCGCGCCTAATGGTGTGAATATCTGACGATAAACAGAACAGACGGAGGTAACAGAAAATGGATGGTGTGCGGACGATGCGACAGAAAACGAGAGAACAGCGGCGGAAGCTGATGCGGAAACAAAAACTTTATGGACTGGTTTTCGTCCTGCTGTCTATCTTTGTTGTGATTATGTGTATGACTGGAAAAACGGCGGAAGATCGAGATGCTACGTCTATCGTGCTTCTTCTCCCCTTTGGGCTGTATTTAATCTTTACGAAAAAGATTTGCATCTACGGTTAATTCCCGTTGATGAACAGCGGAAGGTGTAATAGAAGGAGTTGATACCATGACAACCAAAACCGATTTTCACTCCATCATGGAGTTAAAGGAAAACTTCAAGCCAAAAGAGCGCGGCTGGATTGACCAGAAAGAGGCGGCGCAAGTTAAAAATGTGCTTGAGCTGGATGCCCGGACGGATATCGAGTTACAAAATATCCGTGACATGGCCGTAATGCTTTATGGAAGATGGTCGAGCAGTAGCCGTGAAAATGGCGATTATGAAGAGATGGATGCCTACATGGATGCAATGAGCGCAATTTGCGCCGTTGTAGATGACATAAAGATGCGGCGCGGCCTGGGGGTATGATAAATGGAAAAGCTGACAAAAACAGAAATCAAGTGGACGGTGGATGCCTTACAGCTGACCATTAGCTACTATGAACAGGTTATGCAGCGCAGCACAAACCAGATGGAGCGCGGCATGGCGAAACTACAGGCGGAGAACCTGGGAAGCGTAAAAAGCAAGCTGGAGCGTGTTCTTTCCAGCGGATGCAAGCGGATTGCGGTTGATTAAGGAGGATTTTACAATGGCAAAATTGACGCGGGCGCAGTATGAGAAATGGAACGGACAGCTGGGCGGCGGCTTCAAATTCGACATGATGCACTATGTCACCTGGGGAGAGAAACAGGCCATTCGAGATATCAAGCTGGAAGATGGGCGGATTCTCCGCGCCACGGTTGGATACCGCAATGTGGTTGAGCACTTTCGGACGGTGGCGCAGCAGCCTACCATTCATGTGCAGGTATATGAGCCGATTGAGGGGACGGACATGATGCGCGGCTCTGGTATGGGCTACACTGTGGATGAGGGGACGCAGCAGGCCAAGAAAAACTATGGTGTACTGTGCAAGATCACCTTTGCGCTGGATGATGGGAAGTTGATCGCCCTGATGGAGCAGGGGCGGGAAAAGCTAAACAGCCCTTACATCATGTAACAGCGGGGCGGGGATAAATTCCCCGCCTTTTTTATTTTTGCGGTTAATTTCTGTCGTTTTGGACTGTATGGTGTAACAGAAATCAAAATTATTATGATAGGAGCGGTTGAAATGATTGGAATGAATGAGGCTTTGATGCTGGCAAAACGGGAAGATATTCTGGATGAGATTGCGTTGGCGCTGGAGGCGTTCACGGATGATATTCTCCCTGCGGTTGGAGAATCCACCTTTACCATTGAGCCGTCCATCCCGGATGAAACTTCTAATAAGCTGGTGCTTATCTGGGAGTGGAAGAGGCTGCAAAAGAGGATCTCCAAGGAGTTTACCCTGAATGTGGTGAGCACAAAAGAGGACTTCATCAACGAGGTAAAGGCGTATCTGTTTGACCTCATTATTTCTATCGTGAATCTTTAATGGAAAGGTAAATTATTTGGATTCTGGACTGGTAGATATAATAGGAGGGATAAATCATGGAGCAAATCACAAGGTCTCAATTCCTGGCTATTCCAAAGGCGTATCGAGGTGTTTATTCGGATGTGCAGGGCGTTCATCCTGAATGGAAAGGCCGGCGTACCGCTTTTCTTCCAGGCCACGGAACCACGCTTTTTATCGAGGGCGTGTCTTTTGAAATCGTGGATGAGGAAAAGCATTATGCTGTCTGCATCTACGATCTGGACGGTGGAAGCGGTGAGATGAAATGCACCGCAAAGAATAAGACGGAGGCGCGGAGAAAAGGCCGAGAATATATCAAAGCTTGGAAACTTCGCGGCGCAAAAATTGAATACATTAGAGAGCTGGATGAGCAGGAGGTGGCGCAATATGAAGCTAAAGGATGAGCTTGCAAATGTCCAGGCGGTTTTCTCTGAGAATCTGGATAGGATTAAAGAGTATGCCCCGCAGCTGAAAGCAAGTGGACGCTATAAGGTATTTGAAAACCGGCTTGCCTGGGACTGTCTCAAGGCATTTGTCGGCGTGGATACCCTGTGTTCCTGGTATGATAAATACGGATGCACGGATACACATATTGAATCTGTGGGACGCGCTGCCCTCCGTAACCTTGGAATGATTTGAGATTGATTTATCGTCGTGGAGGTGATAGAATAGTGACATCACCTACCACGACTGGAGGGCTGGAAAGTGAAAAGATATTGTCTTTTGTTGTCTGCTATGCTATTGTGTTTTCTGTGCGCCTGTTCTGTAACAGAACAGAATGAACGGACAACGATGTATGATATTATGGAGTCTGGGACTGAGGAAGAAATAGCAGCGGCGGCAAAAGACGCACAAGAAAAGCACGATGAATTATTTCAGCTGGCAATGGATGAATCGTCTGCCTGGTATGCCTATGTGGACGATAACAGCACGGAAAATGCGTTAAAAGCGGCACAGGACGCAATGGTGGACTTTTTTGTGTCGGAAGGATTCTCTGCGGATGATTTTTCTGGAAGTGTGGAAGAATTGCACGATGTTTTATCCTCCACGCGGGAAAGTCTTTCGGATGAATACATCGCTATCAATACACACTATTCCGACATACTGAAAGATGAAGCTGTGGATAGTTTTACAGATTCGATAGAGGATTTTGACAAATAATATAGAGAGCACATGCGACGCGGAAAAAATCCGCGTCGTTTTTTTATTTTTCTGGTTAATTTTTGGCCGCATCATTTGTTAGGTATAATAGGAAGAAAAATTTGAGACATCCACTTGAAAGGGGATTTGGTTATGTCTAAAAGAGAGTTTGGTCTGATGGATTTATACTTGACCAGCAACAATTATCTGGATGCGGAGCAAGTTGACGAGCGGCATTATCTGATTCATCTGTCCAACGGAAAAGAGATCGAGGTGGAAAGCCGGCCTATGTATGATGGGAAGCCGTGGGCTTGGCGTGTTGGCACGCAGATTTTTGACAACGAAGCATATGCGGTTGGATATCTCAAGCAGCTAATTGCAGAGAAGGTAACTGGCAAGCGTATTATTCTTCATGCAAAACAGGATGTCCCTGAGATTTGTGGAGTGAATGGGGCGGCGTGTCGTTGCCCTGGGAAATGCAATTCTATGATTTGCACTGCATGTCCAGTGGCAGAAGAGTTTTTCGCAGATCGTGACGGTGTGGAACTGGTGTATGCGATTTAAGGAGGATGCAATATGAAAGCGTTCAATATAATTTGGGATGTTGATGATGAGCGGGATTTGCAATTCTTACCTACAGAAATTGATATCCCTGATGGAATGGAAGATGACGATGAAATTTCAGACTATATCAGTGAGGTAACTGGATTTTGTCACAAAGGATATTCACTTGATACAGATTAAGCGGGGAGAAATCCCCGCTTTTTTATTTTATTGGTTAAGATTTTACTGTTTGGACTGGTAGGTATAATAGGAGGCGATAACAATGACGAAAGCGTTTCGAGATAAAATCATTGCAAAGGCAGAGGAACTTGGATGGAATTGCACAGCGTCCGATGAAAACGAATGGGAGTTTTATCAGATGAGTCCGGCTGGAGAGGACTTTGGCGTTTGTCTGTATGATGAGGACGATATAGTATCCGCTGTACGCAAATATGCGGATGACTTTGACGGAGATGAGCATGTGGAAGAGCTTATCGAGGCAAAGCGCAATGGATTTAGGGGTGTGCCAAGTGTTAGCATTTTGGTACATGATGCTGAGGCCATTCAAGAAATGCTGGACGAGCTGGCCTATGCGCTGGAGCAGCTGGAAGATGACGAAAGCGAGGATGAGGACGATGCGGTTTAGTGCTACGGAGTGGAAAGAATTTCTTGAAATCGGTACAAGAGAATCCTCTTTTGATTGGGACATTCCATGTGGCTATATCACTTTTGGTACATGTGGAATGAGTATCGCAAAAATCATCAAGAAAAAGTGGATGCGGAAATTCGTCAATGATTGGCGCAATAAAACCTACAAGCAGGTAAATGATGAGATCCGTCAGCAAGAATGGGAGGCTATGTGATGGATAGAAACGCTACATTGCGCTGGATTCTGGAGCGCGATGAGGTTTTTAGATATCAGCTTTTATCCAGGATGAAAATGGACTGTGAATTTTTTCTTGGTTTTGGAAACCGTATGGAAAAATACCTTTGGGCGGGCAGTGTGGCCTTTCAGATCGAGTGTATGAAGTCAATATGGGATAGCTTCCCTGCGGATGGAAAGCCGGAGTGGTTGACCGTGGAGCAGATTGAAAACTACGAAAGGAGAATGGCGGAATGAAAGTGTTCTTTACCTCCCCGACAAAACAAGATCAGAAAGAGCTTGAAGATGCTGGCCTGAAAGCCTCACTTCTGGATGACCGCGTGAAAATTGTTGCGGTGGATGACAATTCCCATGTTGGAACTCTTTTCATGGGACAAAAAGACTATGACCGGCTGGGAGAGGATTATATTCGGCAAAATGTGTCGATGCAGTTTTCAAAATTCACAAACAGCTGGTTTGTTCGCGTGTCTGAGAACAATTTTTACAATGACCAGGCCAGAAATCCAGATAAAATTATCCCTGTTAGTTTTGTAGAGATTGAGAACGGCACCGGGAGACAAGTCTACCGTGGCGAGGATGGGCGCTACTACCTCCGCGATGTATCAAACAGAGAGCCGTTTGCTAAGTGGTATATCTGTGGAAAGCGCCGTGTTTTCGAGGATGGGAATGAGCCGAGGGCAAACCTCATTTTTCAGTGTGGTGAGCAGCAGGAGAAAGTTATATATGATGACTGGAACGGCGTTGCGGCGTATCCCGATACATTCAATCCAAACTTCTATAAGGAGGCGTAAATCATGTATCTGTCAAAGGTTAAACTGGAAGAAATCAAAAGTAAATATCCGACGTTGGTTCTCATGGATGACGATATTGCTGATGCCTTTAATATGGTCAGTGATATTTTAACTGCGGAGGCGGATGCAATTAAGGAAAAGGAGCCGTATGCCACCGCCTCCATCAATCGATTGGAAACTGCCGCATATGAAGTTTTCTCTGTATGTGGGGATATCGAAAACGAAAATTTTAATGAGGGGGAGTAAATTATAGCCTTACTTTGGCGGTAGGTGTAATAGGAGGTGTTTTTCATGGTAGCCTACAAAGATAGCTCAGTAGACATTGAAACAAAATATACCGTCGAAGTAGTGGATGACAAGAAGGATTGGGATTATATATGCAATGGCGTATTCAATCACGGAGAGCCGTGGGAGAGATATAAGAAGCATGTGTTCTCAAGCCTGGATAAAGCAATGAGCTTATATCTTGCCCTATCCTTTAGCGATAAAGTTTATGACATTAAGCTATTTGAGCAGATCGTTTTGAATGGCGAGATTGTAAAAGAAAGCTATCTTGAGCTGGATTCTTCCCTATTGTATTCAATTAGAGGGCAAATCAATAAGGATATGTGCGACCAACTTTATCGGCTGAAAGACCGGGCAGCGGAGCAGGAGGCGATGTTACATAAGCACGATGAATTTTTAAGGAAGTATCCGCATGTCAACGATGGATTCAAAAAGTTTTTAGAAATCAGTTAATCAATCTGCACAGCAGAAAATATAAGGAGGAAGCAATATGAATAGCAACATGAAGAAGTCTGGCCTGGGCAAGTATGCCGGTGTGCATGGTGTGGTGTTTAAGAACTCCGTTCAGCCCGCCGCTGTGTCCAAGGGTGTCATCGGGAAGGGCGGCGGTAAGACCTGCAATGCCCCTATGGATTCCGATGCGGAGTTTGAGAAGCGTCTGAAACGCTATGAGCGACAGAGGCAGGCCGCTGCGGAAGCTGCTGTTCAGGCAAATCTTCAGCAGGCTGAGAGCACGGAGGCTATCCCTGCCTAAAATACCCGGTTTTGGAGGGTTCCGGTCAAAAACCCTACCCCATTTTTTTTGCCGCTTATTTTTTAGTAAGCGGTTTATTTTTGCGCAATTCGGATGGTAGATATAATAGGAGGTGCTTTTGAAATGGAAGCGATTAGAATTTGTGCGGTTTGCGGACGTGTCATTAGCGAAGATGATGGTTGGAATATCGTCAATGAAGGAACTGATAAAGAATATATCGAGTGTGATTCCTGCCACGATGCAGAATGGGAAAGCAACAAGATCAGCGTTTGTGCAGGGTGTGGCGGATGGTTTACTGTGGATATGCTTCACTCTGAAGAGCCTGTTCCCGGACACACATTCTGTCCCTGCCCCTCCTGCGGAAAGGATTTTGTGGAAGGGATGACGAGAGATGAGTTTTTAGAGGAAATAGAGGACACCTATATTCCTAAGTATTCCGTTGTTGTAATTTATGGGAATGGGACTACACGCGGATTTGTGGTCAATGCAGACGGCAGAAAGCAGGCTATGGAAAAGCTGTGTCAAAAGGTGGATTTGTCCTTTATTACCTCTATTCACATTGCAGAAGTTTTGCTGGATGAGGATGTGATCGAATGAAAACTTTGCGTGAAAAAATCGAAGAAAGCAAGGCGTGGTATCTCCAAAAATATGGAGCGCTTGACTGGCGGTGGACGGATGAAGGTCTCCCCTACTCTATCACGGACTATCATAGCAGCATTGGCTCTACCCTGGATTTTTCAGATGACGATTGGAAAGTCTGTGAGGAAAATGGCTGGAGCAGAGACGAGATTTTGATTCTGTGTGACGAAAAATAAATTTTAGAAGTTGGTTTATTTTTGCCGTGTTCGAGCGGTAGATATAATAGGAAGAAAAATTTCACCTACAACCTACAACCAAAACTTAGGAGGAAAAAGAAAATGGCAGCAAATGTTGAGACTATGTTTTATGTTCGTGAGAAGCCCTGGCACGGCATTGGTACTTGCGTTGAGGAAGCGCCCACCAGTGCCGACGCATTGCGGCTGGCCGGCCTGGATTGGGAGGTCAAGCAGCGCAATATTCAGGTGTGCGGCGGAGCTAAGATTGAAAACTTCAAGGCAAATGTCCGCAGCTCGGACGGCGCTGTCCTTGGTGTTGTGTCTGACCGCTATCAGATCGTGCAAAATGCGGAGGCGTTCAGTTTTACCGACGAGCTGATTGGCGGCGATGTTCGCTATGAAACTGCTGGTAGCCTCCAGAATGGCAAAAAAATCTGGTTGCTGGCGCGGATGCCTGCTCAGAAGATCGTGGGCGATGATGTGGAGCCGTACCTGTGTTTCTCTAACACGCATGACGGAAGCGGTTCTATCCGCGTGTGCATGACCCCTATCCGTGTGGTGTGCAATAACACTTTGAATCTGGCGCTCAATTCCGCTGTGCGTAGCTGGTCTACCAAACATGTTGGGGACATCGATCACAAGATGCAGGAGGCGCGTATGTGCCTGGAAATGGCCGATGCGTACATGGGTGAGCTGGCGGAGTATGCGGACAAGCTGGCAAATACCAAAGTCACCGATGAAGAGCTGAACAAGCTGCTGGATGAGATGTTCCCTGTTGACGATGACGATTCTGACCGCAAAAAGAACAGTGTTCAGAAGGCCAAGGACGAGTTTATGGTGTGCTATCTTCGCCCGGACATTGCGCAATTCCTAAACACGGCCTGGGGCGTGGTAAACGCTATGAGTGACATGGTATCTCACTCTGCTCCGCGTCGTGCCTCCAAGACCTACCAGGAAAACAACTGGGGAAGAATCATGGACGGCCACAAGCTGCTTGACCGTATGACCAGCCTGGTTGCTGCTCGATAAATAATGAAATGAGTTTGAAGCCCTCAAATAATGAGGGCTTCTTCTCATATTTTTGTGAAAGGAAACAGAACATGAAAGTTTATGTTATGGTCTATCAGAATGATAGATGTGAATGGGATGCTGAAGTCGATGTTTTCACCACAAAAGATGAAGCACAGCGCGTCATGCGTGAACAGTATCAGGCTGCTTTTAGAAGGAGAGGCTGTATCAATGGATATGTTGCCGATCCGATGGATGGCTCTCTCCCCGCAAAAAGGTATAGCTGTAGGGACGATATGGCTGAAATTTGTGATGACTACAACTGCATATATGACCAGTGGCAAATCCACGAAAAAGAGCTGAAAGGGTGTTAATGATGAAAGTTTACATGCTGGTGTATAAACAGGATACTTCCTCTGCGTGGGATGCGGACGCGGATATTTTTCTAACCAAAGAAAAGGCACAGGAGGCAATGCAAGAACAGTATCGCACTTCCCTTGAAAGCTGGGGAATTAACGATCTCACAGAACCATCCGAAGATTTTCATTGGAGTTGCGACGAAAACCAGGCCGAAATTTCTGATGACTGCAAGTGCGAATATGAACAGTGGCAGATTCGAGAGAAAGAGCTTGATGTCAAGGCCGCTGTGGAGGTTCGCGGTGGCCTGGTTCAATCTATCATTGCAAACGCTGGAATTGACGTAGATGTGTACGATCTGGATGTGTCTGACTTCCCTGATGAGGGCGAGGAGGACGAGGCTGACAGAAAAGAACGGGAGTTTACCGAGCTGTCTAACCGTCCTGATTGGGGAAGCGTTTGGTGAGCCGCACCGATGAGTCGTAAACGACGAAACCGCCGAAAGGCGGTCTGCGGATAATTAAATCTTCAGGTTAATTATTTCCCGTGACAAACGGTAGGTATAATAGAAGGAGGTATTTCTAATGGCTACTGCAAATTATATGACGATGGAAAATTTTCCGCTCTTTGTGAAAGAGTTTAATACGCAGATCAAGCGTTGCCCCGCTTGCGGTCTGTATCAGGATTGCGAGAACGATGTGTGTGAAGAGTGTGGTGAGGAACTGGAAGAAGAGCTGTTCTATGATAGTATTGAATGCCAGGAGACGGTGGACGATATTGAATCCAGGCTTGAAGATGATGTCAATGGCGGTCTGATTTTTCACAAGATTTCTGTGGAATCCGGATACTATTCTGGTGTTCAATTCTATGTGGAAACCACGGATGACCCGACGGAAATGGACAACGAGGATTGCCGCTATTATTTCGATATGTACCGCAGTGTAGCAATTCGCCGCTATAATAGCGAGGTCAATAAGGTGTGTCGGATTCTGAGAAAGCTGGCAAAGGAATATGGCTTTGATGAGCTGTATCTGAGGGCAAGGTTCAGTAATGGCGAAGCTCTTTATGGGCGTGTGGAAAACACAAGCCGAGCCAAGCTGATGCAGGCCGTATCGCCCAGGGTATAAGAATGATGGTTGAGAAACAAAAAAGGATTTGATATAATGGAGGCAACATGGTAAGCAGCAAGGTGATTGATATGTCGGATGTAATGAACAGCGGCGGGATGGCCGCTCGTATTGCCCAGGCCAAGGAAAAGGCAGAGGCGGAGTATCAGGAAAAAATCAAGCAGTCCCGTGAAGCAGATGTGGATGTGCGGGACTTCTTTTCAGATGAAGAACTGGATCGGATTCTAACAGACAATGAGTTTTTCAGTGGAAGGGTTGCTGATCTATCGAAGGTGCAGCGGCATGAGAAAGTATCCATGGCCGCACGGTGGATGAAAGCAAACAGCATGGAAGTCGTGGATGTGGATATAGAGCCGGTGTCCAGCTCTCACCCTAATGCAATTATCACAATGGAAATACGCCGGCTTGCCTCTCTGCGAGGGCAGGAGCTAAAAGTGTTCACCGCTATGTGTGCAATGGCTGACAGTGTGTTCATGTCTGGTATTAAGGATAGCGTGATTCGTTTCACTTTTGGAATTGAAGAGGTGTGGAAAGCATGATTTACAACAATACTGTTTCCGACATTGAAAGTAGTGTGCTGGAGCCTTGGAGAATGTGCGGAGAATATAAGGATGGATTTACCGTAACGGTTGGCGGAAGTGACGAAGAAGATTGTATGAATTTGCTGGTCGAGCTTGAATCAAAGCACGGAGAATTGACCTGGTATTCTGGATACTGTGATAAGGATTATGAGGCTGGAGAATACATAGGGGAAGAAAACTTTATCTACGAATAAACGGACATCGATTAAAGACGCTGGAAAAATCCAGCGTCTTTTTTTTTGTTTTCGGTTAAGATTTTCTAAGCTGGAGCGGCAGGTATAATAGAAGGAGGTATCCGATATGATTATCAATTATGATCGTTCTCGTGTCACTGTTTCAGATAAAGAGCTGATGCGTCATGGATATGCTGAGGAAGACTATCATTCTATTCGCCTCTCTTTTGAATACACGGAGCAGCAAAAGCAGGAAAACCGTATGCGGGCAGAATCTTGCGATAATGCAAAGTGGAGTGAGATTTGTAAGGACAGCGCATTGATGCGAAGCCGTTACATGGAGAGAGTTATTGATAAGATAGTCTCTGCCTTTTCCGTATATAACTTTTCTGCGGATGATGTGCCATACGATAGTGATGGTTGGGATTTATACTTTTGGTGCAATGATTTCTTTAATACCTGTTCCGGTACTGGATTACGCGGGAATGACTACTCTTACATGACTTTGACATTCAATAAGCGGCAAAATCTAAGTCATCGCATGGATCTCTGTACTCGATTTTTGGAGCTTGTGGAGAAAGAGTTTTCCGATTTGGAAAACCTGAGAATTGACATCCAGTACGGTGCTATGGTTTATGAGAAAGAGATTGAAAAATCCGCTGCCGCTCTGGTGGATAGTCTGGCCGGGAAAAGGTTCACCATGGATGGTACATTCCATCAGTCAATGCTCGGGTTTGGCCTAAAAGGGGATGGCCGTCTTGTCAAATCCGGCGGGAAACTTTACTGGATGAAGAAATATGCAAAAAATCGTGGGTATCTTATGTCCCCTATTGATATCCTGCGTATCGGCTGGGCTACAACTAATATGGATAGGTGATAAAGATGCCATACGTCATATTCAATAAACAGAATAATCAATACATTAGACATCCGTACAAATGGGTCAGCCGTCTCAGTGCTGCGACAAAATTCAAAACGGAAGAAAACGCGAAGAAGTTTTTGGCTTGCCCACCACGCGCTCTTGTTCTCCCGTCTCCCGATGATATTGAAATCTTGTCAGCGGATAATCTCACAAGCACCTTCAATACCAATTACACATTCACAGAAGAGACAGCACAACAGGAGTTTGAAGAGCTGAAACAATTCCTTTCCTCCACTCTGTCCTCTTTTGACAAGCTTGCTTCACTCCCTAAATTTTATGGCTCTGAGGTACAGAAATGTGACCAGGAGACATTAGATATTCTACACAAGATTGAATTTTGCAATGTGAGTGCGTCGGATGGGTACAAGCTATACAAACAGCTTCAAGAAATCCGTATTCGCCGCAGAGATGCAAAAGACCATCTTGAAATTGCGAGTCTTGTTTTATCAACTGGATTGTTATCCAGCATGAAAGCCTTGGACGGTGAGATTAAATCCATTGAAACCAATATGGCAAACAGAAAGTATAAACCGCGTGTTTTGATCGGGCTTTTTGATGACAACGGCATAACAGAAATCGAAGAAGATGAATCCGATGAAACAGAAAGCGAGGAAACAGCATGAGATATTACAGCACACAGCGCCCAGTATCGCCAGGGAGCTATCCTACTGGCGGAGTAATCAGCATTGTGAACTTTGATACAAAACGGTATGTCTCTGAAATCGGGGGGAACGCATGGGGATATATCGAATACAGTAAAGATCTTCCTGAAAAAGATGTACATGCCTATGAGCTTGTTTCTGTACCTCCCTACCATTGCACAAACAAACAAATGGCTGCTCTCAAGCGGATTGTCTCACGCGGCCAGAAAAAGTACAATACCATGCCACGGCTTGGAGGTAAATTCGACATCTGCGGTCAGCGTTTTAGCGATAGTGGTTATGCGGTAACGGATGGCGCTGTTACGGCGTTTGTACCTGGATTCTTGAATGGTCTGCCATATGATTCATCTAAACCGGATGCGGATTTGCTATACCGCATACTCACGGAAGAGTTGAATAACGGCGATTATTATGCAGTTGATCTGGACGATGTGAAATATGACACACCGGACTTGACCTACATTAAAGAACAGATTGCAAACCACAAGAAAGAAGGGAAAGAAAACAAAACCTTTGGATTTAATCCTCGTTGCGAGGCAGTGTTTAAGGCAAACCGTTCTGACGGCTCTGAAATTGTAGGAGTATATGACGCAGAGTTGATTCGTGATGCAGTTGAATGTGTTGGAAAGCATCCGATTTGTTATATCGGATTTAACAAAAATAAGCAACGGCCTTATCCGTTCTTCCTTGTTGGAAGTGAGGATAGTTTGTGGGATATCTCTTCTGGAATCCACGCTATCGTAATGCCGCTGGCAAAACACAGTATCTGATGGAGGTTCTACTATGCTCGTTGTAATGATTTTGATGATGATTCTGAAGCTTTTGTATGATGGTATCAGTGTCTTTTGTTCAGAGGTAATTGTGTCTGCAAAGAATCCGTACACGACCTATCGAAAGCTCATTTCTGAAAATCATAATGCGAACTCGGACATCTCTATGCTTCAACGGACATTTGAACACAACTCGCCAGAAGTCACCCTCAAATATATTGGTATCACAACAGATGACAGCAATGATGTGCAGAACGGAGGCGATATCAAATGAACTTACTCGATAAGTTTTCTGCTGTGGATATCAAGGCAGAGACCAGGATATCCAACAGCGACAAGCAGTTTTGCGAGGTGCAGCAGGCCGCTTATAATCATGGACGCAATGCACTTAAACAGATCCTGGATATCAGTGAGCGTTTCATCAAAGAACAGAATGATATTTTGGGAGCCATAGATCGTGAGGTTTACAGCAATTACATCTATGACGGGCGGGAGGGTGTTAGCCTCCATAGTATCCACGAGCTTTTACGGAAAAGTCATAGGACTTTTATCTCCAAAATCGTGAGCCATTTTTCCAGCGCATATCATGTTGAACTGGATTCAAGCTCTGTGGTTGATAACCTTGTTCCCCATGAGCCGCGTTATTCCAACGAGAAGGACGCAAAGGAGTACACGGAGCAGATTGAGAACATGGATGTTTCGTATGACCAGGTGCTCGACCAGATTTTTGTCCAGCTGGGAGGTTTCTCTTTCCATGATAAGGCGGTCAATGAGATGAAAGAGAAATGCCATGAAGCTGCATGGAACAGATACTATGGCAAGAAGGTGTATGAACAGAAAAAGTCCGTGCTATCCTTTACTGGATACGGATGCTCTTTTGACAGCTGGCATGAACAGTGGCATAAGGGCGAATACGAAATCAAACTGACAGATGGAATGAAAGAAATCATTCGTGCTCTTGCCTACTTTGAGTTTGGAGAGATTGGATATATCCCGTATGCTTTTAACTGTCTCCTTGGATGGTCGTGGACTACCACGGAAACAGAGCGGCGGTTTGATATGGAAAAGCTGAAGAGTATCAAGTGTTTTAAGAATGGCCGCGTGGATATTCGGTTCACCAGTGAGGCATACGCCAGACAGTTTGCGGAAGAATTTCTCGGAACGGAGGCATATTGATATGACAAAGCAAGAAAAGGTAATCGTATCTGCATATACTGGTGTGCTTATGTGCGATTTTGCTGATCTCCATGAGTACATTGAAAAGATTATGGGTAGGCCAGTGTGGACACACGAGCTTGCGGATCACGATGTTATGCAGGAAATTAAGGCAAAGTCAAAAGATGACTTTATGAATCTTTGTAGGAGTTAGTTAATCTATTCGGTTCATTTTTGATCGTATTCCCTGGTAGATATAACAGGGCGGTTCTTGGAGGTCTCCGTAAAAGCCTCCATCCATAAAGCATACATAGGCGGTGAATACATGAAGTACAACATCTTAAATCAGACCATTCCCCAGAACAGCAGGCGGGAATTGAATGATAAGATTTTATATTTGATTGACAACGATCTTGCGGAATCATCTGGAATTACAAAAGAGGATATCTACAACGCCTATACCGGCGACGGCGGACTACACGGCCTAAAATATTCTGACTTTGATAGCTATTATGAGTATTCCAATGCCAAGAAAGAGATAGAGAACGGACAGTTCTTTACCCCTCCCCTGCTTTGCAAGTTCATTATGGATTGTTTGAACCCGTCAGGCACGGATGTTGTAGCCGACTTGACTTGCGGAATGGGCGGATTCTTTAATTTCGCCCCAGCAGAGAGCAATGTATACGGGTGTGAATTGGATATCAAGGCATACAAAATTGCCAAGTACCTGTATCCAAAAGCAAACCTCACCTATGGAGATATCAGAAGCTATTCTCCCGGCATTAAGTTTGACTATGTGGTTGGGAATCCTCCGTTCAATATTTATTGGTGGGTGGATGAGAACCAGATTCTCTCTCAGCTTTACTATTGCCAAAAGGCGGCGGAGCTGATGAAGCCAATGGGGATTATGGCGCTGGTTGTTCCTGCATCTTTTTTGGCTGATGACTTTTCAGATGGGTCATTGATAAAGGAGATGGAAAAGCATTTCAGCTTCCTTGGTCAATTTATGTTGGATAAGGATATGTTTTCTGCTATTGGCGTATATGGATACGAGACAAAGGTGCAGTTCTGGCAGCGGAATAGTGAGGCGGATGGATGGATTCCACGCCCTTATTCGACAGAAATGACGATTGATGCCGTATCGTTGAACAGCGCTGGGGTCGATGTGGTCAAGCGTATGTGCTTGGATAAGGCACAGGAGTTGTTTCGGAAGAACAGGTCTCATATCTTGCTTGAGTTGTCACAGCAAAGAGATACTTCCAGCAATTTTATGTATCATGTGAAGAAATATCTCTATACAATCAAGTCTCATCCCGTCCTTAAAGAAAAGTATGTGAAATGCTGTGAATATCTCAATAAGTTTTTCACGCAAAAACAGCCGGCGGATATGTCTTATGAGGAATGGTGCCGTGTCCGTTTGACGGAGGCAAAGGTGCTTGCTTATCTCCGTGGCGTAGTCAGCAAACAGCATCCCAAGAAATATGAAGATGTTATCAGAATGGTGAACTTTGGATATTCCATTGGATACAAGGCATATAGTCCTAAAATGGCGCGTCGGATGCCAGAGTATATGAAAAATGCCACTCCAATCTATCAAATTGTAAGTGATGGGATGGATGCAGAGCAGTATGGGCATTTCTCAAAATTGATTCGGCGGAAGCAGAGAGAATATCAAATTGAGCAGCTTCCACTATCGTCTATGACAATGGATGAATCCATCGCAAAGTATTTGGATGAGTTCACTCTATATGATAGTGAAAACGATGAAGAGATCCACCTGAACGACATTCAGAAGCATGACATCAACCTGGTTTTGCAAAAGCGGAACATGCTGCTTCAATGGGAGCAGGGGTCTGGTAAAACTTTGGCTGGAATTGCGACTGGCCTATATCGGATGGAACGGCAGAACGCATTTTGTACTTGGGTAGTGTCCTCTGCGATCTCAATCAAGAACAACTGGGATGTCGTACTCCCAAACTATAGACTTCCTTATGTCATGGTGAATCGGATGAAGGATTTAGAGCAAATCAAGCGTGGAGATTTTGTAATCATCACCTTAAATATGTTGTCCAAATATCAGCGCCAAATTAAATCATGGGTAAAAGCACACGGCGGAAAGATTGCACTGTGCTTTGATGAAAGCGACGAGATGACAAACCCATCCAGCTTGCGGGCAAAAGCTGTGTTAAATATTTTTCGTCGTTGCAGATTTAAGCTGCTGATGACTGGTACAAGCACAAGAAACAATATTGCGGAGTTTTTCCCGCAGCTGGAGCTTGCCTATAACAACTCCGCAAATATGATTTCCTGGTGCAGAACAATTTATAGATATGATAGGTCGAACAAAAAAGAGGGTGTGGAAGAAGGGCTTCACGAATATCCAAATCCCAATTTTGGAAAGCCTATTCCTCCCTATCGCAAAGGGTTTAGACTGTTTTCTGAAAGCCACCTCCCGGAAAAAATCACCGTGTTCGGTGTTGCGCAAAGAAATCAGGATATTTTCAATGCGGATGAATTGAGCGATATTCTTGGTCGGTTTGTAATCACAAGGACGTTTGAAGAGGTGTCTGGAAAAGATATTAAGCGGATTCATCAAGTTCCTGTCCGTTTCGCAGATTCAGAGCGTTTTGTTTACAGAAAAGCAATTGAGGAATTTGAAAAGATGCGGAGCAATTATTTTTCTTCTACTGGAAATCTGAGGAAAGATGCGATGATGCGTTTGATTCAACAAATCACATTGCTTTTACGGATCAGTGCTGCACCGAACACAGTCCATGAGTACACAGGTGGAACACCTGCTAAAATTCTCAAAGTATTGAACATGCTGGATGACATGCGCGACGAAATTGTAGCCATTGGAGTCCGCCACAAGATCGTTGTCAACGCATACGCTGAGGCAATTCGTGAAAGATTTCCAGATAGGCCGCTGTTCGTTGTTACCGGGTCTACAACAACACTTGTAGCAAGGCGAAAGCTCCGTAAAACCTTGCGTGAAAGCAAGAACGGGATTCTCCTATGTACTCAGCAGAGTCTACCTTCTTCGGTAAACTTTGAGTTTGTGGACAATGTGATTATCCCTGAGCTGCACTACAATAATTCTCGGATGAGCCAGTTCTATATGCGTTTTATTCGGTACAACTCTACGAGGCAAAAGAACATCTATTTTGTCACCTATCTTGGAAGCATTGAGTCCAATCAAATGCAGATGGTATTAGCAAAAGAAAAGCTAAATCTGTTTATGCGCGGGCAAGACACCGATCTGGATGATATTTATGAACGGTTTGGCGTGGATTACGATTTACTTTCTGTTCTTATGTCTCGTGAAATGGACGAAAATGGTAAGATGTACATCAAATGGGGAGAACAAAATATCGCATAGAGGTAAATTTATGCCGTATAGAAGCGGTAGGTTTAATAGGAGGCGATGATATGGATGAGGTTACTGTGGAAAGCATTATGACAACACTTTTAGAGATAAACGAAAGTCTCAAAAGCATCGCTTTATCTTTGGAGCTTGTTACGCACCAGAAAAGAGAAGCAAAGCTATATTTTGACGCTATGAAACCAAGCGACACAATCTTTGCAACGCCATGTAAATAGAAAATAAGCTCCCCATTTAAGGGGAGCTGTTCGGAGGACAGTATGAAAATATATGAAAGAGAACTTCCGCAAAAACAGTATCGACTTTCTCCATCATGCTCTATTGCAATTCCAAGAGGTTGCAAGCCAAAACAAGGCGATCAGTACATTGGATATTGGGAGACATATCAAATTGATAGGGTATCCTATAACAAGGGGGAATTGATTTTATACTGTACAAAGGCAAGAAATCATACTATGTCAAAAGCGCAACAGTATATATGCCGGAGAGTTGAACGTGGATAAGTTTGTAATGATGAAGAAAAAGGATGGAACAAGAGTAAGGACAAAGGATATTTGGGGCGTTCAGATTCAGGGCGGAAAGTATTATATCTATTGCAACCGAAAGCCGATATGCTATGGTGCTATGCGGCCTGGATTAACGCCGTCAGAGATCTTGAGACAGCATTGCGGCGAAACATTTGTTAGAGCAGTGTGATCCCCTTTTGCATAGCCACTCGCTTCATATCATTTTCCCAGGCCGTTTTTCTATGGTATCTTTGCCATTTCAAATACTCGTCCCACCTGTGGTTTGACGCTTCGTTGGACACACCAAATATATTCTGGATGTCCAGGGACGATTTAATCCCCAGCATGGGAAACAGTGGCATGGGACAGAGCAGCGTGGCTGCGAATTGGTCGGCCTCTACTTCAAAATCCTGTGCTTCCATCTGATTGAATCCATGTTCTGCCAGCATAGGCTCAACAACAAGGGGCAAGTGTTTCAAAATAACATGCCCAAGCTCATGTGCTTTTGTCCATCGTTTTCTTCCCTCTACATTGTTGCCTGAACTATCAGAATTCCAAAGGATAAGGTATCTGTTGTTTGCAACATCGTAGTGGGTGCATCCAGATTTACTTTCGCATAGTAAAATTACATCGCGGATCGAACATCCATTTGTTTCTGCAAACTGCCGGTATGTTCTCATTCTGCAATTTGTCAGGCGGGAGATGATGGTATCAGGTTCTATTGGAAAGCTGATCTTATCCATATCCCTATAAATCTGTAAGACTTGGTTATAGATAAACGGATATCGGATCATTAGTACACCCCCGTTCAGGTACTCATTAAGACTCTATCATGTCATGTGTACGATAAACAGGACTTGTTACTTATCTTCATCCTGAAATGCTTCTTGAAAACCAAGCCGGAGCATACCCATCATGCGCTCCTTGTCTTGGGGAGACATTCTGGATTTAGCTCTCTGTAAAGAAACGAAGTCCTCATCCCCTACTAATTTCTCAGCTGAGTCTTTGATATCGGACATGCCAATTAGGTAGTCAACAGATACCCCAAAATACTCAGCAATCATTTTTACTCTATCGACGGAAGGTGATGTCGTTGTTTTCCATTTGCGGATCAAAGAGGCTGCGATGCCAAGGTCTTCAGAAAGCTTTGTCATCGAAATCCCCCTACTTTCGCAAAGTTCTTTTATCCTGGTATAAAGTATGGACTCCATAATGCGCCCCTCCAAAGATAATATTTTATCGTTTTCTTGTTGACAGCGATAATAATTTCTGGTATAGTAGTGGACAAAGGCGACACTATATTATCGCCAACAACGCTATTATAGCTCAAATATTCTCGAAAGTCAATTAAAATGTTTTGGATGGCGTAAGAAGTAATGGTAGTACGAAATGGCGTAGAAACCCAGAATGTTACCAGCAAGGACTTTGATCTGACGAGCGCATCGGCCAGCCGTGTACTACTTCCCTGCCGTGCCTGGGGAGAATTGCGGCTGGAAATGATGAACGCAGCTCTTGGTATGATGTCGGAAGAAGAACTACATAAGGTGTGCGATGTTCCTTATGAAAAGGTTGTCCAGCACGAGGATGTCAAAATGCTGTTTAATATCCAGAGGAAACAGGTTCGGCTCACTGCCCACGCCTCCGGGGATGTTGTTTTGGGCCGGCACTTTGATGCCCGCATCCCAGTCATGGCAGACGCAACCGAAATTACAAGCGTTCTGGACGAGTTCTTTTCATGCGGGAGTCGTGGCCTAAGTCAAGAATATGCGGACTATTATGGTAAGGTGTATGCTGAATGGAAAAATCAAAAATAATTTTGCTAATTCCTATTGACAAACAGCAGCCTATCTGATATAGTAATACTCGTAAGGAGTAAGCTAATTTACTTTCATTTGGAAATCAGAAATAGGAGGACGGCGCGTGGATAACAGTAGTTACCGTAGCCAATACATCCAGTCTGGTAATGAGAACATTTCAGAAAAGTCCATAGCTGTATATGACGCTTTCTGGAAGAGGCTTCAAAAGTCCGAAGATACAGTCGGAAAGCCAATGGAGGATGGCTACACAACAGAAGAGTATGTCAGATTGATAGACGGCATGAATGTTTCCAACATCAGTGCTTTCTTGACATACAAGAGCAAAATCAACCGATATCTCAAGTGGTTGAACGGAAAGGGTTTGCTCGATCAGGAGTTTGTGGACAATCTGCGGCTCGTAAAGTATGATATGGTTCCATCCTATCATGTTTACGACACAAAGTATTTCAAGGACTTCCCTTCCCTACAACAAGCGATTGAAGATACGCTGTGGGCGGCAGAACGGATCGATGACCGAATCTTCAGCACTCAAATTACTGCAATTTATCTGGCCTGGTGCGGATTTACAGCGGAAGAGGCCGTTTCGATTAAAAAGAATGAAGTGTTTGAAGACCATATTGATTCATCCGGCCATAAATGTTTCCCAAATGATAAGATAATGGAATACATTAAAGATTATAGAGATGCTACAGAGTATGAATCGCAAGGTCGTGGAGTTATTACGCTAAAGTATGTGTATTCAGATCTTCTATTGCGAACTTGCAGAGCAGATAGTGTTGATACAAAGACATTGAGAATTATGCTTCGAGGATTTGGAAAGAGCAGTGGCGAAGAAGTAAATCTGTTCACATACGACAAAATTTATTGGTCTGGGATTTTCAATCGGGCTTATATATACGAGCTTGAGAATGGAGAAATAAAGCCTGGGGATGTAGAAACTATGGAAACAATTTTCCAGCAGAAATATCCGTCTGTTGCAGTTGCGAATAAGCGGTTGCGTGACTATCAAAAGTTTAAGGAGCATTTCTTCCCAGAAGCAAAAGGATAATTTCATATAAGGCTTAGAGGGGGAACCCTTTAAGTCATAGATAAGGAATTAGCTAATCTATCTCATATATCCGAACAGTTCCAGGTGGAACACCTTTTGCGGGAGGGCAGGATCGTTACCTGAACGGATAATTTTAAGCTTGTTCCTAACATGAGGGAGGTGATGCTATTTGGTTGTATGTACTTACTGTCGTAAGGAGAGGCCGTTTTGGGCTGTGGACGAAGACGGCACTGGCGACTACTCCGCACATATCGTTTCTGGCACAAATGCTTTTGTTGACACTGCTGGAAAGCGTATGAGGTTTCGGTTTTGTCCAATGTGCGGGAGACCGTTGACCAATCCTCCTGACGATGGGGGGGGTAAGGTTCTGGGATTGTTTGCATTTACCAGGCCAACATATCGCAATAGCATAAAAAAGGAGTGTATAACCTATGGGCAAAGCCAGAAGTGACAGCGGCTATTATTGGGTGGACAAAAAGTTGACCTGTAATGGCTGCAAGTATCTAAATTTCTACAAGGCAGGATGCCGACGAAACCAGCCGCCTGGTCAGGTTCGTCATCTTCCAACCTACACAAACGGAGACGATTATATTGCTGTTCTGAGACCGCCCGATTGTGACTACCAGAAAGAGCAGAAGCCCACCGAACAGGTGAGTACGGAGGGGTAACATGCCAGTCTTTATATTGCTTCTGTTCCTTGGCGTTGCAGTCCTATGGCTTTTACTTTCCTTTTGCTTTATCCCTATCGGAAAATTTGTTTACCGATTGATTAAGGATGCAAAAACTTCTATGTCAAAAGATGACTACAAAGAAAAATCTGAAGAAAAGGATGGTACAGATCAGAATGGTTAAGAAAGGATTTATTGGCGCGATTGTGCTTGCCGTCGTTCTATTTGGCGGAGTGATCCTTGGGCTTATGTGTACGGAGCGTATTCCAGCCGGCTATGTCGGTGTGGTTTACAACATGAATGGCGGAGTGGACGGAGAGGTTCTTCAGCAGGGCTGGCACCTTGTCTCTCCTACCAAGAAGGTAACGACATATTCTATCGGGATTGAGCAGAGCTACCTTACAGCCGAAAACAAGGGGGATTCTCCTAACGACGAGAGCTTTAATATTCCTACGTCTGATGGAAAGACAGTGCGTGTAAACCTTGAGTTCTCCTATCGTTTTGATGAGGAACGGGTTTCTGATACCTTTACCATGTTTAAGGGGAAGTCCGGCGAGGAAATCAAGAATACATTTATCAAGCCTAAGATTGTTGCCTGGACGCAGGAGGTATCTGCAAACTATCCCGTAACAGATATCTTTGGAGATAAGCGCACGGAGATCAATGCAGAGCTGGATGTGTACCTGCGGGACAAGTTTGATAAATATGGCATTATTATTGACACTGTGAATTTTACCGATATTTCTGTAGATGGAGAGACCGCTGCGGCGATCCAGAAGAAGGTAAATGCACAGCAGGAGCTTGAGCTTGCCAATATCGAGGCGCAGACAGCAAAGGTACAGGCCGAAAAGGATAAAGAGGTTGCGCAGATCGCCGCTGAAAAAGCCATTGTTGAGGCGGAGGCTAAGGCAGAGGCTACCAGAATTGCGGCAGAGGCAGAGGCCGATGCAAATGCGCAGATTGCCGCCTCCCTTACACCTGAGCTGATTGAGAAAATCAAGTATGAGAAGTGGAATGGTGAGCTGCCCACGGTTTCTGGTTCTAACGCAATCGTGAGTATGGAAGGACTGAAGTGATTTTGATGAAGAGAGTTTATGTTGATATCATCTCCGAAAAGGAGAAGAAGCTTCACCAGCTTCAGTCTGATGCGGAGGGCGCTGTGGACATCGTAACACGGGCGATTTCCGGTCTGGAATTGGTAAATCAGGAGATTGAGGATACCAAGGCCGAAATTGACGAGTATATCTCTCGTCTTACTGAACAGCGCGACACATTGATTCATAATCAAAAGAGGAACGCTGTTGTAATCAAGAATTTCTCCAAGCTCCTATCCGCAGAAGAGGCGGATGAAGTGAGCGGAGCGGTATCCTAAATGGCCACTGGTTGTTACGGCACAAACAGCAATTTAATATGAATGAAGATTTGAAAACATAAATGTGTCGTGTTGCGTGGAAAGATAAATTGTCATTTATGTCGAGCAATTAGAAAAGAGACAAATAAGGCGCATACAGCAATCTAAAAGGAAATTGAACTTGAAATTCAACATACATAAGCGCCTTGAATATGGGGCAGTAATCCTAATTTGGTAAGGAAGTGGTTTGCTAAACCACCAGTAATCCGAAAGGATGTGCAGGTTCGAGTCCTGTCTGCCCCGCCATATATGCTGGTGTGATGGAATAGGCAGACAAACGGGACTTAAAATCCTGTGGGAATTTCCCGTGTGGGTTCGATCCCCACCACCAGTACCACGAGAGCGCCCGGTGGCAGCATTTATGTGTATAGGACGGCGGACACTAACAGCAATTTTACTTTTGAGTTCTGGAAAAACTTTGCTTGCGGTTCGACTCAGCAGCTCTCAAAGCCGTCAAATTTCTTCTGCAATTCAGTTAATTTCTTTCAATGTAGTTCGGATGAATATAATAGGACATGCGGGGGTAGCTCAGTTGGTAGAGCAACGGACAATTAGTTTGTGCTTTGTAAAAGCGCGTACAGCAACCTAAAATGGGCAATCTGTTTGTCGGAGGTTCGAGTCCTCCCTTCCGCTTCACGCCTCCTTTGGCGGTTGGTTGTAGGAACATCTATATGATCACAGTTAGGTAAGGGTCACGCTTCGCTGGTTGTACCAGAGCTTGCGGAGTGCTCCAGTGCAATTCTGGTGAGCCTAACACAAACATCTATGCGTAACGCCGGCAGAAGTACAATGCGGGTGCGATTGGTAAATGTCAGTTCGATTCTGACCGCATAGGCCATATGCCAGGATAGCTCAGCTGGTAGAGCACGTAACATCAACCAACGCGGGTTGTGTAATTCGCGCACAGCAATTTTAATGATTTGCCTTCTAAGCACGTGGTCGCGGGTTCGAGTCCCGCTCCTGGCGTTCTATGCAGCAGTGGTCAAGTGGTAAGACAGCGGCTATAAAGAGTGTGTGTTGTATGGCACACGAACAGCAATTTCAAAAAAGGCAAGCCGCCATCGTAGGTTCGATTCCTACCTGCTGCACAAGGGGTAAGAGTTGACTTCACCATTCAAACAGCCCCTAAAAAGTTGGCAGTAATGGTTCGGTTTATAAGAGGCGTACAGCAAAACATTGGTTAAAGTTTTTAGACTCATAATCTGGAACGATAAGGTTCAAATCCTTTCCGCCTCTTGCCTCCTTTAAGACACAGGCAGCACAACACGGACAGTATGTGTCTTGAAGATCTAAAGCACTATTAGCAGTTAGTTAATCAATTTAAGGAGGAAACATCTATGAGCAACGATTTTATGTCCGCTATGAAGAAGACTCTGAACGACGAGTACAATGTTGCGTTTACGGAAAATGGTGCGGCTGGATATCGCACCACCGGCAAGAGCCTGCTTGATCTGAATTTCGCCGTTGCTTCTCTTCGCAAGGCAACTCCTGGCGATATCGCTGCGAGATTCACGAGGGCTTTCTTTGAGGATCAGGTTGCCGCTATGAAGTGGCTGTTCTTTGCCCGTGATATCCGTGGTGGTCTTGGTGAGCGCCGCTTGTTCCGCGTCGTGTTCCAGTACATGGCGAAGAGCGATCCCAACTACATCAAGCCCTTGATTAAGCTTGTCCCTGAGTATGGCCGCTGGGACGATCTCTGGTGCCTCTTTGGTACTGATCTGGAGAGCGATTTGCTGGACGTTGTGTGCGCACAGCTGAAAGAAGATATCTCCAATATGAACAGCGGTAAAAGCATTTCTCTGCTGGCAAAATGGATTCCGTCCATCAACGCATCTTCTCCCGTAAGCCGGCGCTATGCAAAGCTGATTTGCGGGTATATTGGGATTCAGGAGTGGGATTATCGCAAGGCTGTTTCTGCTCTCCGCACCAAGCTTGATATCGTGGAGAAGAAGATGTCTACAAAGGCTTGGGGCGATATCGTGTATGAGGCTGTCCCGTCTCGTGCAAACCTGCTATACAACAGCGCTTTCCTGCGCCACGACGAGGATCGCCGCCGCAAGTTCCTCAGCAGTTTGGAAAAGGGAGAGACTAAGATTAACGCCTCCACCCTCTTCCCTCACGACATTGTGAGCAAGTACACCAATGGAGGATGGAGCGTAAGCGTAAAGGGACTCGATCAGACCCTTGAGGCTTTGTGGAAGTCTTTGCCTGACACAGTAAACGGCTGCGGAAACACCATCGTTGTTGCGGACGGCAGTGGAAGCATGACCACCAGTGTAAGCGGCAAGGTAAGCGCTTTGGATGTGGCAAATGCCCTGGCAATTTATTTTGCCGAGAGATCTTCCGGGCAGTTCAAGGACAAGTACATCACTTTCTCTGAGCGTCCCCAGCTCGTGGATCTCAGCCGTGGGAAGTCTCTGCGTGACAAAATCAAGATTGCTTTGAGTCACGATGAGGTGGCAAACACCAATATCGAGGCAGTGTTTGATCTGATTTTGGATACAGCAATCGAGAATCATATGTCTCAGGATGATATCCCCCAGAACATCCTTATCATTTCCGATATGGAGTTCGACGGTTGCGCCGTTTCCAATTCCTATTGCAGAGGGTATAGGAGAGCCAATAGGGGCGTTGATTCTCGTTTGTTCCAGATCATTTCCCAGCGCTATGAGGATGCTGGATACAAGCTGCCTCGTTTGGTGTTCTGGAATGTAAACAGCAGAACGGGTGCAATCCCCGTCATCGAAAACGACTTGGGCGTTGCCCTGGTCAGTGGATTCAGCACCAACATCGTGAAGATGGTGATGAGCGGCCAGACCGATCCTTACGAGTGCTTGCTGGAGACCTTGAATACAGAGCGCTATGCGCCTATTGAAGAGGCTCTGAAAGGACTGTAATCGCTTTAGGAGAGGTGGTGTCCCACCTCTCCTTTCATTATAAACGGGAGGCATAATTATGGAGGCAATTACCGAATACATCAAAAGAAATTCTAATGGACGAAAGCGCCCTGTGCGTGGAGCAACTATCGCCTCTGCATTTGGCGTGTCTGGAGTTCGGGTAAGAAACATGGTTAATTCCGCAAGGTGCAAGGGAGATCCTATTTGTTCTAATGGGAACGGCTACTACATTGCGAGTGATAAGTCTGAGCTGGAAGATACCATCGCCTCTATCAAAGGGCGTATCAGTGTAATGAACAACGCTGTTGACGGCCTGGAGCAATACTTAACACAGATGGGGTGACACTTTCAAATGCTGACTGCTCAACAGATTCTATCATCAAAGAAATGCGGAGATCTCTTTTCATCTGCTGATAAACAGATTGTCATTGCTGAATATCGTGAAATTGCAAGAGCTTATCATCCAGATATCAGCTCTGATCCGCAGGCAAATGAAGTAATGGCAAAAGTAAATCAGCTCTATGAAGAAGCTCTAAAGCTTATTGAGTCTGGCACTTGGGAGGTAAGTAATCGGCTCATTCTGCGGGACAAATCCGGCAAGAAGTACATTGGGAAATATCTGAAACAGTTTCCGTTTGAACTTGGTGAGGCTTATATTGCGAACTCCACCGTGACATATGTGTTTAAGGAAAACCATAAGAGATTTTTCGACAATGCGGTTTCACAAATCAAAGGATTGCGATATGCAAACAAGAAAATGGAAGAAGAAATCTCTCGGTTTATGCCTCACATTCTCTATGCCTTGTCTTTAGATGACAGGCGATTTTGCTTGGTATTAAATAAGCCAGAAGATGTTTTTCTCCTGTCCGACATAAAAGATTTCTTTGGCGGCAGCTTGCCAGATCGTCATGTCGCCTGGATAATGAGCAGACTGTCTAATCTATGCTGCTACTTCGGCTACACGGGAATTGCGCATAATGGATTGACACTGCAAAATTGCTTTATTTGCCCAAGCAAGCATTCTATTTTACCGCTCGGCGGATGGTGGTATGCGCAGAGAATCGGAGAAAAGATGCTTGGTGTCCCCAGCGCGGTCTACGACATTATGCCGATTAAGGCGAAAAGCGAGAAGCTATCCGATATCATTACAGATTTGGAATCCGCCAAGCTGATTGGCCGGCAGCTTTCCGATATTTCGTCCCTACCAAAACCATTCCAAAGCTTTTTGAATTCTGGTTCTGCTCACGACGCAATAGAAGAATTTAATCGCTGGAATACAACACTGGATAAATCTTACGGTGAGCGTAAGTTTGTCAATATGCAAGTAACAAAAACTGATATTTATTGTTAGGAGGAATTATTTATGGGTTGTGGAAGTTGGACTCCCCGTGATTGGGATACATATTCCAAGAGTTCGATTGCCGGAAAGAGCGCGGCTGGGATTTATACCAGCAGATCGGTAAAGCCAGAGTTTGATCCCAAGGGCATCCCGATGAGAGAGAGCCGTGACAGCGACGATCACCCCAACAGCAACGCAATTATCATCGGCCTTGATGTAACTGGCTCCATGAGCGATATCCTTGAGGGCGTAGCTAAGAAGCTAAATGTTCTTGTTACGGAGATTCTGGATCGTAAGCCGGTAACAGACCCGCAGATTATGTTCAACGCTATTGGAGATGCGATGTGTGATTCCACTCCGTTTCAGGCCACGCAGTTTGAGTCCGATATCCGCATTGCGGAGCAGCTGACACAGCTCTACTTTGAGCGCGGCGGTGGTGGAAACATGTTTGAGAGCTATCCCCTCGCCTGGTATTTTGCGGCAATGCACACAGACATTGATTGCCTCAATAAGAGAAATCAGAAGGGTTTCCTTTTTACCATGGGCGATGACTGCTATCCTGACCGTTTGACCGCACGGGAAATCAAGGATATCTTTGGCGATACTGTTGAGCGTGATATCCCCGTGGAAGAGCTGCTTAACCTGGTCAATCGGAAATATGAAGTATTCCACCTGGTTCTGGATCGCCGCAGCGACACAAGCAATATTGCAAAGTGGCGTTCTTTGATGGGTGAGCGAGTGATTAAGGTAAGCGACTACACGAAGGTTCCTGAGATTATTGTTTCTATTTTGGAGACAATGGGCGGTAAGGATGTGGACGAGGTAGCCGCCAGCTGGGACGGCTCCACTTCTATCGTGGTCAAGAACGCTCTTGACGGTCTGAAGAGTGTGGCTGCAAAGAGCGATCTCGTAGAGTTCTGACAATAAAAGATAAGCCAGAAAGGGGTATTGGTATAGCAAAGCAAATCAAAGTCGTAATCGGCGCAAACTTTGGCGATGAGGGAAAAGGTTTGATGACCGACTACTTCTGCAAAAGGCTTTCCGAGATCGGGAGTGTACTCAATATTCGGTTTAATGGCGGTGCGCAAGCCGGCCATACCGTAGTAGTTCCAACGCTCGGCAAGCAAAAGCGCCATGTGTTCAGCCATTTTGGTGCTGGGAGCTTTGTCAACGGTACTGATACATACCTTTCTGGCAATTTTATTTTGAACCCTATTCTCTTTTGTAGAGAGCGCGACGAGATGTACAGAAACTTTTGGTTCTACCCAAAGGTATACATCCATGAGAGCTGTAAGATCACCACGCCATTTGATATGCTGGTCAATCAAATTGTGGAGCGCTCAAGGGGCGATCAGAGACATGGAAGTTGCGGTGTCGGGATTAACGAAACAGTTGTTCGATATAGGAACTACGGCATAGGCCACACCATTACTCCTAAAACCATCCGCTCTCTTGACTTAAAATATCTGCTTACATATCAGCGGGATATCTATCTCACTAAGCGTTTGAAAGAGCTTGGTGTGTCCAACATTTCTTTGAATGATCTTGGTGTAATTCTAAGCGAGAATATCATTGACAATTGGATTGCCCAAGTAAACGAAATGATGAATTATTGTCAGGTCGTAAACGACGATATAGTGCATGACTATGACGGGCTTGTTTTTGAAGGTGCTCAGGGGCTTTTGCTGGATGAGATGTATGAAGAGTTTGCACCATATCTCACGACATCTCGTACTGGAATCCCTGGGGTAAACAGAGTTCTTTATTCTGCTGGGTTGTACGATTGCCGCGATATTGAAATGTGTTTTGTATCAAGAACCTACTTTACCAGACATGGAGCCGGCTTCTTCCCCACCGAATGCAGCGCAAAAGATTTGTTTGGAGAGGATAAACAGGACGCAACAAATGTATGGAATGAGTTCCAGGGAAGCTTTAGATACGGATATTTTGAAGAAGATAGATTCCGTAATGTATGTAATCAGGAGTTCAAAAGGGCAAAGAGAATGTATCCATACACAAAGTTGTCATTTGCATTTACCCACGCGGATGAAACGGACGGTATGGTTCTGGAGTCTTCCGGCCACAAGGAAATTAAAGATGTAATCTCTCCCCTATCTCCAGACTGTTTCTATACATCAATCGGAAATACACGGCAGCATGTTATTGAGGCTCCATTAAAAACGCACAGAAAATCTCAATAAAAACAACGCAAAAACGGCTTTGAATAAGAAAGGGAGTATCAGTTTATATGTTAAAGAAGGTAGACCGCAAAAACCGATTTGTGTCTATGTTTGACCCGAAGACTGGGTTCTATGTGAGAAGCGGTGTATATGACGAGAATGGCAAGGATACTGGAATCGACCCATTTATGACGCAGTTCCCGGAGCTGATAGATGTAGGCGTTATGGGACATTGTGTACACGGGGCAAGCGGCCTTTGCTTAAAGTCTGGTGTCCAATGCTATCAGAATGGCCTTAAAACGCACCATCCCAACATGACGCTTGAGAACTTCAAGCGGATTGTTGACGAGTGTAAAGGAAAGACATTTCAGCTGGCGCTTGGTGGTCGCGGCGATGTGGATCAGCACGAAAACTTTGCAGAAATTCTTCAGTATTGCAGGGAAAATAACATTGTACCAAACTTCACCAGCTCTGGCCTTGGCTTTACCGAGGATATTGTGGCTCTATGCAAAGAGTATTGTGGCGCTGTTGCTATTTCTTGGTATCGCCAGCCCCATACCATTCGAGCCATTCAGATGCTGCTTGATGCCGGAATCAAAACAAACATCCACTATGTCCTTGGTAACAATTCGATTGACGAGGCGATTTACCGGCTTAGAAATAACGACTTCCCACAAGGAATCAACGCCGTGATTTTTCTGCTCCATAAGCCTGTTGGCCTTGGGAGTGAAGACAATGTGCTATCGGCAAACGATCCAAGGGTAAAAGAGTTCTTTGATATCATCGACCATATGAATGCTCCGTTCAAGGTTGGATTCGACTCATGTTCTATCCCCGCCATTTTGAATTACACCCACAACATCGATCCAAACAGCATTGATACATGCGAGGGCGGACGGTGGAGCATGTACATTACGTCCGATATGAAAGCTCTCCCTTGTTCGTTTGATAACCAGGATCTTCGCTGGGCTTATGATATCAGCAATGACACCATCCAAAACGCATGGAATAGTGAGCAGTTTGAGGATTTCAGAAATCATTTTAGAACTGCTTGCCCAAACTGCAAGAACCGAGCGTCTTGTATGGGTGGTTGCCCTATCCGGCCTCAGATTGTAATTTGCAGTCAGACAGAGAAGACGGTGTAGGTATGAGAGACATCAAAAGAATCCGAAAATTCTGCAATCAGCTTGCGGAAATATGGGAAATGTACCCCGATTTAAGATTTTGCCAATTGCTAATATGTTCTTCTCTATTTCGGGATCGAGACCCATTTTATATAGAAGATGAAGATGCGATCCAAATTATTAAAAACAATATGAACGGAGTGATTAGCAATGAAAAATAAAACAGCATGGATTGTGGTTGGCATTGTTCTTGCTTTTGCCTTGCTTGTTGGCGGATTGTTCGTCAGTTCCAATAATAAGGCTATCTTTTTAGAGGAACAGATCAATGCAGCCCAGGCAGATATCAATGTTGCAGAGAAAAGACGTTTTGACCTTGTATATAATCTGGTGGATGCAGTGCAGTCTTATCAGGATTACGAAGGAGAGACGCTGGAGAACATCGTTTCCGCAAGAAACAGCATGGAGTATGGCGATGTGGATGGCGCTCAGATGGCAATCAATGCAGTTGCTGAAGCATATCCCGAACTCAAGGCAAACGAGAACTATAAGCAGCTTATGAATGAGCTTGCTATGACAGAAAACCAGATCGCTCAGTACCGAAACAATTATAATGAGCAGGTGCGTTCTTATAATAAGATGGTGCGCTCTTTCCCCAATAACATTATCCTCAGTATCCTTGGATATGAGGCCATTGACACGACATATACCGATTATGACGCGCCGGTAGATGCCCCGCAGGATCTGTTTGCCGATGATAATTAAAAAGAGAGAAGTTCTTTTCAGCGCTATCATTGTTCTTGTAATGCTGTTGGTTGGCCTGTTTGTAAGCGATGCGATTCTTCAAGGTGCAATCTCTAAGAGCGAAGACTATCGCACTGCAACTATCATAGAGAATGAAGATCAGTTCTTATATGGTATGCAGACCAACTTCGGCCACTCTCTTGTATATGGCGAGGTTTCTTCTGATTCATCCGTTACATATGACGAAATTGGAAGCGGTTTTATCTACATTGAAAAGCACAAGGAGCACTACACCAGGCATACAAGAACAGTGACAAGAACAGATAGCAATGGGAAGAAACACACCGAGACAGAAGTGTATTATAGCTGGGATCATGTATGGAGCGACAGCCGGCAGGTAGACGATATCACATTTATGGGAGAGACATTCCAATATGAAGCTATCGATCTCCCAGTAGAGCGTCTTAACCTGGATTCAATCAGTGTTGACAATCGAATGAATTATATCTATGAAGGACACGATGATCGCTATTATTACAATGTGACACCGCTAAAGATTACTGGTACGATCTTTACATCTCTCCATGATAATACGATTAACGACAGTTCTGAGCTGTATCGAGATATGAATCCAAAGCAAGTAATCTCTCATATGGAAAGTAATGAGACTATTTACACCGTTGTATTTTGGATTGTATGGATTCTGTTATCTGGTGGTCTTGTATTCGCATTTCTTTATTTCGATAATAAATGGCTTGATTAAGAGGTGATGTAATGAAAACCAGAAAAGACTTTGTTACAAACAGCTCGTCCAGCAGCTTTTTGATTACCAATAATTCAGATGAGGCAATGACATCTAAAGATGTCGCCATGGCCTTACTATCCAAAATTGTAGAAGATGCGGATGGGAGATTTACTCTTGCTCCGGGCGAGTCTATCCGATATGAATGTGGCGACCATGAGGAAGATGGAGCGTTTGAGAACTTTATTCATAGCGGATTCAGCGGCTGGGGCTGCTCAGAACGATATGGCAATGGAGATGTGTCTGTAGATTTTTTGGAGAGCAATCATTAAGGAGAAAACATGAAGTTTAGAAAAGATTTTGTTACCAATAGCAGCTCAAGTAGTTTTATCTGCTGCTTTGCCCGCATTGCCGATCCAGAAAAGGCGCAAGCAGTTCTGGATAAGCATGGTGATAGGATTGAAGTGTACACAGCAGAAGAGGTTCTTGCAAATATCAAGAATAGACGATGGGGTGCTTGGCTTGAGGCAGATTGGGCTGGTGTAGATGTTACTCCCACAGAAAATTATATTCGGGATCACGCTGAAAGCAAGTTTGTAGTTGCAGAGGATCGTCAAGATATCGATGAGAACGAGGACGGATACCCAGACTACGATGTTGATTACTCCTATTTCAATACCGATGCTATTGACGATATCACAGAGAAAAACGGGTTCGCTGAAATTGACTGCCAGTGGGGAGCCGGCAGAGACGGCTAACAGGAGGCAATATGAAAGTAAGAGAAGATTTTGTGACAAACAGCTCATCCAGTAGCTTTATTCTTGCCTTTGAAAGCAAAGAGGATGGAATTGCAAAAATCGCCGCTATGACAAAAAGATACGGCAGTGATTATGTAGAACAGTTGCTCCACGATTTCATGGAGGCTACGCCGATTCTAAAGGAAAATATTCGCACACATACATTCCGAGATGTAGAAAATGATGCAGAGTTTGTTACAGACAACGGCGAGGGAGGCTGGTGGTCTTCCGACAAACTGACCTTTGAAAGACAGTGGATGAACGAACATCCAGGAAGCGACTACCGTGCATACTATGAATCTGAGGAAAGAAAAGCCGAGGTTGAGCGTCGTATGGAGGAAGATTTCAAGAAGATTGAAGATGATATTGGAACTTCATCTTATCTGGTAGAGCTGGAATACGAAGACCATACAGAAGTCGGCTCTGCTCTGGAACATGATATTCTTCCAAATCAGGATTTTACGGTTCGTCGGTTTAGTCATCATTGAGGAAATCAAAATGCTGAAAATTTATAAGACATATCTTCAGTATCAGATAGACGGTGGACGCTGGGAACGATTTGGCTATTCTGGGTGGCTTTGTGAGGAAGAGCGCAATGTAGAATTGCAAAAAACGATTATTGAAAATGCAAGTTTCAAACAAGCGTTTGAGCACTTTGAAAACTTCCCGTCTCATAATGTGATCTCTTGCCGTACATATATCCGCCACCGCCCATATATCTGCCTTATCGGGGCTGGATTTGCAGAGCCTACCAATCTTTATCAAAATAACTTCACTTCTCTTTCAATTAAAAAGATCACAGAAGAGAATAAGGATGTAACCTTAGAGTGGATCATAGAACATTTATCTGCTGAAAAAACAATTCAGTATTTGAAAGAGCGCGGGTTAAATATTTGCCCAATCAAACAATAAGAGGTGTTTTAATGAAATTTAGAAGAGATTTCGTTACAAATTCCAGCAGTTCCAGTTTTGTTTGTGATATCTGCGGCAATGTCGAGAGCGGATGGGATATGTCGCTGCAAGAGGCAGAGATGGTCGAGTGCGTAAACGGCCATACAATTTGCCAGGATGAGATGCTGAGCGCACCAAGAGAGGTAATGCTTCGTCTGATCCAGGAGGAAATGCAGCAATCCTGGTCTCACTTTAAGGATATGACTGATACTGAACTGAACGAGAAGACCGATGAAGAGCTGGAAGAGATGATGATGGAGCGTGAGGACGGATATTATGGAATCCCGGAAGAGTGCTGCCCCATCTGCCAGTTCATCGAGTATTCCAACAAAGATTTGGCAAAGTATCTGGAAAGAGAATATAAGGTTTCTCGTGATGAAGTTTTTGCCAAGGTAAAACAGCTCAACAAGAGACGCAAGAAACTTTATGACAGCGAGTATGTGACCGAGGTATGTTCCAGATTCCATCTGAACCCCGCCGAAATTGTCGCCGGCCTGAAAGATCGGTTCGGCACATACAGCCGATTTTATGATTTTATCCATAAGGGGTGAGCCATGAAAGTAAGAACTGATTTTGTGACCAATAGTAGCAGTAGCTCATTTATCTGTCTTCGCTTGCCGACTGGAGCTGGAGAGGCGATCCTTGAGCAAAACGATCTTTCTTCTGAAAAGATTCTGCAACGTATGGACGATAGAGATTATGACGATATCGAGTTGAGAGACAGATATCTTGAGGCTGTGCTTGGGGAGTGCGGACTTGACTATGTTGGATGGACGCTTGATGAAAATGATTTGACTGAGCACAATCTTGCAGAATTGCGTGAAATGCTGTCCAAAGAGATTAAGTCCGTCTACAAAATGGATGTGTCGCCTAACAATCTAATCTTTGATTTTGGGGAGATTTATCGATGAAAATTAGAAGCGACTTTGTGACAAACAGCAGCAGTTCAAGCTATGTACTTGCTTATAAGGGATTGGATACGCCTCATCCGTCTATCAAGTCCTTAAATAAGATGATTGAGATTGTGTTGTTTTCTGACGGCGGATACGAAACGACGCGGGGAGAAAAGGTTAGAACCATAGATGAGCTGGACAGCTATATGGTAGATACTTATGGGTATAGCGACCTAAATACCATTGACAAACTTTTGGCGGCAGATAGCTATGCGAAAAAGATTCACACAGAATGCGTAAAGGCTCTGAATGATGGGTACACAATTTTGTTTAAGGATGTCGGATACAGCGATGAGACATTGAGCGCCTTACTGCGCGATATTGCAAATGAAGATATCGGTGTGAAGATTTTATTCGGCGATTTCTAAGGAATTAGTTAATCTATTCGAGGTGATGGAATGTATTCTGCTTTTGTAACCAGAATTAAAAATCTGCGCAAGCATTCTAATGCAGATCGTCTGCTGTGCGGCGAATGCTTTGGCAACACCGTAATCGTTGGGCTTGACACGCAGCCTGACGAGCTTGGTGTGTACTTCCCCGTTGATGGGAAACTCGGAATTGAATTTGCTCAGAAAAATGACTTGCTGCGCAGAAAGGATGAAAACGGGAATCCAGCCGGCGGATATCTCGATCCAGAGAAGAGAAATATCAAGGCTCTAAAATTGCGCGGCGAAAAGAGCGACGGCCTGTTTATGCCTTTATCATCTCTGGCAGAGTTTACAGATATCTCCCAGCTGAAGGAGGGGGACACCATTACTCAGCTCGACGGAGTGATGATCTGTGAAAAGTATGTCCCCGCTCGTAAGCAAAGTACAAGTGCAGGAGCCGGGAATCGTACCAGGAAGCGTAAAGATCCTATCTCTCCCCTATTCATGGAACATGCTGACACGGAGCAGCTCCCATACAATCTTGGGGCATTCCACCAGGGCGATCTTGTAGAGATCACATTGAAAATGCACGGGACTTCTCAACGGACTGGATACCTCCCTATGCTGTCTGGCTATAAGCGCACACTGCTTGACAAGCTGTTTCGTCGGCCTGGTACTCCAATTTATGATTGGGGCTATGTGACTGGAACTCGCCGCGTTGTTCTTGATACATATGATGGTGGTTTCTATGGCAGCAATGCTTTTCGTGAGCAACATGCCAAAGTGTTTGAAGGAAAGCTCCATAAGGGCGAGACAGTCTATTATGAAGTCGTTGGCTTTACTGATGACGGCACTCCGATTATGGCTTCTTGCGATAACAAGAAAGTTGGAGATAAGGACTTTGTAAAGCAGTATGGCAAGCAGACTGTATTCAGCTATGGTTGTAGCTCGGATGGTGTAGATGCACCAAAGTCTGCCCTTTATGTATACCGAATGACCATGACAAACGAGGATGGGGATGTAGTGGAATATCCTCCATTCTTCATGCGCTATCGCTGTGAACAGATGGGCGTGAACTGTGTCCCGCTCCTATGGTCTGGGTTTGTGCCTGAGAACGATAATCCTGGCGAATGGGTAAAGGGTGTAGCAGAGTGTTACTACGACGGAGCAGATCCCATTGGAAAATCCCATGTGCGCGAGGGTGTTGTCTGCCGCATTGTAAACCGTCCGAAATTTACAGCCTACAAGCACAAGAACTTTGCATTTAAGGTGCTTGAGGGGATTGTCAAGGAAGTTGCTTCTGCTCCAGATATGGAAGAGGCGCAGGAAGTAACCGAGGCGGCGTAATGAGCAGAGAAATGATTGATCCATGGAGACAGTATGGTGTCAAACTTGAAAAGGAAGAGATGGTAGATGGTGTCCCCCATCTATTCATCTCTGTCCCGACTGTTTCTGATTTTATCGATGACAATGGAAACGAGCTTTCTGGTGCTTTACTGGCAAAGCGTGTAAAAAGAAGTATCTCTGACCCCATTGTGTTAAAGTCCAGGAATCGAAATGAACGATGGACAAAGAACATGTCATACAACATCGACTGCAAACCAAAGGGTAACACAAAAAGCAATTACCAAAGCGCAAATCGAAACAGTGATGTAGACCTATTTGATCTGTTCTTTGGTCAAGGCAGAGGGAATCCGTTTGTTTAATAGGAGAGGTGTTTGAAATAGAATTGGTCGAGCACGATAAGAAAATCATGTGCCGGCTTTCAGAACACTTAGACGCAGTGAAGGAGAGACACCCGGAATGGGTTGGTATTTTCCTACAAGGGTCTCAAAATTACAAGCTCGATTATGAGGGGAGCGATGTTGACTCCAAGCTGATTGTCCTCCCCTCTTTCGAGGATTTTGTTCTAAATAGAAAGCCGCAAAGCTATACACACATCATGGAAAACGATGAACATGTTGACGTTAAAGATATCCGCTTGATGTTTGATTGTTTTAGAAAACAGAATATCAACTTTGTGGAAATCTTATTCACAAAGTATAGAATCCTTAATCCGAAATATGAATCGTTGTTTTATCCAGTGCTCAATGCACGGGAGTTGATTGGGAGATATAACGACTTTGCTTCTCTGAATTGCATGGTTGGTACGGCGATGGAGAAGCAAAAGGCACTTTGTCATCCGTATCCAGCTACGATGGATAAAATTGAGCGCTTCGGATACGACCCAAAACAACTCCATCATATTTTAAGGCTTGAAGAATTTATGACGAGATGGCTTGATGGAGAGCCGTATGAAGATTGCCTACTTTCTAAGAAAACAGATTACTTAAAACAAATTAAATTTGGCTGTCTTAGCAAAGATGAAGCTGTTGAGATGGCAGACCGCTATGTGTCTGCAATGAAATCTGTAAAGGCAAAATACATGGAAGAGCATGAACCGTCTGTAAACCGAGCTGTTGATTATATTTTGAATCAAACGCTGCTTCAGCTATTCAAGTACAATTTCCAGTTTGAAATCGGAGGTGCTGCGTAGTGTATATATGGTATCTGAAGATCCTATTGTCAAACGGCAAGACAGTTTATGGGGCTTACCAATGCAATGCAGGAAATTCAACCGATGCTATCAAGCAAATCTTTGATGATAGGTTTTCGGCTGTTGTATTTATGACACCAGATAAGAGTAGGGAGACTGCTCTGTGTGTGATTATCCGTGATATTTCTGCATATTGGATTAGCTCAAAGCCATTTGAAGATGACAAGGAGAAGCAATAATGAATCCCACTTTTATTATGATGGTAGGTTTGCCATACAGCGGTAAGTCCTACTACGCTGAGAAACTGTCCAAAGAGTACGGTGCTGTAGTCCATTCCAGTGACGCGATCAGAGCTGAAATTCTGGGAGATGTTCAAGACCAGAATAATAATGGAAAGGTATTTGAGGTTCTGCATCGGCGCGTTTACGATGATTTGAGCAATGGGAAGAGCGTAATTTACGACGCAACCAATATTAACTACAAGCGCCGTATGGATGCTATCCAGAGATTGAAGCGCATCCCGTGCGAAAAGGTTTGCTATCTAATGGCTACGCCTTTTTCTGAGTGTGTAGAGAGAAGCAAGTGTCGTGAGCGCGTTGTGCCATACGAAGTTCTGGAGCGCATGTACAAATCCATTTGGATTCCACAGTATTACGAGGGCTGGGATCGCATTGAAATCGTGTACCAAGATGGATTTAAGACGCTTGATACCAAAGAGCTGTTCTGGGGCGAGAACGGCCTGGCCTGGATCAACCAGGACAACCCGCATCACAACTTGACTGTCGGCGCACACTGTATCGCTACATACGCAAATATCCACGGCGGATCTCCTGAACTGTATGAGGCTGCAATGCTCCACGATATCGGTAAGCCATTTACCAAAGCGTTTAAGAATAGCAAGGGTGATGACACCGATATTGCCCATTATTATGAGCACCACCATGTATCAGCCTACGATAGCCTCTTCTATATCTCCCCCGCTCTTGATGTGCTCTATGTAGCCGGTTTGATTCAGTGGCACATGCGTCCTTTCGAGCTTGAAAGAGTGCCTAAATCTCAAAAGGCTCTGGAAAAGTTTAAGCGGCTGATCGGAGAGAAGATGTACAACGATGTAATGGTTCTCCACGAAGCCGATATTAAGGCAAAGGGTACTGACGCAGAGGACGCAGCATGAAGTGTTCAGTGTGTGGAAGAGAGTTTGAAACAGTATACCCATGCCCTTATAACCAATCATTTGGCGCTGTGTGTGAGGAATGCTGCGATAAGTGTTTTCAGTCAGAGCCTTTCCCCTGTTGGGAGAAGATAGAAAGGCTTGGAAAAGAATATAAGGACGGTGAGTTTTTATTTATACCAAAGAAGACTTAGAAACTATGCAGTCATGGGACTTGGATAGAAAAATCCAGGTCACTACTGCCCGTATCATGGAATGGTATGAGCACTATAACGGCTTAGTCTATGTGGCTTTTTCTGGCGGTAAGGATTCCACCGTCCTTCTTGATCTTGTGCGTCGGATTTATCCAGATGTCCCAGCTGTATTCTGTGACACAGGGCTTGAGTTCCCAGAGATTCGCCAGTTTGCCAGGAGTGTTGAGAATGTGGTTGTGCTTAGGCCAGAAATGAACTTCAAAAAAGTCATTGAGACCTATGGCTATCCAATTGTATCAAAGCGGGTTGCCGATACAGTAGAGTACGGCCATAAGCCTGGTTCTTTTCGGTGGAAAGAGCTTCACGGAGAAATCATTCGGAGCAATGGTACAAAGTCAGAATTTAACTGTGAAAAATGGTGCTACTTATTAGACGCTCCGTTTAAGGTGTCTTCTCGGTGCTGCAATATTATGAAGAAGAAACCAATGAAGAAATACTCAAAAGAAACTGGCCGCGTACCTATTATTGCTACCATGGCAGATGAAAGCCGTTCACGCAGATCAGTGTGGATGTCTACTGGGTGTAACGCCTTTCACAAGAAATCCCCGTCTTCCCAGCCTATGTCGTTTTGGACAGAAAATGATGTTCTTGAATATATCCATACCTATAATATCCCATACGCTTCTGTTTATGGCGACATTGTACCCTGTGGGGGGGGTGGACAACGACAGGCGAAAAAAGAACCGGATGTGTGTTTTGCGCCTTTGGCGCTCATTTGGAGAAGTCTCCAAACCGTTTCCAGCGGCTCAAACAGTCTCATCCAAAGCTATGGGAGTATTGCATGAAGCCTATTGAAGAGCATGGCCTTGGTATGCGCAAGGTCTTAGAGTTTATTGGTGTACAGTGTGATTGAAAGAGGTGCTCTTATCAAGTTATTCAGAAAATCTTTATTGGCCTGTATTGTTGCGGGTGCTCTGGTTATGCCAGCTCACGCCGTAACATCTACTGAAATTAAGCAGCAGATCGACGCCGCGATTGAAAAACAAAATCTGGCGCACCAGATTGCTGAATATGTCCGTTCATTTGGCGAGGATGACAGTAATCCAGCCATCCAGTTCGCCCAGGAAAAATGGGCAGAACAACAATCAATCTTAATTCCGCTTTATGAACAGTATAACAAGGCGATTCAAGAAGAGAACAGCAAGGGTCGCTATCTCGGACGTTTTAGAATTTCTCACTATTGTCCTTGTTCCATCTGTAATGGAGGGCATTCAGGAACTGCGTCTGGCGCTCCATTGACTCCGTGGGTATCTATTGCCGTAGATCCGTCTATTATTCCGCTCGGTAGTTCAGTTTACATAGATGGGTATGGCAGCTTCAAAGCGCATGATACTGGCGGCGCAATCAGAGGTAATCGTATCGATGTATGTGTAAGCAGTCATGCAGAGGCATATCAGCTTGGCGTTGTGTACCGAGATGTGTATGTCAAATAATTTTTCGCTGTCCGGTTAATTATTTGGATTGTTTGTCAGAAGGTATATAGAGACGAATGGAGGTGATATTGTGAAGAGTAAATTTGAAGGAGCTGGTATCGCAGCTACTATCCTGGGCTTTATTGTCCTACTGGTGTTCAACCCAGTAATTACATTTGGCTTTGCCTATTTGGGCGGTTTGATTCTCAAGTTGTGTGTTGGAGACGCTATTGCTGGAGGCATGAATTTGATTTTCAACACAACGAGATTTACGCCGGATATTATTCCGCTGGCCTGCGCCACTCTTGCAACTATTGGTAGATATTTTAAGAGTTCTCAAACTAACAATAATAAGTCTGAAAGGAGCTAATGCCAATCCCGGTAAACCGGGTTTCTGTAAGATTGATAAGTGCAGAGCAAAACCATCTGTTACAGCGTGAGAGCCAAAGGCTGGTAGCATGGGAGGATTAGGTGGTTGACCTCAACCGGGATGGTTGTGGTCGGCATGAAGTATATTGCAAGCGTTAGTTTTGGCAAGGATTCTCTTGCTATGCTACTCCGTCTAATGGAGGAAAGCTGGCCGTTAGATGTCGTTGTGTTTTATGACACAGGCATGGAATTTGATTGTATCTATAAGATAAGAGATAAAATCAAGCCAGTGCTGAAAGAAAGAGGGGTAGAATATGTCGAGTTAAAACCTAAAATTCCATTCTTGTATTCTATGCTGGAGAAAGAAGTCAATAGTAGACAGAAAGGCACACACTATGGTTACGGTTGGTGCGGTGGTTTATGTCGTTGGGGTACTTCTGAAAAGCTCAGAGAGATAAAGCAATTCAAAGATAGTCTTGCAGAATCTGTTATTGACTATGTTGGTATTGCATTTGATGAGCCAAAGCGTTTTGATAAAGCAACACAGGAAGGTAAAATACTACCTCTGGTTCAATGGCAAATGACTGAAGAAGACTGCCTAAACTTCTGTCACGAAAGAGGATTCTATTGGATTGAAAGGGTCGCAAATTGTGGCGTAGAATACATGGATTTGTATTCAATTTTAGATCGGATATCATGCTGGTGCTGCTGCAACAAGAATTTGAAAGAGCTGCGAAATATATATCGTTATCTTCCAAATTACTGGCAGATGCTAAGAGATTTGCAAGAGAAAATTGATCGCCCATTCAAGGGCTATTACAAAGGTCAGGCCAAAGGAATCTTTGAGCTTGAAGAAAGATTTTCAAGCGAGTTAGTTAATCAATTTTGAGGTGTTGTTATGAAAATGGATCTTGTTGCTGGGAGTAAGAATGACGAATTCTACACTCCAGAATACGCAATTTACCCTATCCTAAAGTATCTTCCACCCCCCCCCGTGAGGATTTGGTGTCCATTCGATACTGAAGAGAGCTTATTTGTAAAAATGTTTCGTGATAAAGGATACCAGGTTATTGCTACACACATTGTAAATGGAGAGGACTTCTTCTCTATTGAGCCGCCTATTTGCGACTTTATCATCAGCAATCCTCCCTATTCGCTCAAAGCAGAAGTGTTTGACCGTTTATTTCAAATCGGGAAACCCTTTGCGATGCTGGTTGGAGTCGTTGGTTTATTTGAAAGTCAAAAGCGGTTTAATATGTTTAAGACGCATGATTTTGAAATCATGTATATGAATAAGCGCATTTCTTATTTCAAGGATTATGCAGAGCAGAAACCATCTCTTAACCCTCCATTTAGCAGTGTGTATGTTTGCAAGGATATCCTTCCAAAACAAATTGTATTTGAAGAAGTAGATAAATAAGGAGGAATTATTACGAACTATCAAACTGCCCTATTCTGCGAGTTTGACAAGTACGCCGCAGAAAGCTATTGTGCAGTCCATGGCGTAGATCCGTCTCTGAACATTGGCGACATCACAAAGGCAGATGAAAAGTCTGTGCCTGATTTCAATACCATGTTTGGCGGAAGCCCTTGCCAGGACTTCTCAATTGCGGGCAAACAGGGGGGGGGCTGCATGGTCATGTAAAAGCTGCGGTCATACATATAACCCCTTAGAAGCCCACTACACTATGCGGGATAAATGCCCCAAGTGCGGATCAACAGAGATTGAAAAGACAAGATCTTCTCTTCTTGTAGAATGGCTCAGATTCCTAAGAGAAAAGAAGCCTCGCTTTGCGATTTATGAAAATGTCAAAAATATTGTAGGCGCTCGTTTTAAGACTACATTTGATTTATTTGTCAAAGAACTGGAGGACTACGGATACAATGTGTATTGGCAGGTTCTGAACGCAAAGAACTATGGCATTCCTCAGAACCGAGAGCGTGTATATTGTGTCATCATTCGTAGGGATCTTGATAATGGGAAATTCCAGTTTCCCTCCCCCATCCCGTTAAAGCATACTCTTATCGATATGCTGGAGAAGGAAGTTGATGAGCGATATTATCTCAGCGACGATAAAGTAGCTGGGATGATCGCCCCCCCCCGCTGCGTAACGTCAGCAGAACAGTACGAACAAGCGGAAGAAGCTCAACAGACCGGCACACATGGGACTTACTGCCGGCAGATTGGAGCAAAGCTAAGCCAGAAGGGAACAACATTTGATGGGTATAGCGATGTAGCTATGACACTTCTGGCGAGAGACTACAAAGGGTTTGGGAATCAACCTATGACGGGAGTAATTGAACATGGGAGATCAGATTATTCAAGTGGGAAATGTATGCCCTACCAAGACAAGAAGTAATCCGAATCAAGGTAGAGTATATGACCCACAAGGTATCTCCCCTACCCTAAGCTGTATGGGGGGGGGCAACTTGGAGCCACACATTATTATTTATGATGATTACAATAGGAGGATCAAGTCAGATCAGACTTGCATAGGGACTGTTATGCCAAATTTCAAAAATGATGCGCCTGGGAACGGCACAAAGCTGATTGTGCCCGCACAACAGAGATACCGCGTTAGAAAATTAACTCCAAAGGAGTGCTGGCGGCTCATGGGCTTTGAAGATGACGACTTTGAAAACGCCAGGAAAAGAATGAACGAAAATTTATATAAAGGAAATGACAGATCTTCTTCTCAGCTTTATAAGCAGGCCGGGAATAGTATTGTTGTAGATGTTTTATTGCATATCATGGAAAACCTCTATGATGCAATGCCGTACCTATTTGATGGTATGGTAGTCGGTTCCTTTTTCAGCGGGATTGGAGCGTTTGAAAAGGCATTGACAAGACTCCAAACAGAACCGCATGAGTATTCGTCTATTAGCAAAGAAGATATGCCAAATCTACAGCAGGTCGGATATATCAATGATTACAACGGTGACGCAAACAGAGTGTACAGTGGCGATGGTGTATCCCGTACCCTCAAGGCAGACGCTGGGGGGGGGTGGAGCGAAAACAGGATGGTACACGGTTCCCCGCTCGGCCTAATCGATCCGCAGGGCAGGTCTGGGAAGAAATGTGCAATAAAACCTATGTGCCCAACGCTGCGGGCGCAAATCCATGGTAATCCACCAGGAGTTGTGTATGGAGAAAATCAGAATTAAGCAGGCTACAAAGAAAGGATATATTGAGTGTCTTGTGGGGGGGGCTGTTGACCTGTCCTATCCCAACAGCAAAACCAGACGTGGCCGCGTACAAGAGGGCGGATTGATATGCCCAACAATAACCGCTCAAAACACTGGAATTTGCGTGATTGAGTTACAAGAAAAACACGAAAAATCTCTTGACATTTGAGGATTATCTGCTATACTGTAATAGGAGATAGTTAATCAATTTCGACAAATAGCCGAAATTTATAGCCCGCATTAGCAATTAGTTAATCAAATTTTATCAAAGGAGTAAAGTTTATGACCACAGAAGATTTCATCAAGAATGTAGCGCACGACCTGTTTTCCAGCAGAGTCACTCTTACCCCTATTGCAGAGGCGAAAGCAATTCCCTGCAATATCATTCCGAAGCCGGCGCAGGTTATCTTCAACCCTCCTGCCACTATTGTGTACTGGGAGGACGGCGACAAGACTGTTGTTCGTTGCGATAACGATGTGTTCTCTGAGGAATTCGGCTATGCCATGGCCTGTATGCGAAAGGCTTATGGGTCTCGTGGGGAGTTTAAGGCTCAGTTCAAGAATGCGTTCCGTCCATATCTAAAGCCCAATAAAAAGGGTAAGGACAAGAACAAGGACGCATCTCATACCGCCCTCCCTCCTAAGTCTAAGATTATTGGCCTGGATCAGATGATTAAGCAGCTGGCCGGTGACGATAGCATGGGTGTCTGCGTTGGTTATCGGGTAAAGGAAGACGAGTAATTTCGTATGCGTAGAGTGTGGCTGTGTGTTTCAGAATCCAAAGGAGTATACTGAGACACACGGCCTCGACACTCCGCCATATGAGCATTTCACTGGTTGCCCAATGTGTGGAGGGAGTTATGTACCTTACAAACAATGTGATCTGTGCGGGAATCCGATTTTTGACGAATACATTCTGCTGAAATCAGGCGAGGTGTATTGCGAAAATTGCTATTGCCGCAAAAATATCGATGATTTATGGGAGTGATATATCCTGGTAAATGAAGATCTAAAACAGCGATACCTATCTATTTGCAGAGACAACATTAAGCGCGGTGGCCTGGATGATTTGTTAGCCTGGATTGAAAGTACGGATTTTTATTCTGCTCCGGCCAGTACAAAGTTCCATGGAAACCATGAAGGTGGCCTCTTGGAGCATTCGCTCAATGTGTATGATGCCTTAAAGGAATTAGTTAAACAATTTCAAGAAGTCGAAGCGTCAGAAGAAAGCATTGCGATTGCGGCGCTGTTCCATGATTTATGCAAAGCAAACTACTATACAGTAGGCACTAAGAATGTAAAGGACGAGCAGACTGGACAGTGGCACAAAGAGCCTTTCTATAAGGCGGAAGACCAATTCCCTGTTGGTCATGGCGAGAAGTCTGTTATTATTCTGCTTCAATATATGAAGCTGACAGATGAAGAGATTTACGCAATCAGATGGCACATGTCAGGGTTTGATAGTGCTGTAAAGGGCGGAGATTTTGGATGTAGCAAAGCATATGATATGTGCCCGTTTGCTGTTTTGCTCCACCTTGCAGATATGGAAGCTACTTATTTGATGGAGGAACGCAGTGTCTGAAAACACAAACACAATGAACTTGAACAAGAAGCTATTTGAGCTTCGCAAGTATGTAGATGTAGTAAAGAAAAGCAAGAAGGGATACGGATATACTTATGCTTCTATCGTTGAAATTCTTGCCAAACTGAAAGCCGGCATGGATAAATACGGTCTTTTGCTGGAAGAGGAATGCGTACACGGTTCGCAAAAAATTGTAATTGACCACTATGAAAAGCCGAAGGTGCTCAAAGACGGAAAGACCATCCAGGAAGTCGTACACGAATTTGTGGTGTCTCAGGATATTATCTTTACCTGGATCGATGTTGACAGCGGAGAGTTTAGACAGGTTCCTTGGACTTGCTGTGGAGAGCAGTCCGATCCTTCCCAGGCACAGGGCGGAGGATTTACTTATGCGCAGCGTCAATTCCTAACGCAGTATTTCCAGATCGCAACACCAGATGATGATCCCGATTATTACCGCAGCCAGAAGGAAGAGGCGGAGGTCGAGGCAAATATGGCCGTAACAAAACAGATTGTTACGAAGATTGATGCCCATGTTCACAGTTTTCTTGACGCAAACGACAATTCTGATACGGCGAGAAAAGCGTTGACAGAGCTGGTTAAGAAATATGTACGCAACGGAAGTAAGCCGAGCGCTGACTATATGAATTATTTGACAGATCCAGAGGTTGCGGCGCAGCTTCTGGAGGAACTGCAAAAGCAGTGCCCGGTTGGTAAGGATGGAGGTAAGCAATAATGGGATTTCACGAGGGCGCATTCGCAACAGTATGGGAGATTACGAACCAGGGAGATAATTTTTCCAAAGTTCGTCTCTCCATTAGCAGAAAAGATAAGAAGTCGGACGAATATGTGACCGACTTTAACGGGTTCGTTGGGCTTGTCGGAGAGGCAAACAAGAAACTCGGCCTTATTGATTCCGCATTGTCTTCTGGGGATCGGTGCAGAATCAAGATTGGAGCGTGTGATGTATCCAACAAGTACAACAAGGACGAAGGGCGAGAGTACACCAACTTCACCATGTTCGACTTTGAGATGAGCGATGGAGCCACACAGTCTGACAATAAGAAGCCCGCCAAGACTACGAAGAAAAAGGCTCAGGTTAAGCCTGCTGCGCTGGCCGATGAAGAGTCCTCTGAAGAGGACGATGAAAACCTGCCGTTCTGATCAATAGGCTGGCGGTGATGCTCTATTCGTTACGACTTAACGATATCAGATATGGTATGGAGCTATTCTCGCCTCACATCATTTGATGAATGTCCTTACAGATGGTTTTTGAGCTATCTGTATCGTGATGAGTTCGGTAGGCCGCTGAAAAAGAAAAGTGGGTTTTTTGCAGAGTTCGGAAGCTATATCCACATGATTATGCAAATGTACTTAGACGGTGTTTTGAAGGAATCTGATCTTTCTACATTCTATGTAGCCCACTTTTCTTCTAATGTAAGGTCAAAGGCTCCAAACCAAAAAATCTACCATAATTATTTTGAGCAGGGCTTCCGTTATCTTGATAATCTATCTTTTCCAAAGAGAGATATCCTTGGTGTAGAGCAGCAGGTAAGTTTTGAATTTGCTGGTAGACCATGGACTGGCTTTATAGATCTTATCAGTGAAGAAAACGGGAAGTTAATTATCACAGACCATAAATCAAGGACATTGAAGCCCCGTTCAAATCGGGCATCCCCTACAAAGTCGGATTTGGAATTAGACAGCTACTATAGACAGCTGTATGTATACTCTGCACCAGTCAAAGAGTTATACGGTAAATATCCAGATGCACTTGAATTCAATTGTTTTCGTTCACAGACAATGATTCAAGAGGCTTTTCGAGAAGAGAAATTTCATCGTATGGAGCAATGGTCAAAAAAAGAGATTGAAAAAATCATCATAAATGATGACTGGGGAGCAAAGCCAGATTATTGGCGTTGCCATTATCTATGCGATGTAAGTGGGGATTGTGAGTATAGAAACGCTTCCTAAAGAGAGGGGTGACGGGAACTGCAAATTGATCGTGATACGATCCTTGAGGCGAAAGAAAAGCTGGGCGATGATAACGCAAAGATTATCGTTCAGGAGTTAGGCATTGAGGATTTTGATGAACAGAACCTACGGTGCTGTTGCCCCTTTCATCAGGAGGATCACGCATCGTTTATATATAACCGCAAAACATACTCTTTCCATTGCTTTGGAGCATGTGCAAGAAATTATGACATCCTTGATGTGTTCATCTATAAGGGTATGACTTATCTTCAGGCTTGCCAGAAGTTGTTCGATTTGGCTGGGATCAAATACAGCTTTGGTGAGCTTGGAGTGAAAACAAAGCATCAATATAGGTATCCGAAAGAAATACCTATTGGAGATAAAAGTAAGATCTATGCGTACTTCAAAAAGCGCTGCATTAGCCCTCAGACATTGGATTACGCAGATGTCAGACAGGATGAAGAAGGAAACATCGTGTGGAACTACTATGATTCCAACGATGTTCTGACTATGGTAAAGTACCGCCCATCCAGAAAGATCCACAAGGGAGAAAATAAATGCTGGTGTCAAAAGAACGCTGATACAAGTAACCTCCTATTTAACATGAACCGTATAAACACAACCGCTCCCCTATTGATCTGCGAGGGCGAACCCGATTGCTTATCCGCTATTGAGGCTGGTTTCACAAATGCAGTCTCCGTCCCGCTCGGCAGCGGGAACTTTCACTGGATAGAAGAGAATTGGGATTGGTTAGAGCAGTTTGACAGCATCATCGTTTGTTCCGACAATGACGAAGCCGGACAAAAAATGCAGAAAGAGGTTGTGTATCGCCTTGGCAGCTGGAGAACTAAGGTCGTTGAAGTACCTCCTATTTTTGAGGCAGAGAACGGCAAAAAATATAGTATCAACGATCTCAACGAGGCTCTTTACTACCTTGGCAAAGAAAAAGTCCTTGAAATCATTTTGAATGCCAAGGATAGCCCAGTACCAGGTGTAATTGATTTCTCCGATATCCAGGATGTTGACTTAGACCAGATTGACGGTATCACAACCGGCATTCGGCCTCTTGACCGTTATCTTATGAAACTGTTTCAAGGCACATTGAACATCATTACTGGCATCAACGGAGCCGGCAAGAGTTCGTTTATCAACCAAATCATTTGTCAGTCTCTTGAACAGGATAAAAATGTATTCCTGTTTTCTGGTGAACTTCCTAATTTCCAGACAAAAAACTGGTTGAACTCCGTTCTTGCAGGCCAGCGCCACATTGAAGAGCGTCACTTTCAAGATGCGACATATTACAAGGTAAGGCCAGAGGCAAAGCGGGAGATCGATGAGTTTTACCGTGGTCGCTTGTATATCTATGAGGATGGCCGTTCTAACCGGATGACCGATCTTCTGAAGACTATGGAAGACTCTGTTCGCAAATATGGGACAAAACTTTTGATTCTTGACAATCTTACCGCTATCAATCTGGAATGCAGCGATGATAACAAATACAATAAGCAATCCGAATTGATAATGAATCTGATTGCGTTTGCAGTAAAGTTCAATGTCATCGTTCTACTCGTTGTCCATCCTCATAAGATTGACACAATGCGGCGGCTTAACAAGATGGATGTTCAAGGCATTTCGGCTATTATTGATTTGGCGCACAGAATCATCAGTCTCTACCGTGTATCGGAAAGGGATAAGCAGGGAGAGCCAAAGATGAATGGTTCTGGTTGGCGCGTTAAGCCAATCAAGGAAGATGTTCTGATCGACATTCTAAAAGACAGAATGCTTGGGTTCGAGGGTAGAAGCGTTGGCGTATATTACGACCAACCTTCCAGGCGGTTTTTTACTTCTGAAGAGGATTTGGATCGTCGATACTCCTGGGATAAGCACCCGTACACAGGTGGTCTCCCCTATCCCCCAGCTCAGTTAATTGATGAAGAAGATGAGGTATTCGGAACAGTAGATGGATAGTGGTAAGGAGGCGAAACTTCTGTCTAAAAATTATACTGCTTACCATGTGCATTCAGAGCTGTCCTTGCTGGATAGCGCGACAAAGTTTCAAGACTATATTGATCGTGCTGTCCAGCTTGGTCAGACAGCAATTGCATTTACGGAACACGGAAATATATATCAGTGGGTTGCAAAAAAGATGGCCTGTGATAAAGCGGGAATCAAATATCTTCATGGTGTAGAATGCTATTTGACCGAGCAGCTCTATGAGTACCCAGATGTAAACGACTTATGGTATGAGGCGCAGCAAGGTCGAAGCGAAGAAGAAGCACAAAAAGAGCTTTCTGATCTAATGGAGTCTGGGAAAAAGAAGGTCAGAGACAATTATCACACGATTTTGATTGCAAAGAATTATGACGGCATCCTTGAAATCAACAATCTTGTGAGCCTGTCCAATCGTGAAGATCATTTCTACTATAAGCCACGAATTACATTTGATGAGTTTCTTGGCATCTCTGATAATGTGATTAAGATTAGCGCCTGTCTCGCATCCCCTCTGAACAAGCTTAGCATTCGGCATCCGATGTATGAAAAGCTGCTTCGGCATTATGATTATTTAGAGGTGCAGGCTCATAACTTTGGAGAACAAATCTCTTACAACTGTCACTTGGCGGAAATGTCTAAGAAGTACGGGATTCCCTTGATCGCTGGCACAGATACGCACAGCATTGATGCTTATAAGGCAGAGTGCAGAAGTATCATGCAGCTGGCAAAACATATTGAGTTTGCAGACGAAGACAGTTTTGACTTGACCTACAAGACCTATGACGAACTGGTTGAAATGTTCCGCATTCAACACGCTTTGCCAGAGTCGGTTTTTCTCCAGGCGATAGAAAACACAAACCGTATGGCAGATTCTGTTGAGCCTTTTGATCTGGATGTCAGCTTCAAATATCCTAAGCTGTATGGCGCTGAAGACAAAGCTGTGTTTGATGATACTATTCAGAAAAACTTTGATGCCAAAATTGAAGAGGGGGCAATCACCCAGGAACAGATACCCAAATTCAAAGAGGCAATCAAAGAAGAGTGCCGCGTCTTTGATAAAATCGATATGTCTGGATTTATGCTGTTCATGTCGGAGCTTGTAACATGGTGCAAATCAAATGGTATTCCGATTGGGTTTAACCGTGGCTCTTGCGGCGGCTCTCGCGTGGCCTATGTGACAAACACGACAGACCTCAATCCTGAAACCTGGCACACGGTTTTCTCTCGGTTTTGTAATGAAGACCGTAAAGAGATCGGAGATATCGATATTGACGTATCTCCGTCTGACAGAGATAGGGTGTATGAGTACATCATCAATAGGTTTGGTCAGGAAAAAACCGCTTTTATTCTCGCCATTGGCACAATCAAGTCCAAAGGATGTATTGATGAGATTTGCCGTGCGCTTGGTGTAAAATGGAATAAGGAACACCAAAGAGATGAAAAAGAATTCCGAAAGGTAATGGAATGCCTAAAAGATGATAGCGTACCGATTTCCTTTGGCGATGTGGGAGACGTATTTACCCTGTATCTTCTTGATGAAAACGGTAAGCTCATTTTGCCGAAAAGATTGGAGCAAACCCCACGGGCAGAGCTGGTAAAACAATTCTCCAAAGAGTACACAAAACTCAAAGAGGAAAATGAGAGGATTTTTCAGAAGAATCCATGGGTTGGCAAAGTAAATAACGAGATCAAAGACTTGTTTGAACTGGATGAGGAAAAAGCAAGAACAAAATATCCAGAAGTGTTTTACTACTACGACGGACTTCTTGATGTTGCGATTTCTCAATCCATGCACCCAGCCGGCATTGTGGCAAGCCCAATCACACTGCGGGATCACTACGGTACATTTCTCTCTGAGGGAAAAGAAATCTTGCAGATCGATATGGAGTGTGTGCATGAGGCCGGCCTTGTGAAATACGATATCCTTGGCTTAAAGAATATCGAGATCATAAAGGACACATATGCGCTGATTGGAAAGCCATATCCAAAGTCTCACGAAATAAACTGGGATGACGATGCGGTTTGGAAAGACATGCTGCGCTCCCCTATTGGGATCTTCCAGTTTGAATCAGCTTTTGCCTTTGATAGTCTGCGGAAATTCAAAACGCACAGTATCTATGATATGTCTCTGGTTACTGCATGTATCAGGCCGTCAGGTGCGTCATATCGAGATGAGCTTCTTCAGCGAAAACCGCACCACAACCCATCTCCCATCATTGACGATCTTCTGAAGGATAACCTTGGTTATCTTATTTACCAAGAGGATACCATTAAGTTCCTACAAGAGATCTGCGGTCTATCTGGCAGTGAGGCAGACAATGTACGTCGCGCTATTGGCCGCAAGCAAAAAGATAGGCTGGAAGCAGCATTACCAGATATCTTAGAGGGGTACTGTTCTAAATCGTCCCAGCCAAGAGAAGTAGCGGAAGAAGAGGCAAAAGAGTTTCTTCAAATCATTGAAGATAGTGCTTCCTACCAGTTCGGATACAACCACTCAATCGGGTATTGCATGATCGGCTATCTATGTGCATACCTTCGTTATTATTATCCAGCGGAATTTATTACGGCGTATTTGAACAACGCAAACAACGAGGATGACATCAAGAACGGAAGCGCCCTGGCAGAGCTGTATGGGATTCAAATTGTCCCACCTCGATACGGCATCTCTAAAGACAAATATGTGTTTGATAAAGATCGCCATGTGATAGCAAAGGGAATCAACTCTATCAAGTACATGAACAGCGCCGTGGCAAACGAGCTTTATGATCTCTCAAAAAGAAGCGCTCCTGATACATTTATGTCCTTGCTTAGTTTGATGAATTCAGAGACATCTCTTGACACCAGACAAAGAGATATTCTTATCAAGATTGATTTCTTTTCTGATTTTGGGAATGTCGTAGAGCTTTCAAAAATCACATCTGTTTTTGCCTTTTTCAAGAACGGAACAGCAAAGAAAGTTCAGAAAGATAAACTGAGCGGTCAAATGCTTGAGGTTGTATCGAAATATGCAACCGATAAAACAAAGAGTGGGACAGAAGCAAAGGCTTATAGCATTACAGATATGCAGGGTCTTCTAAATGAGTGTGAAAGCATTATTAAGGCTTTGAATCTCCCAGATTTAGATTTGAAATGCAAAATACAAAATCAAATCGAACTCATGGGATATATTGACCTAACAACTAACAAGAAAGAAGACCGTCGCAAGCTTTTGATTACAGATGTGTTCCCATTGTCCAGTAAAAAGGATAATACAATTTGGGGATACGCTGTGCAGACAAGATCTATCGGTAGTGGGAAAATGGCGCGTCTCACAATCCGTTCACATACTTTTACGAAAACCCCCATTAAGCGGTTTGATATCGTGTTCGCAAAAGAATTGGAGAAGAACAGGAGTGGTTATTGGTATTTGCTTGATTACGAATTGATTGCATAATGTAAGAAAGGATATAACGGAAATGACACATAAACATAATTTTATCTTCAAAACGGTAACATGCCTGATTATGGCCTCGGCAATTTTTGTTTTGACTTCGTTTGTTCTGCCAGATACAAATGTGGTTGAGGCAAAGCAGCTGTCTTGCATTTCATATGAAACTCCTGCTCCATCGAATGATACAGAGGTGGAAGATGCAGCTATTGAGAAAGCCAAGGCAAGTCCGCAGGTGGAGAAAGAGAGTGTAGATGTGAATACTCCCGCTATTCCGTATACAGAAGATGATTTAGATTTATTGGCTCGTCTTATCACTGCTGAAATGGGAGCCAGCTGGGTATCTGATGAAATGCAGCTGTATGTTGGCAGCGTTGTGATAAACAGAATGAACCATGAACTGTTCCCTGATACTCTATATGACGTAATCTACGCAAAAGGCCAATACTCTCCCACATGGAATGGCGCGATAAATAATACGCCGGACGAAAGAACTATTGAAAACGCAAGACAGCTCTTAGAGCATGGCAGCGTTCTACCTGAAAATGTAGTGTTCCAGGCAAACTTTCCGCAGGGTGATGGTACATACTATGAATACTACGATGAGGTGCTTGGAACTACAACATATTTCTGCTATTTAAGCAATTAGTTAATCTATTTATGGAGGTTCTGTAATGAAGGTAATTAAGCCAAGCTTTCAAATTATTACGCCGATTGATTCAGATCAGATTCTGAAAACAATCGAAACTGTTGGCCGCACATGCTATAAGAGCGAGGACAAGATTACAGATGATTCCTGTAAATCATTTGTATCTGGAATTATTAAACGCGGGCATGAGGCTGTAATTGAGCACTACAATATCACGGTGCGTCTTATCAATGATCGTGGCGTTTCCCATGAAGAGGTGCGCCACCGTATTGCAAGCTACGCCCAGGAGAGCACAAGATACTGTAATTATTCCAAGGATAAGTTTGGAAAAGAGATTACATATATCGATCTCAAAGGCGGTATTGAACTTGATCCAAAAATGAAGAATCTGGATGCGGAAACTGTTGCTTCTATTTACAACGAATGGCTTATGGCCTGTAGTGATGCTGAGCGCCATTACAATCGCATGATTGAACTTGGTGCATCTCCCCAGATTGCCCGCTCCGTATTGAACAATTCCACAAAGACAGAGATTTGTATCACAATGAACATGCGTGAGTGGCGACATTTCTTCAAGCTCCGTACTCCTGTTGCGGCGCATCCGCAGATGAGAGAAATTGCGATGATGCTGCTGAATGAGTTTAAGGCGAGAATCCCGGTTCTTTTTGATGATATCGAGTGCGAGGTTGAGTAAATGAAGGTAGTTTGTATTTCTGGTAAAGCGCAGCATGGAAAGGATACGACTGCTGGGATGATGAAAACGGCACTGGAGAGCATGGGGCATACCGTACTAATTGCCCATTACGGCGATCTTGTAAAGTATGTATGTCGAACTTTCTTTGGATGGAATGGTGAGAAAGATGCTTATGGTAGAAGTCTGCTCCAGAAGGTTGGGACAGACATTGTACGTGAGCAGCGTCCCAATTATTGGGTTGATTTCGTCAAAGATATGCTCTCAATGTTCCCAAACGAATGGGATTTTGTTCTTATTCCAGACAGCAGATTTCCAAATGAGATCGACGGTTTGAAACAAGCCGGGTTTAATGTGATTCATTTAAGGGTGCGCCGGGAGAACTTTGAAAGCCCCCTTACTACAGAGCAGCAGAATCACCCGTCTGAAACTGCGCTCGATCATGTAGTCCCAGATTTTCTAATCGTGAACGACGGCACATTGGAGGATCTTTACAATAAAGTTTGTAATCTCGTCGTAGACAGATATGGAGTGTGTGCATGAAGAAACTGACCATATTAGTTGATATGGACGATGTTCTCGAAAACCTTGTTGAGTGTTGGGTTGATGAGCTGAATAAGAAGTGCGGGTCTTCCCTTTGTGAAGAGGATATCACTGATTGGAGAATTGCAAAGTTCTTCCCATCTCTTACAAATGAAGATCTCTTCTCCCCTCTCAACACCGCTGAATTTTGGGGAAAGATTGCTCCAATGCAGAACGCCCAGGATATCCTAAAAAAATTGATTGATGATGGACACACTATCCGCATTGTTACAGCATCTCATTATGCTACGGTTCCTGCAAAAATCAAGCGGTTGCTTGAAATGTATCCTTACCTAAAGTGGGAGGATGTCATTGTCGCAAGTGATAAGAGCCTTATTTTCGGTGACATTATGATTGATGACGGCACACACAATCTTGAAGTTACGAGTTGTGGTCTGGCTGTTCTCTTTGATCGTCCACACAATAGGAGCTATAACGATGAGGCAGCTGGGATGGTAAGAGTAGAAACCTGGGATGAAATTTATGAGGTTGTCTCTGAATTTGCGGATATGCTTTCCGATGAAGATGAGATTGACCAAGTTCTGAAAGGAGTAGATGTAGAAAGCGCATGATTGTAGTGTATTCAACTGGGTGCCCTAAATGCGGGGTCTTAGAGCGTAAGCTCAACGAGAAAAGTATCTCATATGAGATGTGTACAGATGTAGATAAAATGCTTGCCCTTGGCATTACATCGGTTCCTGTGCTTGATGTTGACGGGAAAATAATGGATTTTCAAGAGGCGGTAAAGTGGATCAATGAACAGGGGGAGTGATGGAATATGGATATTACGCTAAAGCTATCTAAGGACTTTGAGCGCTGCTTAGAAGACCTGAAAAAGAAATATGGTGAGGATTTTGAGTATATCAATGGTGTTCATCCGAGCCAGCTGGACTTCTCCGAGTTTATTGACAATTTCGTAGACAAGGATACATTGGCGGATGCCTCTATTGATCCCAATGCAAATGCAAACCATAAGGATATCCGAAGCTTTATGACAGAAAAAGCTAAGAGCGAGGATAAGCTTTTCGCACTGAACAAGATCTTTATGACCATCAAAAAGCAGTGGGGTTTGCGCACCGCAAAGCAATGGTTAGAGCAGGAGTTCAGCAAAGGCTTCTATCTCAACGACAGCACGACAGCCAGCTATTTCCCATACTGCTGGGCAAATGATTTGACTCGGTTGGCAACAGAAGGTCTTTTCTTCCTGGATCATTATAACCACCAAGCTCCAAAGCACCTTACCACATATTTTGATGATGTAATCGAGTTCGTGTCCTTCCTTTCCAACCGTCAGTCTGGCGCAGTTGGCCTGCCAAATGTATTGATCTGGGCGTGGTACTTCTGGAAGAAGGATGTTGATGGTGGATACTATATGAAGAATCCATCATATTACGCCAGACAGCAGTTCCAAAAGTTCATCTATCGTCTGAATCAGCCATTCCTCAGAATCGATCAGAGCGCTTTCACGAATGTCTCTATCTTTGACCGCCCCTATTTGGAGTCCCTGTTTGGTGGTGTGGAGTTCCCCGATGGGCAGCTTGCCATTGACCATATTGAGGACTTCATTGAGTTCCAGAAGGTCTTTATGGAAGTTGTAAGCGAAATTCGAGAGGAAAACATGTTCACATATCCGGTTCTCACCTATTCGCTTTACTATAAGGACGGGAAGTTCCAGGATGAAGAATTTGCTCGTTGGTGCAGTAATCACAACATCAAATGGAGTGATTCCAATTTCTTTGTCAGCGACAACATTGGCATCCTGTCAAACTGCTGCCGGCTGCTCAGCGATACAAAGAAACTGGATGCGTTTATCAACTCCATCGGCGGTACTGCTCTGAGTGTTGGGTCTTGCCGCGTGAGCACCATCAACCTTGTTCGCATTGCGTATGAGAGCAAGATGAACAAGAAGAAGTATCTCAGCATTCTTCGTGATCGTGTGTTGCTTGATTGCAAGGCTCTGTATTCCATGCGGTATGTCATTAAAAGAAATATCGAGAAAGGTCTTCTCCCGAACTATCAGGACGGTGCCGTTGAGCTGGATAAGCAATTCTGCACCATTGGCGGTATCGGCATGTACGAGGTCATGGATCTCTTTGGCCTGATTAACGAGGATGAAATGGGAAATAAGTCCTACTCAGATGAGGCAGTGGAGTTTGCAACTGAAATTCTCGATACCATCAACGATGTCAAAGATAACTTTGAGTGCGATTTCACATTCAACCTGGAAATGATTCCTGCGGAGAATTGCGCTGGTGTCATTTGTACGGCAGACAATCTTCTCTTTGAGCAGAACAAGTATTTTATCTACTCAAACCAGTGGATTCCTCTCATGGAGAAATGCACGATTCAGGAGAAGTGCCGACTTGGTTCCTTGTTTGATGCCAAGTGTGGTGGTGGCTGTATCGCCCATATTGATATTGAGAGCCGTTTCCCCAATGAAGAGGCCGCATGGGATATGCTCAACTATGTAGCCAGCCAGGGCGTGATTTATTTTGCGTTTACGACAAAGATTTCTGTGTGTGAAGACAAACACGCTTTTATGGGTACAAAGACATGCCCGCATTGCGGGAAACCCATTGCTGATACATACGCTCGTGTAGTTGGCTTCTATACCCCTGTAAGCAGCTATCAGAACATCCGCAAGCAGGAGTTTAATAAGAGAAAGTGGTATGATGTTCTTACAAAAAGCGAGGTCATGTAATGCGGGTAAAGGGAATTATTGAAGAGGACTTTACAAACTTCAAGCTCCCATCCATGTTTATCAACACCTGCTTTTGTGATTTCAAATGCTGTACAGAATCTAACCTGGGTATTGAGGTGTGCCAAAACGCACCTCTTGCCCAGGCAGATACAAAAGAGATTCCAGACACAGTAATTTACCAGCACTTCTCAACAAACCCGATTACAAAAGCAGTTGTGATTGGCGGGATGGAACCTATGCTCCAAATTGACGAGGTTGAGTCTCTTATCCGCCTATTTCGTACATCTGGGGATAGATCCCCATTTGTAATCTATACAGGATATTACCCAGATGAAGTACAGGCCGAGCTTGAGCGGCTTCGGAAATACAAATTCATTATTGTGAAGTTTGGCCGTTTCATCCCGGATAAGCAGCATCGGTATGACGATATATTGGGGATTGAGCTTTCATCAGATAATCAGTACGCAGAGCAGATATCGTAGGTAGGTGCCATATGAGAATCACAGTGAATCCAGACAAAGAGTATGCAAATGAAGTAAGAGCAAAATTGAAAGCAAACGATGGGTATTGCCCCTGTCAGCTTGTAAAAAGCCCAGATACAAAATGTATGTGTAAAGAGTTTCTTGCGATGGAGGAAGGAACATGCCATTGCGGTTTATATATCAAAATCAAGGAGGCAGATGATAACACATGAATCGGGTAGCGAAATTTAGCAAGGTATCATTTGACCAGTTCTACAATGATTATTGTGACACATTTTTCGAGGATTGCGATAAGCCGTCCAAAGAGTCCGTAAGAGAGATTTATGACCAGATCAAGATTCCTACGCGGGCTACAAAGGGATCTGCCGGATATGACTTCTTTGCCCCGTTTGATATGAGCCTAACTCCAGGCGTAGAAATGAAGGTTCCGACTGGCATTCGTGTTGAAATTGACCATGGCTGGTGGCTGGCCTGTATGCCAAAGAGCGGCCTTGGATTTAAGTACCGTCTCCAGCTCAACAATACAGTTGGGGTAATTGATTCAGACTATTTCCACTCTGACAATGAAGGACACATTTTTGCCAAAGTAATCAATGACAGCCGGCAGAATAAAAAGCTGTTTATCAATAAGGGCAGCAGCTTTGTGCAGGGCATTCTTCTTCCCTATGGGATTTCGTATGACGATGAGGCAGATGGAGTGCGCAACGGCGGATTTGGATCAACCAGCGTTCCAAATGTCGTTGAGTTTGGCGCTAAAAACTAAATAAGAATTATGGAGGTGTCTACATATGGACGCAAGCAAAACCTACTCCCCTGATGAATATTTCCAGTTTATCAAGGATAGAAAGCATAGTGTTACTGATGAAGACCTAACGTCAATTTACGATAATTGTTTGGAGCTTTTGAACAAGTATCGGATTACAGGGCAAACAAAAGGAATGCGAAAGTTGATTTTTCATCTTGAGTGCATTGAAAAGGAGCGGGAATTGATTGCGCTCGGTGTAGACACTTTTATTTATCGTGACGATATTGAAGAGTATATCGACAATGTGGCAAAAGATGTTGTGAAAATCATTGAGCTTGAAAACTATGAGCGAGAGATTCCAGATGAGATTGTCTCCGTTGTAGAGGCAGTAAAGGGCAAGTTCGATAAGCTCTATGTTCTCTTCACCGACTACACTGGCCGCGTAGAACGGCAGGTAGAAAAAGAGCGCAGAAGTACAGACCCGATCCTGTTTGGTACATTCCAAAATGAGGCAAGCAGAACTGTTGTTGATCGTTTCTATTTTCTTGGTGATTGGGAAGATGAATACTGCGACCTAACTCTTGATAAGTTGGTTGGTGATTTCAAAGCACACAATGGAAGAAACATTACACATACAATTAAAACTCCTGAGGACATTGCGGAGCTAAAAGCGCAACTTAACGGTATTGTAGAAAATCAGCGCGGAGAATTTATGGTTACTTCTGTTGAGAAAAAGAGTTTCTTTAACAAAATCAGAAGTATCTTTAGCGGTAAACGCAAATGAAAACAAACGTAGATTTAACTGCGTCCCGCACATTCAGCACCCAGCGAAGAGAAATATCCCTAACCAAAGTAATGAGAGAGTTTGGCAAACATTTTCTTTGGGACTATGAGCATATGAAGATGGTTCATTCTGACTATGATTTGTCCAACTATAGGGATTCTCTTATCCTGTGCGGAAATGCGTCTGAACGTCAAGCACAAAGATTTAATCATGCACTTGATACTGGAGATATATGTGAGTGCTGCGGGGCAAGACTCACTGAAAAACCGTGGAAAAAGCACTATTGCCTATGTTCTCGTTGTGCTGAAGAACTTGATTATAACTGCCAGAGAACATGGCGATACAAAGAAGATCGTCTTTGGCAATCAGATGATTTTCTTATAAGAGAAATGAACCGAAGGATGTGACAAAATGTCGGAATACTGTTATGATGGCGCTTGTGGAGGGATAATCACTGAGCGCTGGCGTGGTGACATGCAAGATTTAAGCTGCAATCGTGGGTATGGAATGATGTGCGAAGGTGGTACATACGCAGAGGAATTGTGTAAGGACTGCCCCATGAATCAAGTGTTTCTTGCCAAGGATAATGATTTTCATTTTTAATCGATAGGAGTGTAACAAAATGTTCAAAGTAATCGTGGCTGGCGGTAGAGACTTTAATAACTATAAAGGGCTTTCCGACAGCCTGGATTACCTCCTAAAGAATATAAATGATGATATTCAGATTGTATGTGGTATGGCTCGTGGAGCAGATAGACTCGGAGAGCGATATGCGAAAGAGCATGGATATCAAGTTATCTACTTCCCTGCCGACTGGGATCTCGATGGGAAGTCCGCTGGGTTCAAACGGAATGTAAAAATGGCAGAATACGCAGACGCTCTGGTTGCTTTCTGGGATGGTACTTCCAAAGGGACAAAGCACATGATTGAAACAGCAAAAGAAAAAGGGCTTGATATCCGTATCAAGCGTTACCACATTAGGAGACGAGAATGAACCGATACATAAGTGATTTACATTTCGGCCATGCAAATATTCTGAAATTTGACAACAGGCCGTTTAGAAATACAGAAGAAATGGAGACATCTCTTATTGAAAATTGGAACAACACGGTTTTAGCTGGAGATACTACCTATATTTTAGGGGACTTTTGCTGGGGCAAAGAACCGGAGTGGAAACGAATTGTACCATTGTTAAACGGGAATAAGGTACTGATCCGTGGGAACCATGATTTGAAAGAGATGACTTCCTCGCTGAAAAAGATGTTCCAAGACATAAAGGACTATAAAGAGATTACCGATGGTGGCCGGCATGTTATTATGTGCCACTACCCAATTCTGCTTTACAAGTCTTCTTACAATCCAGACTGTTATATGCTTTGCGGCCATGTCCATGCAACACGGGAAAATGATTTCCTTAATAAATGGAGGGCGGAGCTGAAGAACAGCAGATCTCTTAATTCGCATAACTGCGGGAACATCATCAATGTGGGTTGTATGCTCCCCTATATGGGATATACGCCAAGAACATTGGACGAAATTATCAAAGCAAATAGTTAATCAATTTATGAGGTGGCAATGAATACAGAGGTCATGTTTTCTTCTAAGAAGATGGACTGGGCAACGCCGCAGGACTTCTACGACAAACTGAATTCAGAGTTCCACTTCACCCTCGACCCTTGTGCAGACGAGTCCAACCATAAATGCGACAAGTATTTTACGGAGCAGGAAAATGGACTTAAACAGTGCTGGGGGGGGGCAGACCGTATTTTGCAATCCGCCATACGGTAGAGCGATCAAAGACTGGGTGAAGAAAAGCTCTGAAGAAGTAAAGAAACCAAATACAACGGTTGTAATGTTGATTCCGGCTCGTACAGATACCAGTTATTTTCACGATTATATTTATAGAAAGCCAAATGTGGAAATTCGCTTTATCCGTGGCAGATTAAAGTTTGGAGATGGAAAAAATTCCGCACCATTTCCGAGTATGGTTGTTATCTTTCGATAGGTGGTGATTTATATGGCGACCAAGAAAACTATGGACATATGGTTTTGTGATAAGTGCGGCAAGGGATATACCAGTGAGTACGCAGCAAATATTTGTTGTAAACAATACCATTGCAGCGTCTGTGGTGTTGAAACCCCTCGGTATATTACCAAGTGTGACTCATGTAGGGATAAAGAGCTTTTTGAAAAGGCACAGAAGATGACTTGGGAAGAATACCTGGAAAAGTCATCAGGAAACATGCTTTACTGGAACGATGAGTTCTATGCAGATCTTGGTGATCTTCTGGATGCAAGCGAGTCTGGCGGCTTTGATGTCCCAGATTATGTATTCGGGACTTATCGTGACTATCTTCGCCTCGATGCAGAAAGACATATTGCAGAGCTTATAGATGAGTTTGATTGCGACGGTGTGTATTTTGATAACGCTGGTGTAAAGGAATTTGTAGAGTTCGCTAATGCCTGGAACAAGAAATATGAGGAATATTGTTTTAGGCCAGATACATCAATCGTTGTCCTTGTCCCAGAAGTGTGCAGAAAGAGAGACCATGATGATTAAGACAGTAGTTGGTGATTTGCTGGACGCTACAGAAGATATTATTGTTCAGCAGGTAAATTGTAGGAGTGTAATGGGATCTGGCGTTGCAAAGGCAATCTACACACGCTGGCCTGAGGTTAAGACAGAATACCACAAATTCTGCCGGCGTTCTACCTCCCCATATGATTTGCTTGGAAAAGTGCAGCTGATCGATGTGGAGCCTGGGAAAGCAGTTGCCAATGTCTTCGGCCAACTCAACTATGGGCGAACCGCCGGGAAGGTCTATACAGATTATGTGGCTCTCACAAAAGCGTTCGACCAGCTGAGAACCGCGTTCCACGATAAATCATTAGCTTTCCCTTACAACTTTGGGTGCGGTCTCGCAAATGGCAGTTGGAGCGTAGTATACAAAATGATTTGTACATATTTCAACGACATGGATGTTACGATTTACAAACTGCCAATCTCAGAGGAAGGAGAAATTGCAGCATGACGCTATATTTCAAAGGAAGCAATGGGAATATGCGGGAGATTGCTCAGATTAGCGATAGCTTATCGACGGAAGAAGCCCGCGCTGAAGCGCTCCAACATATCAAGAAGTTTTGCGACGATCACCATTTTCATATTTATTATGTACGAATGTGGAATACAAAAGTGAATGGGAAAAGAATGACTGCTTTTGATGTCGGAAGCCATACAGAGTTCTTTTACACAGATGCTATTGTGTTCGATTCTGAGGCGGTGGAAGAATGATTATTATGCCTCATATCGACGGATGTACCATTGTTACAGAGAACGGGTTTTGTTCCGTTATGGGGCATCCGTTTGATATCATTGAAGGTCTTTTCATCAAAAGAACAAAGATTGATGATATTACAACTGTCATTGCTCCATCCGCAAAAGAAGTGTCAGTTTTAGAGGGGAATATTCATGCTGGATACTATATCGAGCTGCTCAAAAAGATTGGAGTTAATGTCAATGTTGTCCCACAAAAGAATCCAGAGAAAGTTTTCAAAGAGGTGAAGTGATGGATAGACTGGTGGCAATTGGTGATATCCATGGGTGCGTACATACGCTAAAAGATTTACTCAACAGAGTGTCGTATTCCAGCCAGACAGATACGCTTGTCTTCATCGGAGACTACATTGATCGTGGGTATTTCAGCTATGAAGTTGTGGATATGCTGATTAAGCTTCAGCATCAAGTCGGCAAGGATAAGGTTGTGTGCCTCAGAGGGAACCATGAACAGATGGCGATTGACGCATACAGACATGGTAATTATCCGCTCTGGTATAGAAATGGCGGGCGCTCAACTGAATACAGCTTTGAGAAAAACGGGCAGGATCTTGCTAACGCGATTTCATGGTTTGAGACATTGCCACTTGTCTACGACACTCCAGAGATTATCTTCTGTCATGCCGGCTTATCCTACCCCCTGCTGCAAGATAACAGCCAGGAAGATCTTCTGTGGGGACGCGACTGGATTCGGACGGATACGGAAGAGCGAGAGAAACAGGTTGTATTTGGTCATACGCCAAGAAGCGGAGGAAGAGCCTATACGGTTCCAACTGGCGACATCTGTATCGATGCCGGCTGTGTATTTGGTGGTCGCCTATGTGCGCTTGTAGTTCAAGATGATGGGCAAAGCGCCTGTGTGTATGTAAATAAGAACTGGGAAGACGATTTATAAGGAGTTAGTTAATTGATTTGAGGTGATTCATATAGCATTCAAAATCTTAGTCTTTTATAAAACAGACGATGCGTTGGAGCAATACATCAACCGCTTTCGGTTTGTTTCGCAGGAGAGTTTAGTTACTTCAAGCAAAAATGAGCGGCTGTATCTCTTTGACGGAGTTCAAGTTACATGTATCAGAGGGCTGAATGAAAACATGCGTGGAAGATGGGCGGACTTTGTAGCCGTACAGGAAGATTTGACCTGGGGAGACTCCTGGGAACAAATCCGAGATTCCATCATCTATCCTGTGGTGTGTAGCCCGATTCCCATTCAGATTTTTGATGGAATTTCTGAAGATAGAGGTTAATTGTGGCGCTCCTGGACTGGTAGGTGTAGTAGTAGGAGGAATTACATGAACGCAACAAGACAATTTTCTGGGGTTCAACCCAGCGAAAAGATAGCAGTGAATACGAGCGATCTTCAGGCCATGCTTGGGTGTGGCCGAAGATCCGCCGTACAAATTGGGGAACTTGCAGAAGCCCGCATTCAATTTGGGAAGCGTGTCTTCTGGAATGTGAAGAAGGTGAAAGAGTATGTTGATGCAATCTCAAGTTGATGTTGCCATTCTCCCCTGCCCAGTTTGCGGTAGAACCCCATCCGTGTCTCTCAAAGGAATTGCTGGACACGGGTGTTGGGCTACCTTAAAGTGCAAACCGTTTCTTGGGAGGGCGCACCTTAAAGTAGTTGAGGGGAAAGCCCATCCAGAAAGAGCGCTTAAATGCGCGATTGACACATGGAATAAAGCTGTTATGGAGGACGAGGAATATGATGATTAAAGGCCATGTAGATGCTCGGCCATGGAAACCTCAAGACCTCATTGACGATTTACAGAAGATGATTGATGAAGAGCCGGACGCTTATCTCAATGACCGATGTACCACGCTCTGTACTGCCAGAGATTACTTAAAAGAATACTTCAACACCTATCTTCCAGAGCAGAAAAAGGCCATAGATAATGGTCTGCCGCTTCATTACTATCCAGTTTACCGCAAAGCCCTACGGGATCTAAAGGATGGAATTGAAAAAGTCGGAGACGGCTTCAAAATGTACAGCATGAATAACTGGAAAGGCATGATAGCTGTCATTGATATGGTTTTAGCAGATCCAGAAAAACTCATGTACTCTGCAAGTTTAGAAGGATATGAAGTCCCAGAGCCATACCTAACCAAGTTTAGAGCTTGGCAGAAAAAGCAAAAAGAAAAATTGGAGGCTGAAAGAAATGCCAAAAGTTCTGGTTAGGTTTAGAAAGAAATGGTGTTTTGGCCTATGTGACCGTTGTATATGGAAATATAACGGAGGGTGCAGCGAATGGAAGAAATAGATTACAAGCGCTCAATCGAATTGCTCAACAAGGATGTGGATGCTTGCTTAGAGATTATTGATAATTGGAAAAAGAGCTGTGCATACCTTGTTTCCATCGGAGTCATGCCGCCAGATCAGTGGGGAGTTCCATTGGTAGAAAAGCTGGTTCCGTATGAGCGATATGATGTAGTTTACCACTGCAACCCATCAACAGGAGATAAAGTCCTCAACCGCTATATCTTAAAGAACGGGTATGCTCTATACAGCATTGATTTTTCATGTAAATCGAGATATGTTTCTACACTTCAATCTTATGTGATAGCAAATGGCACAAGTGACGCAAAAGAAAGATTCAGACGTATTTATGGCGATTATATGAAAATTCATAGCGTACATAGGTGTGACGAAGAAACTGCGTATGATGTATTGAATGAGTTTTGGAAGCATCCAACTGGAATTTTATAACATGGAGAGGTAACTATGGACTGTTATAATTCATGCCCGTTTCGTGTAAACGAGACAAGTAATCCAAATCGATGCGAATGCACGGCCTGCCCAAATAGGAGCGGTAGCACTTTTATTGCAAGCGATAGAACTCTTAGTGATAAAGAATACGAAGATCTAAAGAAGAGACTACAGGAGGACATATGGACACATATCTCACAATCATGGTAACTGTACTTGTTGCAACACAAGTAATTCGCATTGCACAAAATACGATCCAGCTTCACCGTCAGAACAAACTTATCAAGAAAGAAATTGCTCACCTGGGTGATGTGACGCAAGAGGATTTTGACAACCAGAGAAAAGCCTATAAGCTTGCAATCGATTATTTTGAGAGGTCAAATCTAACACAAGGACAAAATGGGTTAAATCTAATTGGGAACAATGAACAACCACATTAAAAGCAAGTGGTCGATAATATTCTTCTGCATAAGAAGAAAACATCCAGATTGGAGTAATAAAAGAATCGCTTGCTGTACCAGATATGCTTATAGGAGGCCATGTAAATATCACGATGATAAAACAAGACTATAAATCTGGTCGTGTACAGGTAGAGGGGCGGACATTTGAAATAGAGTTTTGGACTGAAACACATTTTGGCCTGCCCTATGCAAGTGTATCAGAGATCAAAACTAAAGAAGTAAAAACGCGCCTGTTTTCTAACAAGACCAAAACGAAAGAAATAAAATGTGGAATTAACTATGGGTGGATGTCATCCAACCGTTTAGATTGGGCGATGAGGCAAATAGCTGAATACCTGCAAAGGGAAAGGGACGAGCTTGAAGAGTTAAGGCAAATTGATAAATTCTGCGGTATAAGTAAAGGAGTCTGATTCTATGAATCCATGCGTAGACTACTGCTTTCAAAGATTTGGCCGGCAATATACTCCAGAGTGCGATGCCCATTGCGCATATGCAAAAGCAGAGAAACAACTACTAACACTACGATCTGAACTTGAAGAAACGAGAGACAAGCTCTTCGATGCAGAAATGAAAGTTGCGGTTTTATCTGCGGAATTGGTATTAGCTGAAATCAAGGAGAAAGAACAACATGGATCGAGTAAGTGATAATGCTATTGAAATAATCAATGAATTGCACACTGAGCGCTTAAACTACGAAAGCGAATATTTGCCACTTATTGACTGTGCTAACAAATGCAGCGCATATGAAGATACAGGCTTGGAGCCAGAAGAGATAGAAAGAATCCGCAGTGATGTGGAGAGCGGCTACTTAAAATCTACTGCAAGACGCTATGGAATAGATATCAATCGTCTAAGAGAGCTTGCTGAAGCTGATAGAAATGGTCTGTGCGTAGTGTTAGACGGAAAAAGCAGAGATAAAGAGCTTATTTGCAAGCTAATGCGGTTGCTTTATTGGTTGGAAGATAGTATCAAGAAAAAGGACTTCTCACCATTTAGAATTGTAGCTGGAGCACCTGAAAACAATTACCCATTTATTTCTGCATTCCATCGTATCGAAGATGAGTATGATCTTGAAATATATTTGGCTGGTAAAGACGAAGAGGTTGCAACATGAATAGCGATAATGAGTATGTAAGTATATCCGAACTTAGAAACGCATTTAAGTCTGTTACAGGTGACTGTACATGCCCATTACACATTGCAGCAACAATAGACCAGATTTTGGATTTTGTACCATCTGCCGATGTGGTGAATGTAAAACATGGGAGATGGGAACCAGGGAACTCAATCTGCCCTGTATGTGGTGAAGATAAATTTAATGGTTTAGATGCAGATATATGGAGTGATTGGACACCAAAATATTGTCCCAACTGTGGTGCTCTTATGGACTTAAAGGAGGAAACTGAGTTTGGCACAACTTTATAAAATGACATTGTATGTATGCGATTTGGAAGAAAACCTTTCCTTATCTGAAATCAAAAGGCTTATTGAAGATGATGCTCTTGATGGTATTTCTACCAGTTGCGTCACCCACTTTGCAAATGAAAAAGTCGGTGCTCATGTAGACTGGGATAACGATATCGACATCAATTATACAAGCTCTACTACGGATCAATGGGAGAAGTATTTTGACAATGGTGCGCAGCGTATTTTGTGTGACAAAGGCAAGGGCGTATGCTCAAACTGTCACCGGCTTGATAACATAGACCCGCTTGCACGATACTGTAGATATTGCGGTGCAAAACTGGCTCAGGAGGACAGCCATGAAGTTCATTAACAAAGAAGGAAAGGTATTTGATACCATCAAGGTTGCAGATGATGACTACACATTTACCGTCAAGCTTTGTGACAATGAAATTGATGACGATAACGAGCGGTTCTCTTCTCAGTGCCTTGAACAAATGGCAGAAATGTTCGTTGGGAAGTATGGTTGTATTGGGGAAACCAGAATCGCAAAAATTGTTTCAACTGAGATTGTTACAGATGAAAATAAGTGGGCAACATTCCACGAGCGTTATCAATGGTTAAAAGCAACCGTCATAATCCCAAGGTCAAATGAAACAGAGCAACTAATTGAACAAATCGAGCATGGAGAAAAGCCAGAAATCAGCGTTGCGTGTTCTGTTAATACAAGCGCCTGCTCAATCTGCGGAAAAACAAACAGAAGTTGCACTCATAAACCAGGAGAATACTACGGCGGTAAATTGTGTTATATGACGCTATATTATCCGCGAGAAGTTTTTGAATGGGCTTTCGTAGAACCTGCAAAATCAGTTGAAAAGAAAAGACTTGTTGAACACCAGGATGAAGAAACTGGGGATCTGTACTATACAGTAGAAAAGGAGACAAACATGGATAATCATATTGATGATACCATCGAAATGACGCGTCCTCGCATCTGTGAAGTGCTTGGGGTTGAGGTTGGAGAGTGGTTTACTTACCCTGGAATGAGTGCATCTTTTCAAGTGACGGAGAACGGTTTTTTGAAGTGCTCCGATGGAGATTTGAAAATGTGCGTCCCTACCCTTATTAACCACCCAGATTGTATCATTCATAAGCCTCACTTTGCAGAATATGAAATCGTACAAGCAGAAAACCTGCTCGATGTTCTCGGTGACGGCGAACTAAAGCGTGTTGGTGACATGACCACTCTTAGAGTAGACGGCAAAATCATCTATCTGAAGAAAGACGCATTCCCCTCTCTAAAGCCAGAGCAGTCTATCAAGCTTTCGGAACTTGCTGATTTAGCGCTATGAAATTCAATGCAAACAAACTGCGCTCCTGGGGGTTACGCTATCTGGCCTGCGACGAATCAGGCCAAGTCTGGGCATATGAAAAACTTCCAGTCCGAGTACAACCGTCCTATGTTGCCGTCCATTGGCGGGTTGCCGATTGTTTCTTAGCTCCAGAGATACACTTCAATTCCTCAGAGGAAGAATGGCAAAGGTATAAAGACCACTGGGCAAAAATGACGCACTACAATCTAAATGGCCGGCCAATATGTACCCCCATTTCAGATTGCCCAATCCAAATCTCATGGGAAAACGAGCCATACGACATGGTTGAGCATGACTTATTCCCCATGTCCGACTTAAAAGTATTCCACGAAAGAGAGATCCTGTTATGACACTTCAAGAGGTTGATAAGCAAATCTCCGAACTTCAAATTCTCCGTAAATCACTTGAAAAAGAAGAAATTAAAAAGTTTCAGGAAGAGGCAAAGAAAAATGTAGGTCGCTGCTTTATCCTAAATGGCAACTATCTACGGATCATTGATATCCCCCGTGAGCAATACGATCTATCAGGCCATTGTCACTTCAATCCTTACCAGTACCCCGCTCTTTACCTTGGGCACGACTGCGACAACGATGATATTTTCCCTTTCTATTGTGACACGGTGTTTTCCAGCATCCTGGGCGAAGCAAGGAACACTCGGAACATGAGTTTCAGAGAGATATCAGAAAAAGAATTTGTGGCTGAGTTTGACCGTTGTGTGAAAGAACTGAAGGGTGCTCTGTTTATTGGCAACGATGCTACGGAGGAAAATAAATGAACCAACGTCGAAAACTAACCAAAGATGAGCGCATGGCAGTCTACAGAAAAACAAACGGACGCTGCGCTTATTGTGGGTGTGTATTGGAGTACAAGGATATGCAGGTTGACCACATTATCCCTATCAATGGTTGGTCAGAGCAGGGAGAAGATACGATGGACAATATGCTTCCCGCCTGTAGAAGCTGCAACCACTACAAAAGCAGATCCACCTTAGAAGGATTCCGCAAAATGGTAGAGAATATGCCGGCCGCTCTCATGCGCGACAGCGTTACATATAAAAACGCTGTTCGCTTTGGCCTGGTCACTCCCACTCCACACCCAGTCAAATTCTATTTTGAGCAGATAGGACGGTGATAACAAAGTGGCAAAATACAAAATCGGGATAACCGAGGCCGGCGATGCAGGACTTGACCTTTCCTGGGTAGACAAAATGAGCCAAGTTGACGGTGCAATCCTAATAACAAAATGTGTATCGCCAGACTTTTATGACGCAGCACTCAAATATAAGGACAGTGTAATCATTCACACAACATTTACTGGATTTGGTCATTCTGTCTTAGAACCATTTGTTCCAGCGCCGTATGATGAATTTGATGCGATAACCACACTGGTCGATAGAGGTTTTCCAAAGAACAAAATTGTTGTAAGGATTGATCCAATCATTCCCACAAAGAAAGGCATAGAGACTGCGTATAATGTTTTCTTGACATTTATCGATCATGGGTTTAATCGATTCAGAATCAGCCTAATTGATATGTACCCTCATGTCAGAAGAAGATTTAAGAGCGCTGGCTTACCTCTTCCCTACGGAGAAAATGGCTTTACTCCAGACAAACAGCAGATTGCTCATGTTAATCAGATGATACGAGATGTAAAATCTTACTTTTCTAATTCAAGACAGTCAGATGGCATTAGGATTGAGTCGTGCGCTGAACCTGGATTAACAGAGGCTATTCAATGCGGTTGTATTTCTTCTTATGACTTAGCGCTACTTGGTTTACATGATGATAATGCAAATCAATACGGATTCCAAAGAAAAAACTGTATGTGTTATTCTGGGAAAATGGAACTGCTCAATCAAAAACATCCATGCGCTCACCAGTGCCTATATTGCTATTGGAGATATCCAGGATGGCAAGAAAGCCACAGTAGAGATATCGCAGATATGTGAGGGAATGCAAATGCCTTGTTATAAATCCGGTGGCTGCGGAGCATATGAAATGCTATCATGCAATGAATGCCCAGCCAGCAAACCTGAATACCTTTTAAGAAGCAAACACCCATGCGATGGGTGCGATCATGGTTGGGGAACTGCAAACGAAAATGGAATTGAAGTTTGCAACGATACCTGTAAAGAGTTCAAAGATTGGAGTGAACAACAGGCAATGGCAAAGCTTTGTGGTCAATGTAATAAAACAGACGGTATGTGCTATACCAGCAATCCGCCAAAGGTAAAATGCACTGTGACCGGAGAATTTCATCTATACGATGACAAGTGCAATATTAAGTCGCCAAGAATTTGTGACGTTCTTGGAGTTGAACAGGGAGAGAAATTTTGCATCACATATACATCTCATGCTACAAGAATAACACGAATCTGCCGCATAGATGAAAATGGCGATATTGTAAGCGACGAAGGTAGGCTCCCAGCAGAGGCTTTAAGCCAGATTATTAACTACCCAGAGCGTATTGTAAAAACGGCTCCGCTTTCTGATAAGGAAATTGAAGCTATTAAAGCAATCAAGAACCTATTCCCAACTGCGGAATATGTAGAACACATCAAGAACAGCGATATTGTAGGCATTGGCAATAGTGAAAACGGTTGGATTGCCGACATCAACAACGCCCTCTTCCCTTCTCTAAAGCCTGGAGATCACATTGATATCGATGATGTGATGGCGGGAGGTTTAGACTGTGAATAAAGCCTTTATCGTTTTATGGATGATTTTCTTCCATATCGTTGATGACTACTACCTACAAGGATGGTTAGCCTCAGCAAAGCAAAAGCAATGGTGGAAAGAAAACGCTCCGCAGCCTCTATACAAATATGACTACATCTGGGCGCTCCTAATGCACAGTTTCAGTTGGGCATTTATGATTATGCTTCCTATCGCTGTTACTATGTCGTTCAACATTTCTTGGCTCTTCCTGGTATACTTCTTACTCAATGTTTTCGTCCATGCTTTAGTAGACGATTTGAAAGCAAACCGTAAAAAGATAAATCTATGGCATGACCAGCTCATCCATATGGTGCAAATAGCTGTTACCGCTGCTGTTATGCTATTTTGAGAGGATGGTGGCAAATAATGAGATACAAGTTTTGGTTTGAGGTAAATATCCCAAACGAAAATGCGTCCGATGAGGAAGTACAATCACTATTTCAAAATGTTGCAAATGCCATTCAATCTGTATGCCCGTTTGATGATGAAGATTGGGATTTCTGTATAGCACATGACGAATTTTGAAATATAGAAAACTCTCCCACTAAAAAATGGGAGAGTCTGACTGGCGTTTCATTCTTCTCTTTCCTGCTCGTTCTTCCAGCACTCCGGGCAAGCGGGATTCCCATTGTCGAGAATCTGATATTCCTCTGCTGGGAACTGCTTACCGCAAATCGGACAAGTCATCATTTCCGCCAAGATTTCCACCTCCTTAACCTAAGATACTTTTATTTTATGAACTCCAGCATCGTTTGTCAATTAGAGGATTGCTTATGAGCACTATTACAGGGACGATTGATCCTGGTGTGATATCTATGGTGAAGTTCTTTAATGAAAATGGACTTCCAACGCATATGTCATGCCAGGGTCATAACAAAACCAATATGTCAATGTTCTGGATCGAATTTGACAGATCGGTAACAGAAGATAATATCTTAAATTTTATGAAAGACCACCTAAACGCACAAGGAACATTTGTCTCATGTGGCCGTTTTGCCAAGCGTCTCATTGGTTTTTATAATGCCAAAACCACTGAATGGAGTAAGGCAGAATCATGGTGTTATTTTGCAGCTACAGTCGATGCCGCAGATGCAGACTTGCAAAGTTGGCAGCAGGGCGAAAATGGCTTTGATGGCGTAAACGGTGAACACTACCAGGCATACCGTTCTAAAACGAGAGGGTGATTTTATGAGGCACATCAAATGTACATGCGGATTGTCAGATGGTAATGACGATAAAGTAATTTTCTGTACAATCGAAAATATTAGCTACGATAGGAAAGAAATCATTGTACGAGAAGTACGACAATGCGATATCTGCAACAGAAAGTATGCGGTACTTCTGCACTATTGTCTTTCGTATGAAGAAATGAAAGGTTAAATTTGGTGGTGAATAAATGGCAGAATATCATGTTGGCTGTGGAGCGTTTGCTATCTATGCGGGAACGCTGAACAGTAGAAACAAAAATATGTGGCAAAACAAAACAGAGTGTACAGACGAGGCAATTTGCGCTGTAAGAGATTACATGGTGTCTGAGCTTCTTGGTGGTATCGACTGTCGCAAAGCAACTTCGAGCGGTTATGAATGGACACTAAAAGATGGACGCACAGTGGAACTTAGGGTAACGATAAAAGATTAGTTTGGTGGTGATAAAGTGGAGTTCTCAAGTTATGAAGATATGAAGAAATTTGAGGCAGAGCGAGAACAATTCTATCTTGATTTCCTCGATATTTGTCATTCATTTGACCCATTCCGTTTCAAGTTTTATAAGAGACTTTTTCTCGAATCATTCCACCCCAAATACCGCTCTCAGAAAAAGTTATACGATGGTTACTACGGTGGCTGGTGGCGTGATAGCGACGGACGCCCATGCGCAAATCCTATTCAGCTTATTGATATTGATTCTGTATCTGATGGGGAAATTTGTATAGAGCGTGACGATAGCTGCATCTATGCGGTTTATCTGAAGAAAGATGATTGTCTGATTAAGATAGACCCGCAGATAATGTGGCAATAAAACAGAACTTTGGTGTGGAGGATTATTATGTCGGCTATTGGAAGCGCGATTGCTATAACATGGGCGAAATTTGGACTCAAAATTGAAAAAACGATAGAAAATCAGGATATGCTTGAGATTTATATTAGCGTACCTGAAAGGAGTTTCCATCAAAATGCTTCTGGCGAAGAGATGTCCGGTATGACACTGGCAAAAAGGTTCAAAACAACTCTGGTCGAGATGGGAGTAAAAAGACTTACCGTCAAATCTCGTATACGGATCGGAGAAGTTTGGACAAAAGAACTGTCAGATGAAGCGGAGCTTAATATGAGAAAACAGTTGTTTGGAAGTCAATATTGATAAAATAAAAACGGGGTGCAGCGCACCCCGTTAAAAAATCACTATAAATCGAACAATCGTTTCTATACTCAGATCTCTTCACCAGTCTCTTTATTGATAAGCCTACCTTCATATCGGTATCCAAGTGCCTCAGCGATCTCCACCAATTCCTTTTCGCTGAAGTTGTCCCGCTTGAACTTTCCGCTCAGATTTTGAGAGGTACAGCCTATGGCGGCAGCAAGGTCTTTAACGCTTTTATTCTGCTTGATTAAGGCAATGCGGATCTTCTCTGTCATCATGGGCTTCCCCTCCCCTATTATCTTAATTGTAAACTAACGCACGAATAAAATCAACGCTAAATTTCAAAAGTAACTTTTCAGCGATTTTATCCCTTGACGAATTTCGCTCTTTGATTTATCATGTAATTGTAGAGTGAATTTATTTTCTTAAATCTTACGAAAGGAGAGAATGTCATGGCCGGTCAAAAACGAACCGACAATAAAGGCCGTATTCTTAAAGACCGTGAAACTCAGCGCAAAGATGGCACCTATCGTTTCACCTACACCGACGCAGATGGCAACCGGCACGATGTATACAGCAGGCGGCTTGTGCCAACTGACCGCCTCCCTCCTGGTTGTAAGGACGATCTAAGCCTTAGAGAAAAGGAACGGAAAATCATCCGTGACCTTGAAGATGGTATCAAAGCCACCGTAGAAAACAGGGCTACTTTGAATGACCTATTCAATCTCTATATTTCCAATAAGCCAGAGCTGAAACAATCCACCCGTGCCAACTATCTCTATATGTACAAAAAGTATGTCCAGGACGATATTGGCAAGAAGAAAATCTCAAGTATTAAGTATTCAGATGTCAAGGCTTATTATAACCGCCTTATCCGAGAGCAGGGATTTAAGCCAAACTCCATGGAGATCATTCACACCATCATCCACCCTGTCTTTACGATGGCCGTGCGTGATGGTTATATCCGTATCAATCCCGCGACCGGCGCTATGGCAGAAATCAAGAAAAGCAACAATTGGGAAAAGCCAAAGCGTCACGCTCTGACTAAAGCAGAGCAGGCAGCTTTCATCGACTATATTAAAAGCAGTAAAATTTATAACCACTGGCTTCCGCTCTTTACTGTTCTTCTGGGAACTGGTTGCCGCATTGGTGAAGTCATTGGCCTGCGCTGGGAGGACTGCGACTTTGAGGACGGGATTATCAGCATCAACCACAACATGGTATATCGGAAATATGAGGGTGAATCCAAAGCCCGTTTCCATATTGAAACGCCAAAGACAGAGGCCGGCACCCGTATCGTCCCCATGCTGGAAGAAGTCAAAGAGGCGCTGCGCACAGAATGGGCAAAGCAAGAAATCATAGGCTTTAACGAGTCCATTATAGACGGCTATACGGGATTTATCTTTCAAAATCGGTATGGCGATCCACTATCCCCTCACAGCGTCAACCGCGCCATTGACCGCATTTGTGCTGCCTATATCGAAGACGAAACCATTCAGGCCGACAGAGATGGCCGCGATCCCGTTCTGATCCGCCACTTCTCTGCCCATAATCTCCGTCACACATTCTGCACCAGGTATTGCGAGGTTGAGAAAAATATCAAAGCCATTCAGGAGATCATGGGACACGCCGACATTGAAACCACCATGAACATCTACGCTGAAGCCACAAAGGAGGTAAAGAAACAATCCTTTGCGAATCTCGAAGGTAAAATCAAGATATCTTGATGGGAGGGATTTTTGTGGGCAAACTCGTTGACTTATCTGGTAGGACATTTGGCCTGCTTACTGTTTTGCAGAGAGTAGAAGACCGCAAGCCAGGTCGCCCCATGTGGCTTTGTCAATGCGAGTGTGGGAATACCGTCGTTGTATCGTCTACTAATTTACTCAAAGAAAATGGAACAAAGTCATGTGGGTGCCTACGACACAAGCAATCTCCCACCCTCATTGATTTAACTGGTGAAGTCTTTGGAAAACTCACTGTAATCCAGAAAGATATTGCCACTGAAAGCGGAAAGGCAAGGTGGATTTGCAAGTGTGAATGTGGCAACACGGTATCCGTTCTATCAGACAGTCTTAGAAAAGGTAAAACAAGATCCTGTGGCTGCTCCCAGTTCCAACTCCAGCACGACCTTACAGGCCAGACATTTGGCTATCTCAAAGTAATCGAGCCAGTGCAGAATGAACGGATCGCCGGCAATGAAACCAGATGGAAATGTCTCTGCCAAAACTGTGGTCGTACAGTGGAAGTCGGTAGCTATTGGCTGCGACACAGCGATCCATACGGACACTGCAAATGCACCAGATTTAACAAGCCTCAATAAAAGCCCGTAAACGGCTCTCAGAGCGTTCAATCTCTTTACAGGTAAAACTACACTCCCAAATCCTAATCGTCGCTCCTGGGCTATCCTGGGCGACAACACGAGAAAAAAATAGGGTACAGATCTCCGAATTGGATTTCTGTACCCTTTAATCTTTCTCTGACAAAAAAATAGGGAGCCAGCACAAGGCCAGCTCCCTAAATTCAGTCGGATTTTGCTTTTCGGTTCTACCACATTTTCATGTGGTATTTTCGGCAAATGTGGTAACGCTGTGGTAAGATAAAAACACGATCCAGCAAAAGCACAATATATAGTGTTTGTTTTAATCAAAATCACTCTATATCGTGTGTTTTGAGCGAATTAGTCACCCAGAGGCTTCATAGT